TATTATTTATGTTATTATGGTGTTATCTATATAATGATAGCACCATAATTTATTGTTAAGGCTGTGAGGATAGATATGGAATATACATTACAAGATTACTGTAATAGAATTAGAGAAGATGTTAAAGATTATGATTATATATTAATAGGTCTTGGTGATGAAGCACTTAATAATAATGATGGTAATCTTATAGATATGCTTAATAAGTTTGGTGAACTTCTTGATAAGAATAATTATTTTATTATATCGTCTACCAAGCATAATTATCTAGGTGAATCAACAATAAATCCCAAAAGAATGGTTTGTCCATATATTAATGAAGATGAGAAACAGTGGGATTTCTACAACAAATGGTTATCAGCGACATTGGCTAAGAAGCTGCTTGTTATTGAGATAGGGGAAGGATTTAACAATCCTAATCTTATAAGGTGGCCATTTGAGAGAATTGTTATGATTAATGATAAAGCACATTTTTACAGGGCACATAGTACGTTTTATCAGATACCTAAAGAAATAGCAGACAAAGCTTGTACAATGAAGATTAACTCATATGAAGTATTGAAAGAGTTAGTTAATGTTGTTAATTAATATTCTTTATGGTAGAATTTTATTTATAATTTTACGAAGGTGGTGGAATTGTGGCAGAGAATGAAGAGGATTACCTTGATGGCTTATTGAAATCATTATCTGAAGATGAGAATGCACAATCAGAGAATAAGGATGAAGAGGAAGAACAGATCAAAGAGCAGGTAAGGGAAGCCTTTGAAAAGTCTAATGAGAAGAGTACTAAATTTGAAAATATATATGATGATGAGGATGGAAATCTTAATGACGATAATATAGAAGATTTATTAAAAGATGTTATGACAGTTCCTCGTCATATGGCGGCTTCTGATACGGAGGAAACATTTATAACTGATGATACAGTATCAGAATTAACTCCTGAGGAAGTTGCTAAGAAGGCACAGGAAGCAGATAAGCAGACAGAAGCAGATGATACATCTAAGGATAAGCAGGCAGATGAAGCTATTGATAAGATGTTAGATGACACTCCAGTTGATGAAGCTGCTGGTACTAATCTTGATAAGAACGATGAGCTTATGGATGATATGGGTTTATCAGATACCGAAAAAGACCGTCTTGCAAGTATGAATTTGGATGATCTTATAGGTGAGATGAATGATAATGCAGATGAATCATCTATGAATGAGCTTCTTAAAGAGAACGGTATGCAGTCAGAAGATGAGGTAGCTGCTGAGGATACATTAGCCGATAATTCAGCTTCATCAGCAGATAATGCTTCTTTAGGCAATGTTGATAATGAGGCAAATGCATCTTCAGATAGCACATCTGATGACAATGGCACAGAAGCAGCTAATAAAGCCAGTGTGCAGAATAAAGCTTCAGATGCCGATGAAGCACAGGCTGATAAAGCTTCTATGAAAAAGAAGCACAATAAAAAACAAAAGAAAAAAGATAAAAAAGGTATTTTTTCTGTTATAAAAGACATTTTCTTTGAAAGTATTGAAGATGATCTTAATGAAGCAAATGTGGCAACAGGTGATGGAGAATTGCTTGAAAAGGCTGTTGATGATGCAATAACTGCTAAGACTAACACAGTGGATGATGGAAAAGAGCAGGATGAGAATGAGAAGCTCATTGATGAGGTATTTCATGGTAAAGCTAATCTTGACCAGCCAGAAGCACCTAAGAAGGGCTTAATTGCTAAGATTAAGTATAGGTATCAGCAGTTTAAGATTAGGCAGGAAAAAGAAGGTAAGCTTGAAGAAGAACAGGAACAAATAGAAAATCAGCAGAAGGCTGAGGCTAAGGAAGCCAAAAAGGCTCAGGCTGAGGAGAAGAAGAAACAGGCTGCAGCTAAGAAAGAAGAAAAGAAAAAGCAGGCTAAACAGGCAAAAGATAAGAAGCCTAAGAAAGAAAAGAAACCTAAAAAAGTTAAAGTTAAAGAACCACCTAAACCAGGTGATATTCTTAAGATTAAACCAAAATCAATCATTTTATTTATATTACTTATAGCAGGAATTATTATGCTTATACAGGTATTTGGCTATAGTATCAATTACAACAGTAAAGTAAATGCAGCTAAAGATTACTTTATCAATGGCGAATACGAGAAAGTTTATAATAGTTTAAGTGGTATGAACCTTTCAGGTAATGAAGAGACAATATATAATCAGTCAAAGGTTGTTATGTATGTTCAAAGACAGTATGAGTCATATCTTAATTACAGAAAGATGAATATGAATACAGAGGCAATTAATGCTCTTATAAAGGGTGTTGACAGATATCAGACATACAGGGCTGAAGGTAAAGAGTTAGGCGTAGATGATAAGATGAAGGAAAGCTATGATAAGATTATAAATGCACTTAAGGATACATATAAGATATCAGAGACAGAAGCTATATCTTTAGCAGATATGTCTAATAGCGATTTTGTTACTTATTATTACAAGATAGAAGCATATGGAGAGACAGTAAAATGATAGCGATTATTGATTATGATGCCTATCATTATTCGACAATCACTATAAAATAAGGCTTTATAGATGTTACAATTATAAGAAATTTCTATTTTACTAATTATTTACTAAATATAATGTGTCTTAAATGCGTATATTCTATTTTAAAATCGTAAAAAATAGGGATACTAGAAATTAATCTAGTATCCCTATAATTATATATAAAAGTTATTGTGTTAAAACAATTTATAATTCGGTTTTTCTTCGTTGAAAAACCAAAATCTTATATAATCATCTAATATAATTGCCACTAAAGACAATATGCACCAAATTAGTGTAAATGGCAAACATATTTGACCTAAAATATTAAAAGGCATATGAGAATAATCCCATATACCTAAATGTAACCAAATATTCAATATTAATCCAGTAATAAATTCATAGAAGGTTATTAAACAACCTCCAATGGCACATTGAATTAATAACGGTGTTTCCCAACTTAATATTTCATTAATTAACCCAATTGATATGAAAGACACGCCGCCAAGCACACCCATTGTCCAATGTGAATGTCCTCTATATATCAATTCAATACTAACATATATAAGACCTCCAATTAAGAATAAAAATAAATACTTATTAATTAACTTTAGCTGTTTCTGCATTTAACACCTCTATAATCTTTTGAGAATGCTCCATAATAGTCTTATAATTATCAAGATATTCACCTGTTAATTCCTGCCCATATTGAACCACTTGAACATCTTTAATGTCGGTTAAAGTATATACATAAGCTTTTAACTGGTTTAAATAGGTTGTATTAGAAGTAACATTGATTTCTTGCAATATATATATATTATAAATATCTTCAGGTGTATATAGTCTACACAAACTTTTATCTGAATGATATGGCACATTCATACCAGTTGTTCTTGCCATACTTACAAGATTGCTAATATTATTTTGATCGGTAACAGTGTAAGAGTAGTGTTCTTCATTGTATACGATTCCTGCAACGATAACACTCTGACAAGCATTTGTTAATTCTTTTATTTTATTTTCAAGGGCAGCATTATAAGCATTTTGTCTGTTTATTTCCAAAATCTTATCTTTATCTTCTTGAGATATCTTGACTATTTGATTATCTACTAATTGATAGTTATATAATCCATTTTCGTCTACAATATCTAAAGCCTCAGGAAATCTATATTTCTTACCCTTTCCTGAGCAAACAAGATAACAATCTGAAATATTATCTTTTTCGCTTGAAAATTGTCTTGTAACATATTTTTCCCAATTGTATTCGTAGTATATATAATATATTGTATCAAGCTTACTGTACTCTATATAATTATCGGTTGTATCATAAATATAAAAATATTCCGAAAAATCATATACACAAGTTTCTTCATCGGAATATATTTTAAAACCATCATCATTTGAAAAAATAACATTATCAATAAAATATATTCTAACAATATTTGGAAATTCAACAAATTCATAATCATTTATAGTATATTTACTTTTTTTTAAATCATTAAATTCAATATACATTGATTTCATTCCTCCTTATAAAGTTATTTTGAAAGTTTTTGTATCGAAATTTAATTTTCTTATTAAGTTTTTGGTTATATTAATTATGTAAATGTCCCGTCCGTTATATTCAATAGTGATTTGACTTGATGAATTATTTAATGTACCAAAAAAATCCTCGTCAGTTAAAACATTTTTAACTATCTTCTTCTTGTTAAATACATATATTGTAAAATTATTATCTCTTGTAGAAAAGTCATGAATTGATATTGTTGCATCTACATCAATCAAAGAAAATTGCGCATGTGATATTATATAGTGATACATATATTTAGCAGTATATCCACTCCACTCAGTATCGCTGGAACTATAAGAAATATCACCTTCAAAGTCTTCGTGATAATAAACACTATAAAAATCTTTAGTGTAAGGATTATAGTAATAAGTAAGATTAAAATCTTCATATGAACTTGGCTCATCTATCGTATAACACTTATGATTAATGGTTTTAATAACATGAGCATCTTCATAATTTAAAAAACCATCTTTTATAATGGGAACTTCTATCAAAAAATCATCAGAATAATCATTAGTCCATTCATCTTCTCCGCTTGATTCGTTAGTGCTATAATTTCCATAAACTAATAATAATAATTTATTTTCACTGTAATTAATTCCATATAACCTAAGTTCTAAAGTGTCAAAATCTAAATTCCCTATCATCATAAAATTTTGTTCGATTGTATTAGCTGCATCTACTCCAATCATCTTTGAATAAATAGATTTATTTTGACTTCTATATTCAATTTGAAGATTCATTAAATAAGAAGCATAATATGTACCACTCCTGTCCATATTACAAAAAACACCATTTCCCCATGCAATAAAATCACTACAATATCCTACTAAATCTTCAGATGTAAAAGAATCAACTAACGAAGAAGTATTTATATCTATTACATTAATTGTTTGACCATTTCTTTTAGAAAATAGAAAACAGTTTATTCCATATAAACCGACAAATTCACCATATTCATATTTAGAAAAATCCCAAACTTTCGGAGCTTTCGTCCAGACAATCGTGCCATTATATATTACTTTTTCAATCGCCGTACCATTATATACAATGTTATCCATATTTGTTGCATTTGTTATTATTCCCATAATATCTCCTTAAATTTTAAGTAGTAGTAATTGTTAAAGTAGTACCAGATAATGAAAATTTAGGTATTTTCTTATAGACGTTATAAAGTGCAGTCTGAGAAGGTGCTATTCCTGAATCGGCAGTACCTACAGCAGAAGTGTAAGTATCGCTTAGCTTGGTATGACCATAATTAGTTGAAGTTGACTTACCATAAGTAACAGCGGAACTAGCGTGTGAAGTTGGTGGACAATAAGATTTGTAGCAAGAACTGTCTAATACTCTTGCCCATCCAATTGTAGAAATCTGTGCACCTGAATTAGTTGTTCTATAATACATACCAGAACCTGCTTCTGTACCAAATGCGAGCTGCGATGTCCACAACCCAGCACTGTTAGTTGTTCTTGTATCCCAGCCCATATTAATAATGTGAAACCACGCTTTCTTACCGAGAGGGTTTGAAGTAGCTCCATTAATCATTCCTACGGCAAATCCTGCATTGGCAATATCATTGGCGGTTTTTTCATTATTTTTACCTGCGTTAGCAGTATAATCATTGTATACTTTTATGTAATTATTGCTATTAGCTTCTGGTGGCATCAACCCTAAACTTGTTTTAAGATGAGCAAGACTTGTTTTTCTATAATAATTATCAGAATCATTTGTAACAATAACCTGTGATATCGCAACATTTTCATTTTTAACTGTATCAGAGTTAATATAATTAAGATTTACATATCTGTTTTTATCTCTAAGAACATATGTGTTAGCCGTATTTGAGATTGAGCCTTGATACCCATTGAGGTAAGTAGAACTTCCCTGAAGATTAGCATATATATCAGATTTTTTCTTAAATATTATTCCAGGAGGAGTTGTCATTGGTAAAATGGTTTCATTTGTTATAGTTGTAGATTTTGTTAGTATCGTCCACTCAGTGTTCCACTCAGAGTATATTTGATATATACCACCACCTCGCAACCACAAAACAGGTTTAGATGAGTTGATCAACTGTTTGTAACCAATTGGATTCTTGGAATCAGAAATGAATTTTTGTTGATAGCTTAAAACAATTTCATTTGCATCGGTTGTTCCATAACCGCTTTGAATAGTCAGCAAATCAAGAATAGCTGTGAAACCATTATTATAAGTGTGATTACTCCAACTTGGCATACAATTACCGTCTAACTGTGCGGCGCACTTTAGACGATACATACCACCCCTCGGAATTAATACAGTAGCCACAACTGGGTACCAAGTATCTTCATTATATTTAGAATCAGTTAAATTTATTTCTTTTGCTATGCTTAAAGTTGTGCCCCCAAGTGGAATAGAACATTCTTTTGGCACACCATTTTCAAAATAAATAGGGGTGATAGAAGATCCAGCAGAAGAAGTTAATTTAGTTGCACTGTTTGCCGAGGTTGCAAATTTAACACTTTGTTCAGAGATGGTATCTGTAGTTATAATTGTACTTCCACTTTCAGAAGAAGCGGCGGGAAGATAGATTGGAGCAGAATTGTTGACCCTTCCATTAAAATTTGCATCGGTAGTATAATTAAACACAAGATCTTCTTTTGTGGCTAAATTACCAATAGTCCAAGCACCATTTGGAGTTTTTTGTCCAACAACAGGGTTGTAACTATTTGAAGAAGATCTGCTACCAAAAACAGCTACATTTTCTCTATCTTTTATCCAAGTACCACCAGCCTCCCTAATAATTCTTCCAGTCATTGTGCCACCAGTCAATAGAAGAGGGTCACTTACAATCTTATCTAATATAGTTTTGTTGTTGTGAGTATGCTTCTTAGAACTAGCATCATCATAGTTTGTTTTATCTTCTTTAGATAGTAAACCATCAACAGATTGTGTAGCTTTTGGAATGGCGTTGGCAGAAACTGCGACCCATTTTGAACCATTATAACGATATGTATAATCTGTGTCTTTTACATTGACAGTCCAACCATCTTCAGGGTTAGGATATGTTTTAGTTATATCTGCAAAAGTAGCGACAGCTTCTTTCCAATCAATGTTATTCTCTAAAGCGGAAAATTTGTTGTCGATTTCATTCTTAGTATATTTATCGTTCCAATTACTTTTATTTGAATTCACCGTATTTTCAACTGATGCGGCTTTATCATAAGCCGTCTTAACTGCATTTGCAGTAGGAGCGTGAACTGTAGAAGTAGAAGATACACTATCTTCAAGTTCGTTAGTAAGAACAAAATGGTGATTATCTAATTTATTTTGTAAATCATTTGCTTTGTCATTTGCATTTTTAGCTGCTGCATTTGCGTTATCTATAGCTGTTGCGGTATCTGTTTGTCTTTTAGTCTCTTGTGCTTGTCTTGTGTTCTCATTTGAAATTCTAGTGTTTTCATTTGTGACCCTAACATTTTCGGCTTTCTGTCTTTTATCTTCTTCATTTACTCTTTTCAGCTCAGAGTTAATTCTCGACTCTTCATTAGATTTTCTTTCTGCTTCATCTTTCTTTCGTACATCTTCATTTGCAGTTAAGGTCTTATCTAATTCAACGACCTTCTTGTTGTTAAAATCTATCTGTGCTAGAGCGTTAGTTAAAGCATTAAATTCATAAGAGGATTCTATTTGAGAATGATTTAATGCCGTAGGTGTAATATTTATATAGAAATCCATAATTGATATAATAGGTGCATTGACTTTATATATATCATCAATATTAGTTGGTTTTTCTTCGGATGTAAAAACTTTTCTTAAAAGAAAAATATCTGCTATAGCCCTTCCTGGAGCTGCCAACATTTGTTCTGTTAATTCTATTTTTAGTTTTCCATCGGAAGTAACCTCAACTTCATTAAAAACACCATTGTCATCGGGTTTTTTAAAACGAATAAATGCACTCATTGTTAATTTATCGACTGTAAACACAATTCCATTTTCAACGCAAGCTATCTCAACATAACGTGTCTGATTATCATATTGTTTTGCGTTTACAGAAACTACATTTTTTGTATACAAATCAAGAGTTATTTTTGCTGTAGTTTGTTGTCTCATTTACAATAATTCTCCCTTCTTAAAAATTAATGATGTTCTAACACCAAGTTTTATTGTCATTATCCCATGTATTAATAACAGTATCGTCTACCCAAAATCGAAGAAATTGTCCATCCCAAGACATAGATATATCTGAATTACTGGCTTCTAATCTATTTAATACAACTGCCATTTTTCTTTGTTCTGTTCCGTGCATACAGTAAATTCCTGTTGCTTTAATATTACCAAACACTGATAGAGCAGCGTCACTAAAACTTCTAGTTCCTTCGGTATCAATACTTATTTCACCTTTCCCAATCCAAGTCATTGCAGTCCTATTTGGCATATGATACATCCATATTCCATCTCTAAGAACTTGTACTTCAGTACCTGCCTCACCTGTGATTGTCATTCCATCTCCATCGCCTTTTGTAGAATTAGAACAAAGAGTTAATGTATTAAATCCTCTGTTATTTTTTGCGAAGATTCCATGACCTTGAACGCTGAAATATGAGCCATCTGTTTCATTGTTTATTTTCATTTCTCCACCAATAATACTCGCCACCATTTTATACGTTGAATCACCTGACCAACCATAACCAGAGGCAGTTAATTTCGTAGCGTTGATTTCACCTGTTATTCTGGCATTAGAAGCATACATTTCACCATTTTGTTTAATGTAGAAATTTGCATAATATACACCATCTTTTTTTTGTTGACAAGAAAACGTCCAAGTGTCAGGCGATGTGGCTTTCTGGAGATATACTCTGTAATTATCTTGATCATGATAAATAGCTTCATTATTAATATTCCAACCACCAATAGTAGCTTTAAGAGCAACTAGGTCATCGATGGAGATTGCATTAGCAGTTATAGTGTTAGTTGCTATTTTCCCACCATCAATGGTTGTAGTGTTAGCTTTATAAATATTAGAGGCAATATCATCTGCTGTTTTTTGAGCAGTATTTATTTTACTTTGAGCAGAGCTGTCAAGACATTCAAATGTTACTTTACCTTTTAAATTGATATTGTCTGCCATCAATTCATATAACTTGTTAGTTAAGGTCATACTTGCTTGAGAATTACCCGAAGCAACTAACCAATTGATTTTTCCTGCGGTTTGACTGACAGAGGTGATCGTTTTAGAATTATCTGCAATAGAATTATTTATTGAGTTGATCTTATCTGACAAACCATTCACATCAGATATATCAGGAGAAGTTGTTGTAGACCACTCAATATCAACATTTTTTATTTGTAATTTTTTATTTGTGGCGTTATAAGAAAAAGTATCTCCACCAATATTGCAATCACCAGTTGCCAAATTGAAATGTGTTCCAGCAGTACATATACCCCTTGAATCTGTTGTGTAATTAGCAGAATATATATCACCTGCGATAATAAGACCTGATATAACAAAGTCTGTATTTAAGCCATACTTCTCATACATAGTACCATTGAGAGTATATTTTTGTTTACCCAAGGCTGTAACAGCAGTTCTCCATCTATCTGTTGTATAAACAAATTCATTAACATTAATTCGTGCCTGTTCATCTTTATAATCATCAATCACATCATCATAACTTCTAATAAGGATTCCGTGTTCATCAAATATCGCAGTCGAATTAGTATTATGAACACTATATAAAGCAGAGTCTAATCCATCTTTTTGTAACTTTTCAAATGTTAAATTAGCTTTCTCCCCTTGAGAAGCTTGTTTGATAGTAGAAGAGTAGCTTGTCGCCATAGACTGAGATTTTGCAAGAATGTCTTTAACTATATTAACATTTGAACTTCCGTATCTATATGCGTCCGAAAATGTAACTGATAATTTGCTTAAATCACCATAAGATATGGAAATATCTGCCAATCTCATTACATAAATTTTCCCATCAATTTTGGTTCTTATGAAATTACCAATGGTAAAATCGTCAAGAATAGGTTCGAAAATTCTATTTCCGTCCTTATCTGTTAACAGAAGGAGGTTTTGTAATGTTCCCGAAATAGTGAATTGCTTCTCGCCAGATTTAACTAATTCCTTCTTTGCAACCACCAATAATTCATTTGCCTTGTCAATTAATTCAGTATTAGTTAGTCCATCAGATATGTAATTGTCATTATTATAATCATCTTCACGTCTATAATAAGTAAATAACTTCCAATATTTTTCACCTATATACGATTCAAAATCAAGCTCATTATGGGTATTGGATATTAAATCCTCAATGTATTTCTTAAGACCTGTGGTTGTATCTAATTGGGAATTCCTGTAAGATAATTCACTCTCTAATGCGATAAAACGTTCATAATATGGGATATAGATAGAATCATGTAAGTTAGAAGATTCAGAGGCAACACCCTGTTCTGTTAAAACATTGATTGCTGTTTGATAAGCAGATTGATAAGAAGTTAACCTTTGTGCGGAATACTTATGTATTGCTATTTTAAATGCATCTAATGATTCAATTTTATATATTTCTTGTAATCCCTGATCATTTACTTTCCCCATAGCCTTATCAACCTGTTGATTAACATAAGCAATATAATCATCATTAATTTCAATACTTATTGCAGTTTTCATTTCAGCTGTATCATCTTTATCTGAATAACTTGTTAATTTGAATCGACCTGTCCAAGTTTGTGATTTAAGAGTTGAACCATCAAGAATTTCAACCTTATAAATGGATGTATCAATTAATGCCTTTGCCATTGCTAAAACAGCATTGTTAGCTGTGTAAACAGATATTTTACTTACATCTGTAACTGCTACGGGAGATAGATTAGAAGTAGTAAGCAAAGCCAACTGAGATGCTGCTGTTTTGTCTTGCTGTTTCCAAGTTGGCATCATAGAACTATCAAGATATGAAGATAAATCAATAATATCATAATATACAGAAGTTATATTACTCCAACCCTTATACTGTGACTGAATAGAAGAGTACGTAGTTTCTGGATAATATATCTTAATGTATTTAATAATGTTATTATATTGACTTACAAGAGAAGATTCTAAAGAAAATGATTTATTGTTAGTATATTCATTGACAAGTTCATTATAAGATTTTATTTTATCTTGCAACTCATTTGGCATATCTAATAAGGTATCATTATTAAAATAATAAATATAATTACTGCCGTTAGGATTGATATTTTTTAAAGTTGCGTTAATTAAATCATCTCCACCAACAATCCTAAAGCAATTTTTAATATTATCTGTTTCAGAAGTCAACTGAATGTCTGAGCTAAGGTTATTTTTATCAATAAATATTGAAGTATCTTTTCCATATGGTTCATGTATAATTGTTCCTCCACATTCAGGACAAACAGTAAATGAATCCTCGCTTCTATAATCGCAACTTAAGCAACAAGTTTCCATATCGTATACATAGACACTTCTTGTATTTGAATCAAATAAAAATATACAACCGATTTCCTGAGAAAGAGTAGTTGTTAAGAAGTCATATATACTTGTATTATCCACACTGAAGGAACGTTGAATATTTAAAAGAGTTTCATCAACATAAGCAATTGTATAACCAGGAACTTTTTCAAAAATTCTATTCAATAAAGAACTATCTTTCTTATCAGAATTATAGAATATAGTTGGTTCTGTATACTCTTCACGAGCAATATCAGCTTCTGTATTAATTTCAACATCATGTAAAATTACCTGTCCAAGTTCAGCCTCGCACAATGATTTAGCTGTTACAACTTTTTTTGTATTTATTTCTGATTCATCTGTACTAACTGAAATTTCAAACCATTCATTATATTCTTTAACATATACTGTCTTAAAATCAATAATCTTATGCCAAAGATTTTCTATTTCTGCATTTTGTTCTTTATACACATTAAAAGATAATTCATCCATAGCACCAAATTGCGGATGATATGTTATAGAATCGGCAGGAATATTAACTATTTCACCGAATTTTTCAAGATTTCTATTACCTAGAATAATATGTAATGGTCTTATTGCTTGTCCTGATTTTTGCATGCGAAGCAAATTTTTTACATTAATTTTTTGCATTAAAATTAAATTCTTACCTTTCTAACAGGAGAATAAGTCATAATTACACTTATATTAAGCGTAGAAGAATAGTAATTATCTCTGTTTTTATATGTGTTTATTAATTTAATAAAATTATAATTAAAGTCATTTGCTATGTTGTGAGCAAGTTTATCAGATGTAATTATTCGATGTTGATTATCAATAGTGATTACTTCACCCTTTATACAATTATTGATAATACATAATTCGTTATCTGCTGAGTTAGTAATAGTAAGATTACCTGCTTCATTGCAAGTTATAATCGTATAAGGATATATTTCTCCAACCTCATCTGAATCATCATATATATAAAAAGATTTTACATTGGAAAAAGTATGAGTTCTTTCTTTAGCAAAACCATAAGGTGCATTAGAAGTAAATACACATTCAATTCCATATATATCATCATTAATTTTCACAGCTTGAACATTGAATGTGCCATAAAACCTTATATTTTCGTAGCCTTCTTTATTTATTTTAAATTGATCAAAAGTCTTTCTATTTAGCCATCTGTTTATCGCTCCATATTCTTCTGGCATAAGAGGAATAGGATTACAATGATTGTCTAGTCGACATAATTGAATAGTGAAAGAGTAGTCTTCATCATATGTACTTCCATATAATTCAGAAATATCTTGTCCGACCGATTTAACAGTGTTAAATGTTAGAGTAGAGCCAGATGAGATAGTTTCAGCACCGCCAGAAGAAGAATTAAAATTAACCACAACCAATCCGTAATCACTTGCCAACTCGTTTGCATATTGAAAATCAGTAAACATATTTTCACCATCCTTTTTAATATTTTATTTTTTTAATAAATTATCAAGCATTTTCTGGTATTGCTTTTCAAACTCTTGCATTTTTTTTGTATATTCTTTTTTAGCTTTATCTGCTTCGGCTTTTTGCTCATCTAAAACCTTAATTCGGTCATTATATTTTATACATAACATTTCGTATACATTTTTAGCTGTTTTTGCTTTTTTAATTAAAATAGAGAGATTATCATAAGACTCAGAGGCATTTTCTTTAACGATTGAAAGACCGATTTCATTGTCAATAATTTGCTGTTTCAAGTCTTCATTTTCCTTTTCCAGTAGAGCGCAATGTCTTTCATAATATTCCAGCTTCTTTTCCATATTACTTTTACTCTTAACTAACTTATTTGACATCCTATTTTCTCCAATCTATCCTTAATTTTAATATCTTTAATAATTCTTAATAATTTCTAACATAATAAAAGACACACTAGCCTAAACTAATGTGTCTTTTTGTGATTTTGTATTTAGTTGTACTGTAAAAAAAATTAATCTTTATTTATATTTTTCTGCATCTTTTAAATTGACATCACATAATTCCTGAATATCCTTACACATATAACTATCTGAATCATAGATAACTTCAACGCTATCTGCTTTTAAAGTATTTAAAATTATAACCTTATTATTATCACTTCTTTTATCTTCTATAACTACATTGTTTAAATTTTTTACTATATATGAAGATAATATTATATTAGGACTATTTGATTTACTTTCAATATAATGTATCATTCCTTCATAAATTTTGTTATTTATAATTATTTTTGCTTTCATAGATTTAGATTTATCAAGTAAATCATTCCAATAATAATCATTACCTGTTTCTCTTATTTTTAGAAAATCTAAAATAGAAACAATATATTTATTTTGAATTAATTTTCCCAATAAATAACCCAATAAAACAGCGCATATAATCATACCTAATATGTATATTTCTTGACAGGCATAAATTGGAATGAGATTTATTAACTCACAATATATATATCCTATGACCAAAGATGACATTAATATATGTTCTGTATTTTTATCGTCTATTTGTTTTATCCTTGTAAAATGATATGTTGAATAAATTAAATAACCAGTTACAATATATAGTATTACTTGTGGTAATATCTCTGTTAAATCTTTAATTATAATCACCCCTTTTTTCGTTTTGGTGGTTTGGGTTTAGAATTTCCATTATTATGTGGTGGTCGTAATGAAAATAAGTTTTTGACTGCGTTATTTTTTTGAAATGTTTTTTTGATTCCCATATGTTTATCCTCCAACTACTAATATATAATTATTATATACCAATAATTGACAAATATCTACAAGAACATATATTCGCAAATTCAATTTGTTAATCAATATCACGGGCATACCAACATTAGTCAGTACGCCCATAAACCTTATCTAAATGTCAACATATTAAGTGAATTACGTCCTAACACTTGACCCAATGTACCTTCCTGTACTGCTTTTAAAAACCTCTTATCACTTACCATCTGTTTCATAAAATCTTCATAATTTTTAACATTAGGTAATGATAATGTTACATCTCCAAATTCTACATCAACCTTATTAGCCAAGTTATTCGATATATTAGGAATATCGGGCAACTTAGCACCTAAGTTATCCATATACATATTCGGAGTAATAATACCTTTAGAAAGATTCCAAAGCTTTTCTACTTGGTCTGCATTAAATACCATATCACCAGCATCTAACTTGCGAAGTGTACCATACTTCTTAGAGAAGATAACTTCTGAACCAAGACCTTTTTCATCTGTGCGGTGTATACCTGCTGTTGCTGATTTAGTACCATTTTTATAACCATGAGATTTGAGCTGGTCTAACATCCAAATATTCTGATCTGAACTACCATAATATTCTCCGTCACCACCCATAGCAGAGTAGTAATCAGCTCTTGCACCAAATGAACTGTCTATGTCATTATATTTTAATCTATCCACAATACTTGAATCCACTTCGAGTAAGTCCTTCGGATAATCGTCTTCCAAATGATAGAACCAATCACCCCAAGAGCCACCATCATCAGATGAGCCACTATCAGAGTTATCCCAATTATCAGACCAATCATTAGAACCACCAGATGAACCACCGCCATCAGAATAACCACCATCGGTATTAGCATTCTGTTCTGCCTGCTGTCTAGCAATCTCATCAGCAACTCTTTGTGCTTCATCATTACTGTTCTTCAATAAACCTTGTACAGCAGCATTAATGTCACCACAAACCTTATTAATAGCGTTGTTGCCTTCAACAAACTTGTTACTGAAGTCACCTAATACACTATTAATACCATTTGTTATATTACTAGCGTTTGTACTCCATATATTTGACATAGATTCACTAAGCTTATAACCATAGTTCTCAGCAGTATCAGTGATAGTCTGTGAGATATTAGAAGCATTTTCATTAGACTGGTCAATAATTTCCTGCATAGTTATATCAAACGAATCAAGTCGCTCATCGAGCCACGTTTTTGTAGTATCGGCAAGATTATCAAGAATAGCTTCGGTATCGCTTATTAACTTTTCATACTCAGTATCTTTCAAATCATCTTTAGCAGTATTAATTTGGTCTTTAAGCTGCTGAATATTCTTCTTACCTTCCTCAGAATTATCTCCTTGAACGGCAGAATATTGTTTCTCTAAAGCATTAAGAGCCTTTGTTTTTTCAGCGATAGATTTTTCATAATCATAAGCATCCTTTTGCTGATTCATAAGGTCTTTATACTTTTGGATGACTTCATCAAGCTTATCAAGAAATGTATCATAGCCCTCTTGAACCAAATCCTTAAGAGCTTCTTTTTCAGATATGCTTGAATTAATAGCCTCCTGTTGAGCCTTAATAAGTTCCTGCTTTCTATCAAGCAACTCCTTATCATAAGGATCATTAGTTAACTCTTCATTAATCTTAAGTATCTCATCCTTATAAGCTTTAGCCTGATTAAGATATAATTGATACTTCTGTGCAATTAACGCCTGCGCAGCCTTACCATTGTCATTCATATTACCATTATCATCTGTAATATCTTCATCCTTTAGTAAGTCAACAAGGAACTGAGTTTCGTCTATAAGATTGCTGACATCATCTCTAGTCCTATCGAAAGCATCCCAATTAATCTGTCTTATAGCATTATCATACTCAACTAATGCCTTTTTAGCATCATATATACTTGAAGTACAATCATCTATAGCAGACTGCATAGAATACCAATCCTCAGATTCAGCTTCAATCTTACCTGATGCCATAGCAGAATTAAGTGCCTTTGTAAGTGCGTCTCTTTCCTGTTCAAGCTTTACAAGATTCTTCTGTTCTTGTTCAATCATAGAATTATTAAGCAGAGTAGAAGCAAACCAACCCTGTTCTTCTAAGAGGTCATTATCCTTGCTATATAAATCCTTAATAGAATTTACTTTCCCAAGAACTTCTTCAAACTGTGATTGAATATTATCAAACCTACTCTTAGCAAGCTGTCTTATCTCAATGTTTAATGACTGTACAGAATCAGCAGCATCTTGTGCCTTATCATATAAATCCTGGCAATCTGAAATTGCATCCTTAAGATTTTCATCATAGACAGTTTCTATATTAAATGAGCCATTTGCAATCTGATCTTTGTAATAATCGCTTAAGTCATATGAATTAAATCTATCCATATAAAAATCATAAGCATCTGATTGTGCGTTAATCTCTGATAACAATGTTTCCATTGAATCGGAGAGGGCATTATTACGATTAAGCCATGTACGTGTTGTATCAGATACTTTATTCTTTAAACGGTCATATGCTTTGGAAATTTTGGATAAGAGACGTTCTACCCAGTTGAAGTCCTGTGGCGATGGCTCAGATGATGAAGATGAATCACTTCCACTAGATGAAGATGAGGAATCTTTACCCAACCCTTTCCAATCAAGGTTGATACTTGAACTAACCTGTTTAAAGCTATAATTATCTAAAGCATCTACTGCAGCATTAGCACCATCAACAATACTTTGGAAATGGTTGTACATATTGTTGTATTCTTCATCCATAGCTTCTACTTCATCTGGATCTGCCGAATACATACCTGCATCATACCAACCAGTTGTCTGTACCATCAATTTACCATTTGCATCCTGAACAACTTTGAAATAGTCAGACCAGACACCTGCTAATTCCTTAATGGCTTTATTAGTAATTTCCAGCTTGGCTTTTTCCATATTCGACCAGTTATCAACATCATCACCATATAGAGTTTGAAGTTCATTATATAACTCTGGGTAATTAGTCATAACTGCATTGAAGAATTCTTCATCAGTCTGTGACTTATCTACTACAGATTGTATGTACTGATTTTTGTCATTCTCATAGATAGTTTCAAGCTGTGAAAATAACTCTTGTTCAGATATTATGCCTTGCATATAATCCGAAAGTGCTGCCTTTGCTTCCGGATATTTCTTGATAATGCTTTGCATAGATGATACACCTATACGTCCATTATCATCTAATTCTTTTTGGATTGTAGATAATAGGTCTGCTTCTGATTGAAGGTCTGCAAGATTGGCTGTTTGTGACTTATCATCTGATTCTGTGAGAAGAGAAGTTAAGTCAGTAAATGCACCAGATATAGATTGTGCAGCATCAGTTCCAGTTTCTTTAAGCTTATTAAGATACTTAATAAATACATCTGCTGCTGATTGTCCATCTTCTAAGATTAAATCAGTATCATTCAGCTTATCATTAAGAACATCAATCCCCTTAATATCATCCTCAGTAAGAGTACCTTCATTAAGTGCTGTTTTAAGCTTATCAACTATTGTCTGATAACTTTTATCATCTATAATAGAATCTAGTTTAACTGTATTCCATTCAGCAGACCTACCAGTATATCGGTATAAGTCCATTTCCTTCTTCTGCATATCATCCCACATAGCTTGATATTGTGGATTGTCAAATGTACCATCAGAATTCATAGAGTTCATCAATGTCTGTTTGAATGCTTCATACTTCTCTATCTTATCAGAGAAGGTTTCTTCTGCCATCTTTTCAGCAGATTCTTTTAACTTTTCATTGGAATTTGTATAATTAGAAATAAGATTATTATTGAGGTCAATACTATGTTGGTATTGAGCTTTAAGACTTTCATCAGAAGTGGCATTTAATTGTGCCTGTAATTCTTCGCTTTGTTTCTGAAATTCCTCTAATTTCTGTTCATTAGCTTTAATAGCATAATCAAAATCAGATAATTCACTCGCTCTGTCTAAAAATGAGCCAACGTGGAAACCATCTGCATCAGATGATGCTTGATAATACTGTTCCTGTTTACTAGCAGTATCGTCAGTTTCCATGCGATTTTCTCTTGTGTATGTTTTATATGCTTCGTCAGAGGCTTCCTTTGCTTTCTGCTTTTTAACCTCTTCCTGATTCTGTATCATAAGTCTTAACTCTTCATTAGTGAGTTTCAACTTATCAAGTTCAGACTGTTCTACTAATGTAATAGTACCATTATTAGACTTTTCAATTAATTCAGCTATTCTACTCGTAGTCTCTGATAGCTTAGTTTTTAATTCATCAAGCTTTGTACATGCATCCGTATAGTCCTGTTGTGCATTTTCAAATGCTTCACGCTGTTCTTTCATAGATGTTGTTAACGCATCTACTATCTTAACTGCTCCTGCAATAGCACCTAAAGTTACTGTTATAGTAAGTAATACAGGGTGTGCAACTGCAAGTGCTTTTAATGATGCACCAAGACCTTTGATAGCCGTACCAAATCCAACAGTGGCAGTAGTAGCAGTACCTTCGGTAACAGCTACGGCATTAGTAGCAGTAGCATTAGCAAGTTCAGCAGTAGTAGTTTTTAATAAACTCCCTTGAAGTCCCTTTGAAACCAAAACAGCTTTTATTTGTGTGGCGTTAAGTTGACTTTGACTTAAAGCCATTTTTGTTGCTTCTTTAGAATAATCAGAAAAACACGCAACAATTTCTTTTGTTAAATTTTTATTATTAGCAATATTAGAATTATTTAATAATTCATTTAGATTACTCAAAGCAGAGACAGACTCTCCAACAGTCTTTAGTTGCTTGCATAATAATTATAAATAAATTATAATAATAAAAATATAATTTTACAATAAGTAGGAGGTATTATGAATTACGAAGAAGCAAAAAAATATATTTATAATGAAATAAAATTAGGAAATTCTAATTGTACAGAAATTCTTGTTGATATTGCAGGAGAATTAGATCAAGATGGAATTGAATTTATTCAAAAACTCACAAATTCTTCTTATGAAGATGTAATTAAGATATGGTATGAATTAAAAAAAGATTATGGTTCAAAAAAAACCAACCCATTTTTCCCCGACCTTACCCCACAGCAAATCGCTCAAGCCAACGCCCAAGCACAAGAATTACTAAATAAACCTAAATGTCCGACTTGTGGAAGTACAAACATTAAAAAGATAGGTGGAGTAGAACGTGGGGCATCAATATGGGCTTTCGGTATCTTTAGTAAGAAGATTAACAAGACATTTAAGTGTGGTAACTGCGGTTATACTTGGTAAACATATGTTCCGAATGGTAAAATATTCCTCAAAGTAGTATGATGGTGTTATCAAATTACGGAGGAGTATCACAATGTACACATTTAAAATTAAAAACAAAGATGGTAAAGTTCAAGAGTATGAACATATCAAAAAAGTATATTATGGACATAAGGGTATATCCGAACATACTCTTGAAGGTGATGAAATATTCAATCATCAATACTCTACGGGATATGATTTGCATTTATATTCTGAGAATAATGCATTTACCATCGCTAGGTCAGAAATTTCAGTTATAGAAGTAGTAAAAGAAAATTAATTACCATACCCGAATTCAATTATCACTTCTGTATTGAGTTCGGGTATTTTATTAAGATCAAGAGCCTTTATATATTCAATAGCTGGTTTTAATTCCTCTAATTCGTTGATTTTAATTTTAATATTTAAATTTGTCATTATTTTTTACCTCACATCATAATAATTTAGGTTATTCCGTCCAAATAAATAGATATAATAAAAGAGTAGTCAATTATGCTAAAAATTCATTATTGTCCAAATTGTCACAGAGTTACATATACACATTATCTTACAAATGTATGTCGAGTATGTAATTGTGATTGTATAAAACTCGATATTGACTTTGAAGAATTCTTCTCAATGAATGAAGTCGAAAGAAAAGAATATATATCGAAACACATTGGCTTATAGAATACAAACTACTGTTCTGAATTGTATTTAATTTTGTACAATGGTAAAATATAGACATTGGAGAAACAACATAGATGTGTGCCATAACACTCTATAACCGAAGGTTGTCCCAATGTCTATATTTATGGCATTCGGAAAAATGAATCTGCCCTTTCTGGGCGCATATTTCCCTAATTTATATTTCTATTCTATAGAGAAGGGAGGTGAAATTATAATAATGGTTGATATTATTATAGCCATTTTAAAACTTATGGGTTGTGGAGGCATATGTTACTTTATCTGGTTGACATATGAATTCATTTCAATAGTTCTTATCTGTAGACATAACGAACTCTCTGATAAGAAAGTTAAATATATAACCCAAATGTTCTCTAAGAGCAAAAAATTTTAATATTTTCTCCTATATGCTGTATTCATATTTCCTTTTATTCCATTGGTAGGGCTGTCTCACGACAGTCCTATTTTATTATTCTCTTTTTATAAGTTATTTTTTGGAATTTTCTAGTTGAGTTAAACACACACTCAAATACATTACTGAATTCCGAAATCGCAATGTACACTATGCATTATAAGCGAATGTCATACTTAAGGCGATGACTCACTTAGAGGATGGGTATGTCGTTGGGGATTGCTCTCTTATATAGTTATTCTCTATATATGACCTTTCATTTCTATATATGGTCAACATTATAAATGTAGAGTACCGTCCTGCTCGTTGCCCGTTGTTAATGATACTTAGACACCTATCAAGTCTCCTTGATATTCTCATATATCCACATATACAATTTTTTCTACTTTCGTAACCTCATCCAATATAACTATATGGATTACGGTTTGTTATGTGATCCGTGGGTAGTTTGTTAAGCTACCAAGCATTCAAGCATTTATTCCTCCATGTAATAGTTTATACTCCGCTAAAGTGTTTGCAGAGTTTATATTAAGAATCCCATGTATCCATAGATTTGATTGTAACGCCATTATGTTATTCTCTTATCTATGATTGACCAACTAAAAACTGTTGGAGAGAGTTTTTGTGTAAGGTTTGAAAACCTAATCAAAATTCTTAATAAAGGCTGTTAAACCACCACCTATTGTAAGTGTTGGTATTAGATGCATTTTATCAATTACCCAACCAAGTGCTTCTGATAATTTTGTTAATCCATCTATAACTATATTTATATCACCACGATCTGCAATATCCTGAACAGTTCCAACCCAAGTTTGTTTTAATTCATTAAGCTTGTAGGTAATTGACTGTTTTGCTGTTTCCATTTCTTTGTCTGCACTGCCAGCAGCATTATCCATAACATCAAGGGCTTTCTCAACACCTTTAAAGTTCTGAATAAGAGCAGCACCAGCTTGAGCCTGTGTACGACCAAAAGCTTTAAGAAGGAAATCATTTTGCTGTTTTTGTGACATCTCATCCCAGATGTCGGCAATTTCTCTAAAATAATCTACTAAACTCTTAAACTCTGTTGTAGAACCAGGTTTAAAAACAGATACGCCTTGGGCATGTTCAGCAGTTTTTGTTAAATCAGCTAATTCACCTGTAATATTTGCTAAATCAGAAGAGTATTCTTCTGTAGATTCATCGAAAGAACGTAGTCTTAAAGCAACGCTTCTGAGGGACGTGCCACTTTTTTCTGAGTTCTGAAGGACTTCTTGTATACCTGAAAATAAAGCAAAAGCATCTTTTGTAGAAGTTCCAACAGCGGCAAGTGCAGCAGCGGAACGTTCCATACCTTCTACTATATCTTGATTGTCTTCAGCCATCGCATTGCCAAGTGCATTTATATCATCCATTATCTGAGATTTAACATCTTGATATCCGATATCCCACGCCTTCATGATGCTGACGAGTCCTTCTTGCGATGTTGTGGTATCCATACCAGGAGAAATTATAGCAAATTGCGAACTTAACTTAGCCATTTCAGTAGCAGCTTGTTTTGAATTGTATCCAAGACGACTCCAACTACTTGCTTGATCTATGATTTCTTTGGTTGTTACACCCATTTGTTTTGCAACATCATTAGAGTCATAGTAAAACTGTTCAAGTTCAGATGAGTTCATTGCTGTAGTTTTCTTTAAATCAACTAAAGCATAATCAAGTTCTTTTACAGTGCTGAAAGCCTGTTTTCCAAGATTAATAACATCATACACACCAAACATACCTGCCATCTGTGCAGCAATCTGATGGAATCCGCTATTCTTCATGGTATCCCACAAAGTTCTGCCAGCACGACCAGCTTCGACTTCGGCATTATAAATCTTTAAGATTTCACCATGAATCTTGTCAAGACTCATACTAGGATTACCACTTTCAATTTCTGCATAGTAAGCTTTAATCTTAACTTTAGCCTCAGTAGACATATTACCGTTCTCAGCTAAAAGCTTATGAATCTTGTCTAATTCTTTCTGACCAGATACAAAGTTATATCCTTTTTCAGAAGCTGACATATTAGTAACAGTAGCGATAGTATCTTTGATTTTCTTTTCATAATTATCCAATTTAGAAATATCTTTGCTTGTCACCAAACTAGCATCTTTGCCTTTTAATTCATTGAGCAGAGTTTCATACTCTTTAACAGCATTCTTAACTGCTTGCACATTTTCCAAATATGTACTACTTGTCCAACCACCATCATTAAATCTATCAATAGTTGTCTTGTATTTATCAATCTTACCATTGTAAGAATCTAGCCGCTTATCATACTTGTTAAGGTTTACATTAACATTTTGTTCTTTAGCCTGTGTATTTTCCTTAACTTTCTGAGTATTCTGCTCTAATACATTATTCTCTTCTTTAATGGAATTAGTAGCAGACTCTACAGATGCAGAAACATCTTTGTCAGGAAATGCGTCTTTCCTTGGATTATTCTCCAATGAAATATTCGATTCTTGTGGAGTAGAGGAGAGGTTGGATTTCATTTCTGCAAATTCACTGTTAAGTTCTTTTACAGATTCCTTTGTCTTTTCAACATCATCTCGTACATTTTCAAAACCATTCGATTCAATAGAAGAAATTCTATCTTTTACATCACCAAGTTCAGTTTTTACCTCTTGAATATCAGATTTTAACTCTTCAATTTGAGAATTATTTGAATTAGAAGTATTAGAAACTGTTTCCTTTTGAGCTTCTGCTAATTTCTGTTCTGCTTCAGCAGTAGCAATAGCCTGTGTCTCTTCTTGTTTTAATGATTCAATATATTTTTTATTTTCGGCAATAGCATCTTCTTTTGCAAAGTCAAGATACATATTTGCAAGGTCTTTATCCGAATTGATATCTTCGCTTGAATATCCAAATAATTCTGCATCTTTTGCTCTGCTTTCTGCAACTTCTAACATCCTAACATATTCTTCAATGTTTTTTGTGATTTCAGGTGTAATTGGCGCATCGCCTAAATTAGCCTTCACTTTAGAATAAGCAGAATTAAATTTCAAAAGCCGATTCTCTAGTAATGTAATTTCCGTAATTAAGTTACTTTCATCTGCATTACCATACTTTTGAAAATTTTCAAACTCTTTAATTCTATTTCCTACGATTCTCTCTTTACTAAAAATTGAATCGTTTACATCAAAATCAATAGTTACTTTTTCTAATTTACTTTGTGCAACACCTTTTCGTAATGCTTCTTCATAGGCTTTGTAATACGCATAACCAGCCTTTGCACCTGCATTGGTAGCCATTGCTTCTTCATTACCATAATAGTCTTTAAAAGCATCTGCATATTTTTTTAACTGGTTATAAGCATCTGTCTTATTTTTGGTATTAAATGATAAGTCAATTCCTTTTGATAAACTAATAATCTCATTAATCTTATTCTCTAATTTATCAAATGTCTGTAGCTGTTCTTTTAATCCAGAATCACCAAACTCGAATGTGAACTTGTCTAATTTGAGTTTCTGCAATTCCTTAATTTTATCAATTACTTTATCATCTTTTGCATCTAATTGAATTGTGATTTTTTGTTTACCAGCTTTATTACTAATACCATCGAATACACCATTTGTTTCTTTTTCAAATTGTGCAAGACTAGCTCTATAATCAAAACCAATCTTAATAATATCTGAATTAGCCATTTATTCACATCCTTTCTAAACTGTACAACGCTTTCTATATTCATCCTTTAACCGTTCATGATATTTATGTATTTCTCTATACACACTGAAACTAGCAGGAATGTTATACCAACCATGATAAGTACCTTTCGGATTGTAAATAAATTCCGACATAAGATCTGAAGGTGTAATTTGGTCATAGTTATCAAACATTCTTTCAGGTGTTACTTCAACGCCACCATAAAAAATAGTACCGTGGCTATTTTTATAAAATTTGTTATAAGACCTGTATAAATTATGTGTTCTTACATACTGTTGTGGTGTGTAATCGCTATAATATAAATCAATAAACGACACATAACCATCTGTTAATCTCTGTTGAGCTTCGTGTGCCAATTCGGAAGCTTTTTTCTGAGCCTGTTTTTCCAAATATTTAATAGTGTCTTTATTTAGTCCCAATCATTATCACCTCCAAAATTTTCACTATAATTTCATTATTTTTTCACTAAAATAGGAGAGCAGTAGTAACCACTCTCCATAAGAAAAACTCTATGACATTTGACCGCCATAGAGCCTATTTATAATTTTCATTCCTTGTGCTATAATTAATTTGTCTGATAGTAGATTGTGTGTAAAAGTGACACAATCCGTTATGCATTGTTATCAGATGAGAAACACAATTTCTCCACAAAGATACATGACTTGCGTCATAGAAAGGAGCATATTGATGATAGCAATTTTATTCATCATCATGCTGCTAATAGTCTTACTTCCAGTTTGGATTTATGTACGAAACCACCGTATGAAAGACATTCATGTGAAGTTAGCATTATTTAGTGGCATTGATATTAAGTGCTCTTTCTATAAGGAGTAGAAAGACACAAGGAATGAAAGGAGAACGAAAAAGTCCGTGGCAAACCAGTCACGGCTTTTTTATTTTTATCCAAAGAAATTTGAATTTCTATATCTCTTTAAATTCGCCCTTCTTAGCAAACTCAATAATCTTATCCAGTTCTTCCTTTGGAATCTCATCAAGTTTCTTACTAACAACATCCATAAGCGGTGTGAGAGTAGCTTCGCCAAGAGCCTTAAATCTTTCCACCTGCTCTGTGATAAAGCTGTGGATCTCGTATTTATTCTGCAAAATATCCGATTTCTTAATTGATAACAAATGTTTAAACTCTGCAATTTCCTCATATGGAATAAGTGGATAAGTAGCGTCATCTCCAATAAGAAGAATATTAAACAGTCCAGATTTCTTTAACTCATCATATTCCTCAAAGAATCCTTTAGTCTCTACAGTAAGGTTTGTGTAGTTCTCAATAAAAATTCTTGTCATTAACAAATATTCAGCAGAAGAGTTTACTTTTATATTTCCTGTCTCTTTATCAATCATAGTTGTTTTCAGTAAATTAGCAATAAGCGCATCCTTCTTAACAAATGGCACATAAGGTGTAATCTCAAGATTATCTTTAATATACTGATCCTTTAACTGCTTAGTTGCAATATTATTATACTTTTCACAAAATTCTTTAATTGTCATAATCCTTTTATCTCCTTTATATCTTATTCCTCAACAACAATAGGTACTAAGTCAGCGAGCGCATCTGTATCAAGTTCCATCTCAAACAGCTCATCAACAGTAATAGGTGTAATATCTATATCAACATCAGATTCTGCGACAGTATTAATTTCCTTGACAAAATCTGTCCATGTCTTATCATCAGGTGAAACCCTCTTCTGAGTTACATTACCCTCAGAATCAAGAACATCTGTACCATACTTGTTTATAAGACCATCCTTAGTCATCTCAAAATCCTTTACAATACTCTGTACTTCTGAATATAATCTAAGTAATTTGAACTTAAATTTCGCTTTAATATCAATATCTTTATTCTCAATCACATTCTTAATTCTTGAATAGATGTTGTTTACCTGATAAACCTTTAATGTTTTGTTCATATTATGTTATTCTCCTTTATAATCTTGTATCGTTAAGAAAACCATTGATATCATAACGATAATTTACTTTTAATTTTTTCTTATTAATGAGAATAGGATTGCAGTATTTCAATAAATCATTTTCATTAAAACTTTTTTTTGAAAGAGAGTTTATTAATCCATCCCATTCATCTATCATAAGAAAATATGTATTACTTGTTTTTCTGAAATCCAAAATAAAACCACTACATACATTTTTATAAGTAGAAAACTTCTTTAACGATTCTACTTGATAGTAGTGTATAATTCCTTTATCTTCCTTGGTTCGTTCAAATGAACAAGATCCTTCAAAAGTTTTTAATTCCAATGTCCAAAATGTATTTCTATTGCCACTAAAAATCATAAAGTCACATGGACTATGTTGACTAAATCTTAACTTTGAACTCATATCAAATGATTGAGCAGCATCAGGCGGTCTATAAATTAATACATCTTCTGGACATGAATTTTTGAAGTTCTGTTCAAAAATTTTGCCTATATTTTTTGCTATAACTATTCATTCCTTTCTTGATTAAGGGTAGAAGAGTGGTCTAGCCACACACTCTCCGTAAAATAAAAAATGCCCTTACTACATGGCTAGATAGTAGTAAAGACACTTTAAATGTATTATAAATAAAAAGAGTGACTTCCGAAGAAATCACTCTTTTAATAATATTTAATTGTTATTTACACTGCTAATTGCATAGGGTATAATTCCCATTTGCCATTTGGATATTTTTCAGCATTATCAGTTACTATCTTATGTACTTCTTCAAGAGTTCTAACATTAGTATCAATATATATAACCTTTCCTCCCGTTATACATAATTCTTCGCAAATTAAATTAAAATATGTCATAAACATTCCTCCATTATTTCTGTATACAGAATAATTCATATAGATTTACTTTAAGTACACGAGATAAGGTGATTGCATGACTTAATAAAATATCATTTGTTTGATTATTTACAATTTTTGAAAGAGTGGTTCTTGAAATACCTGTTCTTTCTGATAATTGCTGTAATGTCATATTTTGTTTACAACGATATTCATCAACTTTGTTCTTCATATACATAAAGTATTTACATAAATTTATTTTATATTAGTATCATACATAAATATATGTTAAGCAAAGTTTACAAAATATGTGATATTATAAAAAATTAATATTTTTAATTGGCAAAGCCATAACTTCAGGATATAATTTGTCGTGATAAATATCATCGCCTCCAGCAGCTTCATAGATCTTTCCAAGTTCAATAAATGTTTTTAACCCTGATTTATCAATATACCCTTTGGTTACAAATTTTTCATGTAATTCGTACAACTGTCCTCGAAGAGTAGCAACTGTTTTTTCTTTATCTTTAATTTCTTTCTTTATGAGATTATCTTTAATATCATCAATGCCTCTGGATATTTTTTGAATTTCTTGGTACTGCCAATTATCATGTTTTTCAAGCGTTTTAATACGAGTTTCAACAGTTTCTCTATCTTCGTCAATGCCTGTCTTTAATCGGAATTTCTTTTTAAAATAACCGAATATTTCAAGAATTTCCTTAGCAGCAAATAAGATGGCAAAAAAACCAAGAATGACTAATAAATAATCAATTTGTGCAAGTTTTTCTATAGAACCCACTCATATGTACCATCCCTTCTTACTTCTTCAAAAAATTCTTAAAAGCTTCATATAAACCTGTAGAAGCAAGACCAGAGACAAGACCACCGAGCAGTATTTCAGGTGTAAAGGTCATATTCATCCATATATTAAGGATTACACCCAATGCACCCATAATTGCAGGAATATACTTATTAACTGCATCTGTTGTTACAATATTTTTTAACACATAACCTATACATAGACAAATACCAACGATAATTGGTATTGCAAAATTTGTTAAAAATGATAAATCCATTGTATTTAGTCCTCCGTATCATAATTTTTCCATCTTTGATATAATTCTTTAGTGTCTTTTCGATCAAATATCATCACAATAATTTTCCTGTCATTCTTATTATCATAGCTAGAATAAATGTCGATAGGATATGCACCAGAACTCATATAAAAGATTTGCTGTTTTACATTGCAGATTCTATTCACTTCATGCTCTGAATAGTTTCGTGCGTTATGTAGATTAGTTTCTATCATATATTTTCCTTTCAATCCGTAATAGCGTAAAAAATAGGGATTACAACATTGAATAGTAATATGTTATAATCCCTTATTTAAAAATCACTATTCAACATTACTTTCAGCCTCATTTTCGACTTTTGTAACAATATCCTTTTTGACAGATTTAACCTCTGTCTTTTTATTTTCTTTCTTAATAACTTGTGCTTTTGCCTTCATGATAGAGGTAATAGAATTCTTATAACTTTCGCCAAAGTATTCTTTTCTGCTCAAATCTAATTTTTCTAATTTTGGTTTTGCTTCAATATCTGTCATGCGTCCATCTTCAAAAGCAGAAGTCACTTCATCAATTTCATGGCAATTATCTGAACACCAACAAAAATACCACGTTGGTTTCAAACGATCTTCTGGATTACAAACTGGACAAAATGAATAAGTCTTACCGCAAAGCACACAAGTTCTCAATTCTTTCTTTGACATTATTCCTCCTTGCAAGAATAGGGCAGTAGTTTAACTGCCCTACGTGTTCTTATAATTCGATATCGTCCTCTTCCTCATCAATGTAATAAATAGAGAAAAGTTCTCCATCTGTAGAGCAAGCATTTAGCATCATAGAACCCTTATAATCCATCGTCTGAGAATCACCACCCTGTAATGCAAGTGAGAATTCAGGACTTGGCATAAATGAAGGGATATGAATGATAGCTGCTTTTAATACATCAGTTTCACACTTATCTACTACAAGTGCTTTGAAGAACAACTCATGAGATTTTGGGAACTTTTTACCAGAATTAGTAATCTTTGCTCCGCTCTTAATTGTCTTCTTATACTTGACAATATACTGAGTTTCACCATCTGCGATAGGCGGTGTTAATACATCACTCGCAGGTGTATTGTCTGGTTCACCCGAAGCTTCGGTGTGCTTAATTGCATATTCAGTAGCAGAAGCGGCAGATCCTTTCTTAAATTCGTCCTTACCCATAGAACCCTTTGTAGAAAGAGCATTTACATGGATAGAACCTTCAACAAATCCCGTAACATCTAATGTTTCGCCAGCTTTTACGATCTGAATCATCGGCATAACAATACCCTTATCTGCGGTTGCAATCTCAGCATCAGTAGCAGAAATAGTCTCTACAACAGCAAGGTTAAGGAATGCGTTAGTTGCAGTAACCTCACCTTTCTTACCTGTATACTTACGATATACAAGGTTTCCATCCTTATCATTGATATCTGTTGAGTCAGCCGTAATATCAATATTTGCCTGTGTAAGCTGTGTTAAAGCATACAGAGGTGTACCATTAGACTTTGCACCGTAACCAAACTGAAGTCTATCTACGATTACGTCACCTAATTTAAATGCCATAATTATTTTCCTCCTTTAAAATTGTTATTTTTATGCAATAAAAATGAGCGATTAAATATCGCCCATAAAATTGATTAAATCTTCAGGAATGTCTTTGGCTGACACCATACCACCGTAAATTCCGTGTAAAGCAGCCGTTCCCTGTTCGTATTTTTGAATTCTGTTTACAGAATCCATAAACTGACATATATTCACTTGTTTTAATTCTTCCAACTTATATTTAAACCCAGGATGATTTATACAACTCGAAACAAGTGGTAAAAGAGTCGATGCGCCTTTCTTTTTATCATCCTGTTCTGCTTTCATTCTATCTTCTTGTAAAATCCATTGTTTTGTTGTTTTACCTTTTGCCTTTTCAACCTTTGGATGAACATTCATCATCGCTCGAATAAATTCAGCAATTTCCATATATTCATCATCATAAATAATCATATTTTTATCTTGATTTAAAAGCGCAAGATGATTGTATTCTGGATCGTCAACATTTTTTCTTGCTTGAATTAGTTCAAATCCATCAAAACTAAAATCTTTGAATAGTAGCTTTAACGGCTCTTTATCTTCGAGCAATTGATATAAGATATAAAACACTTCAATATCTTTTGTTTTGTTCCAATCCTTTTTAAATACATCATAAAGAAGAACTCGAATAGAAGTAGAATTACTAAGAAAAGGAGAGATTGCTTGGTAGAATTTTGATTCGCCAATATTTAAAATATCTCCTATGGTTGGAATTGAAATAGTTATACCATTTATTGTATAATCCTCACCAAAATACATTTTAAGTTTGTCGAAATGATATTCTGGCTTTTTACTCACTTCTTGTTTTTTGGCTTCATCTTTTTCTGCGGCAGATTGAAGACTATCCAATGTTTCTAATACATCCAAACAATCACCGCCTTATACCGTAATTCATAATAGATGGTTTTCCACAATAAGGTGTACGAACTTTACTATTTAAGTCCGTAAGTTCAAATACAAGAGTGCGAGCCACATAATTGTTATCAACTGTAGATTCATAATCCTGTGTAAGATATGTCTGCATACCAAATATATTAGACCATGCGAATCGTTCTCTTATAATGGAAGCAATAAGGTCATGCCTTGGAATTCCAGTCAATTTATCCATACGGTCATCTCCATGAGCAAAAATAGTAAAAGTAACTTGTGTTTCTTTTAATCCTGACTGATATCTAACCGTATCTCTAAACCCTACTTGATAACACACATAACATTTAACTGTTGTCTGTGTATCTGGAATAAATAAAAATGGACGAATAAGAGAATCACTTCCAAAATATCTATCCCATTCACCAAGAGGTTCATATTGCTTGGTATCTTCATTCCATTCCCAATTGATGTTTCCATTTTTGTCGAACAATTCAGATTCTAACTTTTTATCATTGAGAGCGTATAACAAACATGGATTTGATAACAAAGCATTTTTGATTTTTTGCTTGTATAGAATTACATCATCATCAGGAGTAGTCTTATATGCACGAAGCTTATTTAACAAATCATTCTTTGTAACTAATTTTTCTGCCATAAAACACCTCCTATTCAGTTAATTCTAATGGCAAAATCTCAGATTCAATCGGTAAGTTATCCTTAATAATCTCGCACTTAACAGACAGTATTTTGCCGATAGTAAAAGTGTCATTATGAAACTTTACTTTCTTTTGGTTGTACTCTGTACCAGCTCGCCATGTAACTTTGTCTGTCCAATCTTCATTATCAATAGCGCAAGTCCATGTAAAGGTTGCATCAGCATATTCAGTTGTGATATCTTCATTGGAATCATTGAATAGATTTACTGTGAGATTTTTATAGCTGCCACCGACTTTGATTGTAGAAGTGGATGCTGAAATTTTTGCTGTTATAGAAGATGGGGGAGTAGTTGGAGTAGATGGATCTGTTGGGGCAATTTCTGAATCGAAATAGTTCGCATACATTTCGCCCGTTTCAAGATTGACATAATCCGTATGCTCGTTCCAAAATGCCGTATATATAGTAAGTTTTTGAATACCAAATGGCATTGAATTTTCAACCTTGGTCACTGTCCATACTGTAGGATGTTCTGTTAAAGCACTTACTACAACTCGCATATTTTTAGAATCTTCAGAAGTGTACCAAAACTTCTCTGTAATAGAGTTCATTGGCAACCATATCTTATCCTGATTATCTGTGTGTGTAAAATATCTATCTGTGTAAGTTCCTATAGTGTAGGAATTCTGTTGTCTTAAACAACACCACATACGTCTCTTGATTCGCTTATCATTAGATTTTTCAATCCATGTAAGTTCGTAATTTACTGGCAAAATCAAATACTTAGGAAACTGATTAGCTGGTTCATCACGGCAAATAATCCATTTATGATAAACTCCTCTATCATCTGGAACGTCCACGAAAAGCCCTATCGGAAATGTCGCTCCATAGCGTTTTCTAAAATCAGTCTCATAATAATAAAGGTCATCACCTTCATTGAATCTTACAGGCTGACTTGGACGAAACATAAGATAGTATTCCACTTGGTCTTTGTCCATTGACTGATAAGATTTGATAATAAACTTTGCATCTATCTTTGTCTTATTGGTATTTTCATAAGTCATACCTTCAGCAAGTGAACGTGTAATTCCATGTTCATCTGTAAAGAAGTCGTCATGAAAATGATCGTAGATATAACAAGTCTTGGAAGCAATACTGTTATCCCAAGTTTCTTCCATCAAAAAGTCAGATTCTTCTTTATAAATTTGACCTAAAGTTTTCGCATTATTTGTTTTGGCGTTAGCGATTCGCCGTGCTGTCTGTAAGCTTGGCATCACCAACACCTCCTTCAAACATCTGCTTAATGTAATTGTGACTATCTAAAATAGCCCTACGAAATGTCATGTAATCAAACTCATCGGATGTAACTTCGTCATAAGCAGCTTGCAAAGTAGCCATTAATGTGACCATAATTCCATTGTTATTAAATAGAGTCTTTGTTCCACTAAATTTAAACATGACATTCTGGAAAAATATAAGAAAAGCTTCATCATTCTCAAATATTTTTTCTTCTATTCGATTATCCTTGTAAAGTAATAACTTATGGACATCGTTGTGCATTGCATGTGCAGCTTCTTTAATTTGTCTTTTAGTGAACGAACCATATATATATTCCATAGTTATTCACCTCGCACATATGAATTATTAATATATCCATGACTTGCAAGTTTTCTACTAAATTCATGCTGTAATGTATCCAATCTACTTTGCATATCTTTATATGGATTCTGCATGTTTTTTTCTTCTTTTGTTCCTAAAGCTCTAGCAGTAAATTTTGCAGAGTCAACCTGTGGTTTTAACCATTCAATTGTCATTCCAAGAGTGAACAATCCTATAACATATTCTTTATCTGCAAAATCGCTAACAGGATATTGCATCTCAAATTCAATCTGTTGGATTTCATCATCCATATTAAATGAAGCGAATTTTCTAATAACTCGTTCATCACCTGCAACCATACGTAAACGTTCAGTCCATGTTTCATTAAGATCGTTTTCGTCAAGAGAAAGTTCTTTCATATCATTGATTCGTCCTCTTGTTCGTGAAAAAATTGTTTCATATGGAAGCGTCATTGTGAGCCTCCTTTACTACATATTCAATTTTAAAAGCAACTCTGTTCCAAAAATAGAATCAAGTGTCTGAATTCTCTTAACAGAATCAAGTGTTCCGTCATCAACCATACTTGTTGCAATAGTTTTTAATGCTTCCTGTGCTCCAATTGGAAGAGAATAGATTGCTTTTTCCATTTGCGAAGGAGTCATCTTTAAAATATCTCTTAAATCATTTGTTGAATGAAGAGTAGAATATAAATCATCAAGTTCTGGATGTAATGCAATGAAATCTGCATTCTGCACAACAAAACGAGGTTTAAACATCATCTTGTCACCCTTCCTTGCTGCATAATCCAAATCTCTAAATTCAATTTCCTGAACGTCATCAATATCTGCAAATGTATATAAAGTATCTGATTTAAGTCCAACATAAAATAATTCTCCTGCGGTAAGAGACACACATGGAATCATTTCTGTTGGCTCAAACTTCTTTTTTTCTGATTTCTTTTCAGCCACATCAGTATTAGTATTTTCTACTGCTTTTGTGGTTGTCTTTTTTGTATATGCCATTTATTTTTTCCTTTCTATCCAATATAAAAAGAGTGGCTAGATAATCTAACCACTCAATTTTATTTATTACTCAAGAGTCCACTGACCAAAGTACTGTGGTAATACTACCTCAACACCCATTTCTCTCTGAACTTCATATTTCTGGAAGTCATCAGCGTGTTCACCCTTCTGAGTACCAGATTCATAAATCTGAGTTTCGCCCTTATCTGTGAACCACACGAACTGTTCCTGATTCTTTGCAAAGATAAGAAGTCTCTTATCGTCAATAAGTCTCTTTGTTACATCATTGAAAGCAAATCTCTGAGGAATCTCAATGAGTTCTGTTCCCTCATATGTACCAAGGCGACCTGTCTTAGCAACATCCTCCTTCTGAGATAAACTTCTCCAATCAACTTCTGTAAGACCATTAAGTTTCTTTAATGCAGTCTTTGTACCCATAATAACAACTTCTGCGCTATTGGCTGTTCCAATATCCTCAAGAAGTGTATCAAACTTGTCTTTTGTAGAAGCAGATAAAGCACCTGTTTTTACGAACTGAGAGTTGTTAGGTAACTTAGTAGCAGCACCATAAATTCCTGTATAACAAAGTTCCTGAACCTTATATACGAATGCTTCTGCAATCTTATCTGTCAGCTCTGTGAAATCAATACGTCCAAGTAAAATAAGATCAATATCCTTACCAATCTTTACACCATACTTCTTAGTATGAATCTTGTGTGCTGTACCTTCATTTAAGTACTGTAAAGTCAGATCATGATGGTCGCCACTGATTTCAGCAACAGCAAGCATAACCTTTTCTCTTGACCAGAACTCTTCCTCGTCACCAAGTTTAACATTTCTCATATCTACAAAATCATTAAACCACTCAGATTCCTTAAATGCTGTATCTACCTTAAAATCAATATCAGACTCAAGTAACTCATATACTTCTGTGTGATGAAGCTCTAAAGCTCTTTCACGTCTCTTGTTGGATCTAAGATCATCTTCAGTAAGGTCACATACCTCCATAATAATTTTACGGATTGCCTTGTTTGCTTCGTGCTTAGAAACCTTTCTCTGGTTTCCGTCATCATCGTACTCATAAATATCAATTCCGTGATTTAAATTGTATGTAAGCTTCTTAAAATTTTCATACTTATCAGCATCTTCAAAAACTTTTCTTAAATGTTCTGTACTAAATCTCATCATTATTCTATATCCTCCTTTCTATTACGCACCAATTTTTAATTTTCCACTAGAAATCGTTGTGATTTCAGCTCCAACTGTAGGTGAGCCATCAAAGTTGTCCTCTGTAAGCCAATAACGATCCTGTGAATGAAGCATGTATCCACGAACTGCACCGTCTGCTGGATCGTTATAGAAATTAGAAGCAAGTGCGAGTGAACGAGGACTCTCGACATTGTTGAGGGGTTTCTGATAGATAACACCAACTCCCTTTGGATCTCTAATTACAACAAGGTATCTTCCTGACGCATCCTTCATTGCGATATAAGCATCAATTTCAGTTGCAGCTTCCATCTCCCAATTATCAAGAGAAGTCATCTTACCTGGTTTGAAATGATATCCGTTAGGTGTATCTTCTGTGATCTTTACGGATAAAATGTGCTCACCATAATCCTGAGCAAGTAAATTACCAATTTCCATCTGTGGAAATTTTGTAGCAGCATATTTAATAGCCATTATGTTTTCCTCCTTAAATTTTGTTTTTTTTGCAATAAAAAAGAACGCATAAAGCGTTCTGTACGAAATGAAGTTATATTCAGTTTTTAATCAAATAAATTGCCATAGTTTTTCTTAGGCTTTGATTTCTTATTCATATTTGTAAGTATCTTAACTGAATTTGTGTTTTTCTTTGTGTCAACAGAAGAGAAGTTTGCATGTGCAGACATATAATCTGAATGCATAACCTTTACCTTTGTTTCAAAGTCTTCTATAGAATAATTATCCATAGTCTTTACTAATTCGGCAAAATCAGCATTCACATAATTTCCATCTGAATCTTTCTCTGTAAGAACAGAATAATTATCCGCATTGATAATAGCTTCTTTCTGTGCATGAAGTTCATTCTTTTCTGCTGTCTCTTTGAACTCCTTGAGGGCGGCATAATTAGAACGCATGGATTCAAGTTCAGCTTTCTCACTTGCTGTCAAAAGCTCACGGAACAATTCTATACGTTCACCATCAAATGAAACATTATCTCCATCTTTTGTATAGTTCTGGCGGTAAATTTTGTCAGTACACCAACCCTCGTATACAAAATAAGAATCAAATACATTTGAGATATAGTAATAATCGTTGTCCGACTCTTCATATGGTGCTAACAGATTATAGAGTGCATATCTTGTATCTTCATGAGAAATCTCATATGTACGAACAATCTTTTCAAAAGTCTGACTTCCACCTTCATCGTCATCTGGATCAGAAGCTCCTTCGCCATCACCTTCTCCATCATTGGAAGGCTCACCAGATTTTCCGTTATCTGAATTGTCTCCGTCTGAATTGTCATTATCGAACATCTCAGCGAATTTTGCTTCAAGTTCCTCATCTGACATTTCTGCGTAGTCGAATGTTACATCTTCAGCAGTCTTACCATATTTGGCAAGTAACTCTTCAAATTTTGTCATTTTGTTATTTGTTCCTCCTTCCTCTGATTGTGTTTGAACAGGAGTCTGTTCTTTATTGAAATTAGAAAGTGTCTTGTTAAGATTTTCTAAGAGTTCAATCATTTTTTCATCTTTGTCAAATTTTACCGAATTGTTATTTACACTAAAATCTGCAATATCTGCACGAGAACCTTCCATGCCTTCCTGAATTTCTGTGCCATCATCATGGCTTCCTAACAAAGTCGAAGCGTTTACATAGAAATCGTTTAATTCGAGATACTTCTCCTTGGCGTTGTAAGAGAGTTCATCAATAAAAAGCTCGCAACTATTTTTTGAACCTTGTTTTACACGAATAATTTCACAAGCCTTTGTATATTCTTCACTTATATAAGCATAAGCACATACATAATCTTTATCTAAGCTATCATCATGTTCCCAAAATGCAGGTTCAGATGAAAAAGAACCAACTTGAGATTCAATATATCTAAGTTCTTCGTTACCTTTATCATCCTTAACGATTTCCATCTCATGTCCTTTAAAATCCCAAGTTCCGTCTGTAAGCTGATGGATTGCAGCCAACACAGGTCTGTCAGCAATCGTATTCATTGCTTTCTCAGCAGCATCTTTTGATACATAACTCTTATTTCTGTTAAGTCCTGTATGAAAAATTCTGAATTTTAGACGCATCATTCCACGATGATTTTCGTCTACGGTATCATCTACCTCGAAAGTAGTAGGTACTTTTAAAGCCAACTGATAGCCAGTATCTTTAGAACTGAATTTTGCAAATTTTTGTTCTTGGCAAAATTTTAGTAAATCATCTTCAGTTAAAATTTTCTTTTTAATAACCTTTTGCATCTACTTAGTCTTTTCCTCCTTTCTGACATAATAAAAGTCGCCCAAGGAAGACGACTAAAATGTAAGCATATTTGTATACTTTAATTTATTTATATCTATATTTTCTGAAAACCGAAGAGTATCAGTATTCAAAAATACATAAATACCATTAGAATTTTGCACCTGTTGATATCCTAATTGGGATAGGAGAGTAGCAGTAGGTGCATCTTGTGTCTGTATAAATTTTTGATTCATTCCACCAACTCCTATTTATCATTTAAATTCTCGTCTCTTGTACGAAGTCCAGCATCTGTAAGTTCCGAATCATCCTTCTCTTGACCACCGCCTTTATTATTACCTGTCTGAGTATAAGTGCTAGATAGTGGCTTGAATTTTGAACTAAGCTGCAAACAGTCTTCTTCCAAAAAGTTCATAGACAACGTATCTTTTTCAGATACGCCATTTAATGTGTTATAAAGAATTTTGTTTGGTAATCCATTAGTACATGATTCCAAGATTGATTTTCTAAAATCATCCTTCTGATAAATAGAAACATCAAAGAATTTAATCTTACAAGGTTCAGATATCCAATTAGATAGTAGTCGATTTACAATCGCTTGAATCTGTGGAATAAGAGTTGAAATAGAAAATGTAGAATCTGCAAGTACACCATATTTAAAAGCAGTAGAATTCGATGCAGAGTTTAGGTTTAATATCTGAGCACCACCAGCCGTATTGAGAATTTCTTTTGTAGCTTTTTCAACCTTTGTAACATCACCTGTTGCGTCATCTGGGAAACTTATCTCATGTAATTCACCAGGAACAATAGCAGCAGAGATATAAGGTGGCAAAGCTTCTTCAAGCATACGATTAAAATACTGAATCATTATATCTGGATTTACAGCCCAATCATCTACATCATTACCCATTGTCTTCATTTCAAGCCATACTAATTTATATATATTAGCTGCCTGTTGAACTGCTTGATAATCAGAAGCATCCATAAGATCAATCAATGATAAGAATATAGGTGTAAGCACGGGAACGATGGTTTCCCAGTCTTCAGACCTGAATTTAATACATACATTGTATTCTTCTGGGATTAGCTGATATTTTTCATTTGTACTCTGATATGTATTCCACATACTATTGAATGGTTCACCCCAATATTCAAGAAGTTCCTGATGACTACGGAAATAACTCATATCCATAGCTCCTGCAAATGAACCATCAGGAAACATACCTGCTATTTTCATATAATCTGGATCTAATGGAAGAACGAACATTCCTTGTCCTTCTGTATAGTAAGCACATCCATAAAATACATCTTCTCTTAAAGTGATAGATGCAGCTTTACGAAATTCATAATTTAATCCTAAAGTGTCAACTATATCAACTGTTTCTTGATACTTTTGTAATGTGGATTGCACATCATTTTCGCCTGAAATTATAAATGGGGGAACTATATTACGAATTGTAAGATCAATCTGATTTGCATAATATTTACAAAGACGATAATAGATTTCTGAACGATAATAAAGATAACGAGATAAGCTTCGTAGATTCTTTTCATTAGAAGAGATATTCTTTATGTATGTTTTTACATCTTCCTTTGAGTAGTTACTGATTGACGTATATCTGGATGATTTCTGAATATCTCGAAGACTTGTAATAGCACTTGTTGCATCTTCATAACGTTCAAGTCTGCTTTTATTTTTCTCATACCACTCACGCATTTCATTTGCGGTTGGCTGTTTTGGAGTAGAAGAAGTGGTTTTCTTCTGTGAATTATTTACTTTAGCAGGTGCATTAGAATTTGCATCTACTTTCTTAGGTCTAGGCATATTTGATAATGCACCTCCTTAATTGTATTTTGCTTTACGGATTGGAAGCTTATTGATGAAACTTGTGGCATCTTCAGTTGGTCGCTTTTTATTTGTAATAGCTTTTCTACGTTCACACATGAGGGCGTAAGAAGCCATACACGCCGTATACGCACGATCATCGTGGAGCTTATTGGCTTTTTCAGGCGTAAGTTCAAATGAATCTTTTCCAGAATCTCTTTTCTTACGAACCATATTTACAAGTTCTTCTTTTAAAGCATCAATGTTAGCAAGTGCAATTTCATCTTGCCAATCAAGCTTTATAGTCTTTGTATTAACTGATTCAATTTTTTCTAATTCTTCATTAAGCTTAGTTTCAAATTCTTTCTCATTAACTTTTTGCTTCCTGAGCTCGGTAGAAATTCTTTCTTTCTCTTTAGCCAGCTTCTTTTCATCAACATCGAAAACAGTGAGATAGCCTTTGTGATCATATTGTGCGGTAAAGCTGATTTTATCTTGATTCATTAATTCAATCATTGCTTCATACATTTCAGATTTATAACCAGCAGGAGACATAAGATGCACTTTGTCTACTGCATTAGGAAATTTCTTAACATAATCAGCAGAGTATTCCTTATCAATTAATCCTCTGTGAACAATACCAGCAGAATCCGTCCAATCTGGCATCAAATAATCTGCTATATTAACCCCTGATCCGCCGCTACCTGCATCAATGTATATACCAACAATATTTCCATATGCATCAGCTCCACCGTTATAATCAAGAATTACTTTTTTTAAATATTCAATCTGATCTGGTGTTTGCATAGGAGATTTGATTTTTTTACCAACATCAATAAGATTAATACAATTTACCAATCTCATTCTTGTGTCGATACTTCCATCGACTTGTTCATATTCGTATATTTCTCCAACAAGAATAACTGAATTATCACGACTTCTAGCAGGATCATATGTAATAACAAATTTTTTATCACCTGTATCGTTATATAGAAGTGGTTTTCTAGTTTCTTCGTTACGTGTAATAACACCTCTACGAATAATTGCGTCAGTACCAGCATCAGTAGTAAAAATACAATAATATTCACGCCTTGCTTTTTCGGGATTTGTTCTCATTTCAGACTCTACAGTATTTCGAGATAAAAGAGGAGTGACTAATTCACCTCTAAGAGTTGGTTTAAATGCTTGTTCGCAATCTATATGTAAAACACAATAATCTGGATTTCCCATGATTTGCTGTTTAGAAAAGTCACGATACAGTCTCCAAAACTGAGTATCAGTTGAAGATGCTGAACTGATGTAATATTTTTGATATGATAAATCTCGTGGCAAACATCTTTGACGAATTGGATCTATTGAATTACCATCTACATCTTTACCAGTTTTTAAACTTTTATTTACAACGGCAAATGCACCATATACATTCATCATTTCATCAGATAAGAAACCACTTTCATCAAAAATTACTGTGCCTCGCATACCTCTTTTTGCATCTATATTTCCGTTCAATGTCCTAGTCATAGATCCGTTATAACATGAATAGGAAAAACCATTGGACGAGTGTGAAAATCCATCACCTGCTGCATTTTTAATTTCAATCTCGTTCTTAAATAAAGAACCAGTTGAACCGTAAAATGTATCAATGTTATCATTGGCAAGTCGTTCCAAAGTAGTAAAAGTTTGTTCAGCCTGACCGCCTGTACCACTTGCAATGTATGTCCATACATTACAAAAACACATATCTTTTGACATTATCTCAAGATCAATAACTGTACTTTTACCATATCCACGAGTACATACAGCAAGTACATTTGGACAAACCCAACTTCTTTGTACAAGAAGTGCCTGCCCATCTAAAAGCTCTATGTTGAAAAAAAGATCTATAGCTTTTACTGGGTTGCATTGCAGATATTTTTGAATTTCAGCAATTTGAATATAAGACTCAATTTTACGAGATGAGATAGAATAACCATGTGGTTTTACATATATTCCATATTGGTTATAAAAATCTTTATCATAATCAAGAATTTCATTCTGATAATAATTCATAATCATTTGCTTATTCTGATTCATTTTCAGTAACCTCCTTTGTTTCATCGTCAGGAGACTCTTCAACTTCATCAAACTCTGCAAATACAGAATATACATCTTTTAAATCTTTTAACTGTTCTTCATTTAATAGATTGTTTTCTTTTAATGTATCTCTTAAATCAAGATTTTCTCTTAATAGTATTCTGTTAATTTCTTGGTAAGCATCCTTTTCTTTTCTAAGACCAGTGTTAACGACACGCATTTCAGAAACCATATCTGACCACTCAGATTCATCAAGTGCCAATTGTTTCATAATGGAAGCATCACTGATTTCCTGAACCTGTTGCATACCTCTACATGTATCAATATCAAAACCATTGACCTCACCACTTCGCAGATTAAGGCTCTTAATTTTCTTGATTTTTCCAGTCCATGTATTTTCACCTTTTTTAGCATTTTTATTATGTTTTAATGAAATACAACTATCTTGTGCAAGACTTGTAATAACAGAAGTAATCTTACCTTTACTTTCTTGCAAAGATTTAATTGTTGCAGAATTTCGTTCAATATTAGAAATGTCACACATCAACTTTGATATAGTGTCATCAATTTTAGACTGTTGTAAAAATCCACGAACAATAGAAATAGCAGAAGAAGTACGCATCATATCTTCATTAGCGTCTTCACTAGAATCTAATAATCCTAATAGCTGTGAATATAAGAATGGTTGGTCGGCTATATCTTCTTTTTCAAAAGGATCATAACTTAGTAATCGAATTACATCATTTTTGTTTTTTAAAAAACTATCATATGTATCCAACCCTGCATGTGATTCAATAAGTTCTTCCTCGGTTGTTTGTTCTTTTGAAGTTTCCTCCTCGACTGTATTATTACCAAAAACATCTGAATCTTTAAATGTTAGAGTATTATATTGTCCCATAGCCACATTCTTTACATATGAATAATAACCATTAGAACGAACTTTTCCTGAAGCTAAATTTTCCGATTCTTGAATACTAGCATCCCATAATTTTGACAAAAAAGGCTTATTAAGATACCTCATTGTTTCGATTACAGAGTTCTTATCAGGCTCATGTTCAACCTTGTCCTTCCCAATTTTAAGGGCTATCTTTTTTGCACAGTCTTTACAAATTGGAGTAAGACCACTTTTACTCATAGGATCTGTACTTACATAAAATTTATCTTTAGCTTTATGAGTATCACACATGTAACACCAAGCACCCTCTTTAAGTGACTTGATTTTCTCTTCCTGTGTTTCAACTTTCTTCTTTAATTGTGCAGCCGTTAATTTTGTAGGCTGTGTCTCTTTTGTCGTAGCCAAACTAACGACCACCTCCTTTTATTTCAATATAAAAAAGAAGCCATTTCATACGAAATGACTTCTCAAACTTTCCAATATTAAATTTTCAATGAAAGTGCAATTCACTTCACTTAGCACACCCACTGCGCATCGAACACAGGTTAGAAGTTTTGGAGACTTCATTCTTGCCAAAAGATAGGTGCATACGCCGTGTTAGGGATTCGAACCCCAAAGACTTTTACATCCAGACTGTTTTCAAGACAGCACCCTCGACCAATCGGACACACGGCATGAGCATAGTATATAGGACTTGAACCTATGCACCGAATAAACGATGACCTCTGATTAGCAATCAGGTGCAATACCAACTCTGCCAATACTACAGATAAAGAGAGTCGCCTCATGAAGCAACTCTCTGTTACTATATAAATACCATATAGCCTCGCTGTCCATTTAAGTATCAGCTATTTATTGAAAATTTATTGTCTTTCTCATTGAGTTCTCAAACTCCGAACTTTCATTTAAGCTGTATATAACATATCCTATTGTTGCAACAGTACCTGTTCGAAAACCGCAATAGACATAGAGCGGTAGTAAGTGTTGAGCTTACACGCCTAAGTTTCGTATGCATCCAAAAAATAGGTTTTGGCGTCAGGTTTACCGCATAATAATACTCGGTATGGGATTCGAACCCATGTTATCCGATAGAAAGTCGGAGGTCTTTGACCACTTGACTAACCGAGCATATTTAGGGTGGAAGAGTACCACCCATTATTTTTTACAGAATAACTTCTGTTTTACCTTCAAACTTAGTGTTCAAGGCACGAATCTCAGCAAGCTTCTTACCGATTTCTTCCTGAATCTTAGTAGCGAAAAGTTCAACTTTTGCCTTACCAAGTTTCTCAACACTATCAAAAGGTGCTTTGACTTCTGATTCTGGAATCTTTGTAACATCTATAGAGAATGTAATGTGAAGGTTTTCATCCACAACAAATGACTGGTTGATAATATCTTTTAATTCAACAGAGATAATAGTTGAATCATCAACTTCACTATCAGTTGTAACTGGATCTCCATTAGAGTCAGCTTTCATATTAGATTTAAAGGATATCTTAGAATATTCGATTGTTCTGACAAAATTATGTAACATATCTTTTTCAGTAGCAGCATCAGTATCAGATGTACCTAATTCTGCGACAGAAATATCTACACCAATAATATTTTCATCAATAGTTTTACTAATATTTAATTTCATGAATTTGTTCCCTCACTTTCAGTTTCATTTGCAATTACTTGTTTATATCCGTCTCTAATAGCCATAAATAAATCACGCAATACTTCTTTATCAATAGAGCAATCTAAATTTGACGTATCAAATTGTGGATCACTTACTGAAAAATCTAATGTTCCGTCATTCCGTGGCACGAACAAAATTTCCACGTTGTTGTTTAAGAGTAAAGTAATAGAATCTATTTTTTCACCATTGTTGGATGTAACTTTACGAACCTGTCCAACTTTTAATGGCTCTTGCTCAATAATCAATCTACTTGCCATTATATACGCTCCTTTCTTTTTTTCGTTTTCCTTTTAATCGTTGAGTTGCGGAAACAGGACTCGAACCTGCATTCTCTTGGTTATGAGCCAAGTGAGCTTCCATTGCTCGTCATTCCGCTATGATAATCAGCATAAAGCACTAACTAGCTGATATTGGACTGTACACATCCAGTTTATAAATTAGACACACTAGGTATCCATGCTTTTCAAAATCACTTTAATCAGATTTACTCGCTAACCAACACACGAGAAGGAGATTACTACCTGTGTCACCCAAAATATATTGCGCTTATATAGTGACACTCCATATTTATCTGTCTTTCCAGATGTCAGACCGCCCAGTAGTCATTCGCTATTATCTATCTCAAAAATTCAGAAAAGAAACTAGCGATAATTCCATTTCATATAAAAGCCTAATAGACATTGGTTTTTAATATTTAGACCACAAGCTCGAAAGACACTGTAGTACAAACTTGAATTTAATGGTTCTCATTAACGCAGAGAAGCACGATCACTTCTATGGTTGATATTGACCGTTTTAAGACTTACAATGCTATATGAATAGTAAATGCCAAAATATGTTAATCGTCTACTAAGGCAAGACCTTTCCATAACACCGCCAATGAGCAGTAGCAGTGGGAAGTTTTAGACCATTCCAAAGGTCAATAATTTCGCAAACCGACCTTTATATTTATGTCACATATCGGTCAGTGACAGCTCACTTGTAAAAATCTATCAACGGATTGATAGACCGCCCTCACTTCTTTTGGATGTGAGCAGCTTATTTAACTTATCTATGATGGGCGGTGTATCCATCATCTCAGATACTCCGAAGAGTGTGTAGAGAACCATTTTCTACCTATAGATAAGTTGTTGTATTTATTTATTCTTTTGTTTTAAGAATGCATATTTTTGAATTTGTCAAGGGTTAGATGAAAGCTTCATCGGGATTGTCAGTGTCTTCACGAATTACATACATCTGAGTGGTTTCGGAAGGATTATTTGCTTTCAGATTCATTTTTCTCTTTTAAAGCATTGATTTTTTCCATAACTTCTGCTTTAGTTTTAGGTTTGCAATAGAAGGAACGGGTTGTTTCTGTCGATTTGTGGTTGGCAAGCTCGGCTGCTAATGCTAAATCGCCAGTCTCTTCATAAACCAAATTTAGACGAGATTTTCGTTGGCAATGAGGTCTATAGTCAGAAATTCCAATTATTTCACCATATTTCTTCATTCTATCTCTGATTGCGCTATCACCCATAGGTTTATATTCTCCATTGTATTTTGTAATTAACAATGAATCACATTCCAAATGGTCATAATCATTCTTTCTCATTTCAAGCCACTCTTGAATAAGTTCTTTTGCAACATCACCAAAAACCACCTGTGTACGATATCCTTCCTTTTCTCTTATATCAATAAACATGTTATGTTCTAAATCAAGTTTGGATAACTGCAATCTCAACAATGCGCCAATTCTATTGGCAGAATCGAAGCTTACCTCAAATAAAATCTGATCTTGAATTGAATACTTATCATTTTCAGATAACTCTCTACGGATTGTTTGAACTTGTTCTTCTGTAAGGAAATACGAATTTAAAATATGTTCCTCATTTGCTTTCTTCATTCTATCGAGTTTTCCATCAAAAGGATGATATTTTACAAAACCACGTTTCATAGACCAAATATAGAATGAGCTAACGGCAGAAATTTTCATGTTAATAATCTTTTTATGATTCAGAAGTGTTTCCTGGCAGAACATAATATAGTTCTCCATAATATCAACAGCATCTTCCATAAACTCATCTGAATACAAATCTAAATCTCCATAATTTTCACCTAACCACATAAGGAAATGACGAAATAATCCTTCATATCTTTTATATGTAGTATCTTTAACATCCTGATTTTTTATAATATTTGATTGGAGATACTTCTTATATTTCTTCAAGTTATCAGGATTTATAAATTTCTCCTTATCCTTGGTAAAATATTTTACCCTTGTTACATGTGCCACTAAATCACTTCCTTTCGTATAATAAAAAGAAGTAGAGCAGTGGTAAACTAAGCTACTTCTTGTAAAATCTCATTTATTTTATTTTGCAATATTTCTTTATAACTTCCGTTTTTCATTTCAGATGAAAACAGAAATAGATAATTACATTTGTTCTCTATAAGTATTTTTTCTTTGTATAGCATTTTCTGTTGATACTCTTGATGACGTTTGTACTTGTATTCATAATGTCTCCAATCTGCCGTGTCGTTAGGTATAACACCTGCAATTTCAACATATAACTTTTTACCGTTAGGCAAAAGTATACAGTAATCACAATTTGTTTTTCGTTTCTTGTTACTATTTGTAAAAGTCTTATACATTACATCTCTAAAATATGATTTGTTATATTCATATCCAAGAGAACGTATATGTGTAGAAAAATCAAATTCCATAGTTGATACAGCACGTTCACCATCATCAAACGTATATTTAAAACTAAAATTATTTGGATTCATTTCAAATCCAAGGCTTTTAATATAAGCAAATACATCTAAACCTTCACGCTTAAATGCTTTTGTTATTGATTTATGTTCAATATTATTTTTATGATATAAACCACTTTCTAAATCTTGCCATGTAAGAAATTTTCTACCAGTTTTTTCATATAGATTATTTAATGCCTCTGTAATAGTATTCCTATAATATTCAAATGGATAAAGAGGTTTATCTGTTGGTGTAGGCATAAGACCAATTTCTTCTTTAGCTTTATTAAGACCACCAAACATTCTTACCAATACAATCATTGAAAAACCAATTTTCTCAAGTGAAATATCTTCTCGCAAAATTGGTCTGCCTAATTTTTTCTCAAGATTTATAAGTGCATTCGCAATATCTTCTTTTTCTTTTTTGAGCTTATTGCTTTCATAACCACACCAACGCACGAAATCATCATATTTTTTCACATTTTTATCTGGACAATATTTTACGAACCAAATTGGATTTGGTAAACCATATTTATTATTCATTAACTCATTTCCGCATAAAGCATGACCAATATTATCACTTACTTCTTTAAATCTTTTGACATATAAATCATAATCTTTACTTTCTGTCCTTACGTGAGATACCTTACCAAACTGTAATAAGAAATCATTATAGGTGATACTATTTTCTTTTAATACACGAGTTATAATTCTGCCTTGTGGCATATTATGTTTTGAGTCACATTTTGAATATACTGGCACTTCACCGTAAGTATCAATAAATTGATTATACAAAATAACCAAATCGTCATAAGTTACTTTAGTAGATTGGACTTCTTTATCTCCAACCTTTAACATTCTTGTTCCCATAATTTCCCCTACACTTTCCCCTACACATACAATAAAAATAGAACAGTAGAAGAGGTGTGTAGGTTGCCTCATATACTTGGTAGCTACTCCAAGTACCTACTGTTCCATAAATCCCACAATCAGCTATGACACTAATCATGAGCACATATATTTATTCTCTGTTTTCATTAACAGAAACATAGAAAATTGACTTTAATAGGATTCGAACCTATATCCATTCCGTCAGTGGCTTTCACACTGGTGTCTGCGGTTTTACCTTGGATGCTTTGACCATTAAGCTATAAAGTCATAACAAAAAAGAGTGTGCAGTTTACACCACACACTCTAAATAATCTAAAATCCAAAAGCCTTTAACATCTTCTGAATATCTTCATGACTTAACTCATTGCTAGAGTAGTAAGAATAACTCATATAAGAGTCGCCATCTGATCTACTAGCAGTAAATCCGTGAGTATTTCCATCTTCGTCTTCAGAAGTATGTAAATAAGTTTCATCATGCGCAGGACAGTTTTCACAATCACCATCGCAATCATCATATTCATTGCCAATTCCTACTTCATATACCTCATCAGCTTCAATCTTTGGAATAATCTTGGAATTACAATCATCAAAGATGTATACAACATCGGCTTCAATAAAGATGTATCCATTATCTCTCTTAACTGGTTCGCACCAGATTTCATCATCTAATAAGCTAATAACGAAAGCATCGTCATACCCATCCCATTCTGGATTACCAAACTTATCAATAAATGCAATACCGTATCCAATTCCAATAAGTTCACGAATAATCTCTTTTGCATCTTCATATTTAGCAACAACGTCTATTGAGTTGTATTTGTCATCAGATTTTATTCTGTCGTATGTATTTGAAACAACACAAGCAAAATCTTCATAGTCTTCAAAATGTAATGTTTTTATAATAATCACAACCTTTCAAATTAAGCGTTCTTTACGGCATCTTTAAGTGCCTTACCTGCTTTAAACTTAGGTGCTTTTGAAGCTTCTATGTGAAGTGACTCACCTGTAAGTGGGTTTCTACCTTCTCTAGCAGCTCTTTCAACTACTTCAAATGTACCAAAACCAACTAACTGAACCTTGCCACCTGCTATAAGTTCATCAGTTATTGATTTTATTACACCATCAACAATAGTAGTTAAATCCTTCTTTGATACATTTATATCAATATTTTCCTGTGTCTTTGCAACTAATTCTATCTTATTCATAAATAAAAAAATCTCCTTTTAATAAATAATATTTTGGCACTTTTAATAATAAGTGCCAATTTAATAATAAAAGAGGGTAGTAGCCAATTCGGTCTACTCCCTCAAAAAATCTTATTCAACCCAAAGCTGAACCTTATCAATATATCTACCAAAGCAACCAGCATATCCGTCCTGTCCATTTACAGTCTGATCATCTATTTGAACAGGATAATATTCGTCCATACCCTGTGGTGATACTTGCATATATAAGCACTGGTATTCATAATCACCAGGCGTATAGAATACTGCTTTTAACGCATCAATAGGTGTTCTACCGTTTCCTGCGTAACCATTTTCATCATCATTGATGTCATAACCATCAACTTCAGGAAGCCAACCGCCATTAAGTAAGTGAACCTGATACCTTACATAACCTTCACTAACACCAATGGCAATACCTGTAATTGCCTGATCATCACTAGCACCAGCCCAGTCGTCGGTGTCATGAACTTCGTCCCACCAACGGTCTGTCTTAGCCCTATAGTAAACATCAACATGACCTAAATCATTAGTTCTACCACCTGTAGTTTCATTATTATCCGAACAATCTTCACTTGAATCTTCTGATACTACTTCGCCTGTTAAGGCTTCGACTATAGCATTCGCACAGGCTTCAGCATCCCATCTGTTAGCATCGTCTCTATCATCCACGAAGCAACATTCAATTAAGATAGCAGGGGCTTTTGTGTTTCTAAGAACATAAAGTCCTGAATTGGTTTTAAATCCTCTGTTCCTAATATTAAGTTTTTCTGAAATTGCCTCACAAATCTTCGAACCAATTTCTTCTGTTCCAGTGTCATATCCGTAAACTTCTGTACCACCAGTAGAATCATCGCCTTCGTAATCATCTCTACCAGAGTTAAGATGTATAGATATATCTAAATCAACATTATGTGAATTACATTTAGCAACAATCGCTGCTAAACAACCATTCTGTGACGTGTTTTCATCACACGTACAATCATAAACTGTATGTCCAAGTGCTTCTAACTTTGCAATTACAGCATTCTTGACGATTCTGTCTTCAACAGACTCCTGTAAAATACCAACTGCACCATAAGCACCCTGATCCTGTGGACAGTGACCTGCATGTACATTATATGTAGCCATTTTATATTCCTCCTATACAAAATAAATAAAAATAAAAGAGGATAGTATAAAACTATCCTCATAAGAACAAAATATAATTAACTAAGCTGAATATCTTTTATCATTTCAACTTCGTTATCTTTTAAAATTGCTATTGTTTGAGATGCTACACTACTGCAATAAAAATTTTTGGAAAAATCATTGAATCCGCTTAAGCAGCCTGTAGATATAGCATATCTACCATGATTTTCTGACTGAATGGAAAAATTGTGGAGATGTCCACTAAAGATTAAATCATAGAACTGATTATCACTAGAAATAATTTTTGCAAGATTATATCTATCATTTTTATATTTATCACCATGAATAAATTTACAAGATAAACCACAAACAGTAATATTTATCTCAGAATCATTATAATTTGTATCTAATATAGAAATGCGTTCACAGCCACTTACATCAACCAAATCTTTAATATGTTCAGTAATAAGCACATTTGCGTTGTCGCCCTCATAATTCTTTTTCTTGTCACCTGACATACGATCATGATTTCCAGCAATACCACCAAATACAACATTGCAATCTTCAGCTAAAGCGACTAATAATCTATATATTAGTTTAGTAGCCTTATGTATCTGCATAGATTGTAAAAATTCACAATTATGTGCTTGTGTTTCTCTCATATATGAATTCTCGATCATATCACCTGTTGATATAACCAGAACCTGACGGATATTATATAATTCAATATACTTCTTACATTCAGAAATATATTTATCTATTCTTTCATTTAGCAATTTCCCAATTAAAATTATTACCATTACAATTGTTAATTATATAGCCAATATGCCAATCAGTAATATGACATATCATAGTGTAATCAGATTCTTCTTCAACAGAAGAGTACATATATGTAGGAATTTCCATTGAGAAATTATTATCTTTCATATATTGTTTTAATTCATCAGCAACAGTAATGCAAGGAACTAAATCTCGTTTAAGTTTATTAAGTTTCAATCTATCATTATGTATTTGCTGTTTAACAATATATTGTTCACCTAGTACTTCTTTAGCATCATCAAGAGTACTACTTTTTTCTGTTATGTTTTTAGCTTTTAAATATTCTCTAACAAAATAATTGCCAAATATGGTCTGACTAGCCTTTCTAACGCTATCATAATGACATTTTATATCATATTTATCTACAATTTCTTTCCAATCTATATCTGAAATACCAGACATTTTATTCGAAATTTCTTGTAAAACCTGTTCATAAGTTGATGGGGTTAGCCCATATTTTTTTAATTCTTCTTCGAAATTATAAATATAGTCCACCTACTCTCTATTCTTCATTAGATTCAGTAGGTTCATCGAGTTCGCTTTCCTCTTTTACCTTCACATTTATTTCAACACTGCCACCGTTAAATACTGATAGAAGAGTAGCAAGCTTCTTTTCTTCGCCATCTACATCAATGGTCATATTATCTGTGTCAATGATACCTGCAATCTTCATAGAAGTCTGCTTAGTCTCTTTAAAAACAAAATTTGCCATAATCCTTTAAATCCTCCATAAAATTAAAAATTCCCACCAGAACGCTTTCTGCCAGGATTAAAATACATTTGTTTCGTTTTATTCTGTTTTACTTCAATATACTCACGAATCTTGCTAATATAATTTTCATCGTAACTTAAACGAATATGTGACTCCAAATAATAACACCCACAACGAGTAGGAATTTTATTTGATAATACATTGTCTATAAGCTTATACGATGGATTAAGATTTGAAAGATGAGTATGTTTTTCTGTGTCATCTTTTCTGCATATACGATAGCCGTTTTCAGTCTTGTCAATATAAAAATCTTTATATTCTATTCGATTTTTCATAGCCAGCACCTACTTGACGAATTTATCTTCGATGTAACGCTTTCCACTACAAGTCTTGTAATAACCTATGTGTTCGCCTCTACGATCTACATATCCTCGTCTTGTGTTTCTGATTACACCTTCAGATAATAATTTTTCAATTTCACTTTTAGAAATCTGTTTAATAATTTTCACATCCTTTGATTTATTTCCTACAAAGTAGGATAGTAGTTGGAAATGTAGGATTTGAACCTGCGACCTCTTGATCCCAAATCAAGCGTTCTAGCCAAGCTGAACTAATTCCCAAAATAAAAAATCCCATACCGAAGTATGAGATCCTTACTTAATATGAGCTGAGATATTTGACTCAATACACTAACATCTACTGTGGTTGGACACAGTTTATCACACAAGCGATTAACTTGTAGTTAGCAACAACACCGATTTTGACATAATCGGCAAACTCTTACCACAAAGTATTATAGATTTTCTTTCTGCACATTCTTCCTTGCGAGATTCATAGGTTGCAGCCTATTAGAGTTGTACGTACTTGTACTTTCTCATATAGTACCTTGCGAGTGCTATATGTCACCATATTACAGATGAATAAGTTGTTTGTCTCTTTGCGGTTATACACACTTTTGCTTGTTCTTTTCTATCAGTAAATCAAATAATATTTTTATTATTAAGGAATTCTGTTCATTCACCAAAAGTATGTACTTACAAATGGACGATGAGGTGTATATTTGACCATCAGTACCTTTTGAGTACCGCCCAATCATCACCATCCTGCTCGGATTGCGATCTCCTTGCTTTTTGATTCCATCCCTGTTTTTCAACTTAAGAGATATTATCAAAATCCTATCAACAGTTATACTTGCGGTATTCCCGTCAATAGTACACAAATCATCCCCACATTTCTGTGTTAATACAGTGCCTATTTCGAGACACCCACCAAATCAATTTGTTTAAGAATCTCATGCAATGCAATTAATTACATAAACTCATAAATAGTCATTATCAGTTGACCTCTGACCTTAGATATGGCGTAGATTTTATGTGTTTTCCGTTAAACTGTATTATACAGTCGCAGCCTTATAATACGATAAGAACCACTTTATACGTGTCGCCACGCTTATTTTAAGATTCAACATCCTCCGATCCGAAACCGACCAGTCCTATAAAAATAGGATAACTCCCACAACAGGATTCGAACCTGTAACTTACGAATTAACAGTTCGTTGCTCTACCATTGAACTATATGGGAAGAGTATCAGTGATTACACGATTTTTTAAATAATGCAACCACCGATATAAGAAAGAGAGGTTAATTTATAAAATAAACTTTTAATATTATGTAATGCCACATAGGGCAGGATATTAAGAAAAGCTGATTTCATTCTAAATCTGCAATGCCACTCAGAAGAGCAGCAGAGCAGACATACAAAGATTGTCGGTTTGTTTCTTCCATGACAATCGTTTTTGTATCATATTTTTGTAAATATTTCACTATATCTACATTTAAGAAAAACGAATTTTTTGTGAAAATATACCAAAAAACCTTATAAATCAAGGGTTTTCAGAGTTTTAAGAAACTTCACACATTGAAGTTTCTCTTGATTTCCTCATACTATTTCTTTGCCATTCGAGTTGTTTTTCTCTTGCACAATATTTACAATACTTATCATTTGTGCCTTTTATCCTAATTTTTCTTCCACATCCATTTACACACTGCTTGTAGCCTTTTTTAAAATTTCCTATGTACTGGTTTCCAATATTTTCAAATTTAGTTACTTTATATGCAACATCATCATCTGTATCTCCTAAATCTATTTTTATATTAAGATTATTCACCTTTTTCCCAAAATGAATATAACCATTACTATATAACTCATGCAACAATTCATTCTTTTTATCAGATGAGAGAGTAACATTGGCAAGTTTAAATACTTCTGAAAGACCTTTTGAGTCTTTTTTATTTATCCATCCTTCACTATTCATATATCTTGCAATAGCAAATAATGTAAACATAAATTTCTTTTGGCGATCATTTGGAAGAGACTCCACGACTTTTAGTTCTTTTTCATAGATAGGAACATACTCAAGTTCCCTAAAGAGATTTTTTGATTCTAAATCATATATATCAATACATGTTTTTTTGATTTTATTGGCATATCTATATTCCTGATATCCTTCAATATTGAATTCAAGCATCTTTGCTTTGACTGTATCAATTAGAATATTTGGATCTTTACCTCTATCAAAATAATACTTAGCAATCAATGTTATCAGATATCCATTCGAGATATTGTCTGGTTTGTTGCCAGACACTAATATCTCTCTAATATATTCTTTTTCATTCAGTATATACAACTTCTTCCTCCATTTCTTCTAAACGTTTAATAATTAGTTCTCCAATACAATCCCAACAAAACTGTCTATTACCTTTATATCCATAAGTCATATCAAGAATGATGTTCATACGTTCATCATCATTTGGGCATATTTCTTCAGCTTTCTTCTTAAACATTTCAACCATACTTGCACGTTGATAATATTTGTCGAATTCATCCTGTTTATCAAAGATATCAGTTCTATTTAGCTGTATTCCTTTTTCTTTTCCCTGTTTCTTTTTATATTCTTTAATGCATTCACAATAATATTGTTCAAGTTCTCGCAGAGCTTGTCTGTGATCTTCAGTACAACGCCTTTTAACCTTCAATGTATTATAATCAAATGAAGAATCCTTATGTAATTGAGATTTATAACCATCTAACTGACTTTCAACATATTTACAAATCTGATTCATAGAACAATTTCCTGTGCCCACTGGCATTTTTCTTTCATACCAAAATAAGAAATCTTCTTGCTCTTGTGTAAGGTCATCTTTATTATACAAATCCTCGATAGAACATTTATAGATAGCATAGCATTTAGCATTACTTTCTTTAATGTATTGCTTGTACTGTCTTTTTGTTTCATCGTAAACATAAATCATAAAGTATGGTTTTCTATATGCACAAAGAGATTGCAAATATTTATTCTCTCCGCAAGCCCCTAAATTGTACCAACTGCTTTCCATTGGTTTTGCAATAATTCCCTTAATTTTGTCCAACTCATTTTGCTGATAGAGCTGACCACATTCTATTCTATATTCTAATTCTTTATATTCAGGTGAATCTTTCTCGAAATGAGATTGAACTTCCATCATAGATGTGACATAATTAGTGATTGTTCCAACTTGATTTCCCATACCTGCTTTATTTGTCTTTTTAACGGCAGCTTCAGTGACAACAATTTTTTCTGCATTTCGCTGAACACATTCGATAGCAGGTAAGTATCTATAACGTCTTTTCATAACTAGATTATTAGTAGAAAAGTTCAGATCCGAGTCCCAGTCTTCCCCATTCTCAGCCATACAAAATGAATCCCAACCGTTTATAATCATAATTGTATTCATATATTGATACCAATATTTGCACTCATCAGACGAATTAACACGACACATTCTGATATTGTTATGACTTGTCATAGGACTTCTAAAGAGAACAATTTCATCCTCATTTCGATCAATCCAGAATTTTGAATAACATTCATTGGCTTTTAATAATCCAGTCACTTCTAATCCACAAATTGACTGCATGAGTGCAAATGGATCACCACTTGCAATCTGATAATTACCATTTACAAATAATTTACCAATCTTTGCATCATTCATTTTTTTCTTAATATATCTATGTACAGAGTCGATTATATATGGATCTCCCAACATATATTCGCTTGTATACAAAGCACGTTGCCATGAATTTACGTCAGTATTTTCATTAATACCAAGAAATTTAACGGTAGAAGAGTAGTCACCACACATAGCATCTTTTAAATAGTTGATTGTTGGTGCGCATAATTCCTCAACATCTTCGTCTGTAAATTCATAAGACTGAAGATATTGGTAATTCAATTCTCTCTGTTCTTCAAGAATATGTGGTGAAATTTTTGTTACAGAAAATCCGTATCCACATTCCTTATATGCATTCACATATTGTTCAATATTATCATACGCTCCCCATAATTTAAGAGAAGACTCTGTGACGATCATTTCACATTGACGAATATCTTGCATATTTCCCCAAATATCTTCAATCATATAATTACCATTATTGTATTTTTCAATAAATTCATAAATAGGGAACGGATAGAGCATTCCTTTGAGCCATGCGTTTCTCAAACACACACCGCCAGGAATATAATCAAGACCTAAAGATTCAGCTACTCGCTGCATATATTGTATAGTACAAAGATTAAAACCGTCAGATACATTATTTTCAAGAGCTTTATCTTTAATAATTTCTCTTGTCGGTTCTTTTGAATCGCCACTATCATCGAGTGATATAACATCTGCAAAATATTGTGTAATACAATCTTTTACGACCAAAATTCCATGTGGATCACAAATCGGTTGTGATGCAGAACATGTTAATGCTTTGTAAGCTTCGTATTTTGCAGGAACTAATTTAGCATCTGGATTTCTCTTACATTCACATAATTCATTTAATTTGTCAATGTATTGTGAATTGCAGAAGAGAAGAGTATTGTTTTTTAATCCACCAGTAGTTCCTACAAAGCGTTTATAATTAACACCATTTATGGTAACACCTTTTTTACCAGTCGCTCTTGCAAAATCAGATTTTTTATCAACAACTACCTGCATAAATATCTTTGAAAAATCAATACTCCAAATAGGTTTTTCTAAAATCTTATTTGCCATTATGCGGAACTCTTGGGCTTCAAACAGTGATATGAGTTCCTGATATTTAAAAGCCTCTTCTTTAGTAATCTGTAAATCCCAATTAGAATACTTTAGTTTATTTGTTCCAATTTTAAAAATCTCATATTGAGGTACGCTAATACCAGCCATAAATCCTCCTTTTGTTTATTATTAATATTTTCTAAGTTCATTTAGCATAATTTCCACATTATCTCCATGCAATTCAAGTGAGATTTCTTGATAACCGCTATACCACGGATTTGTATAACAACTAAATTCGGCACATATGTCAATGATTTTAGATTGAATTGTGTTTCGTTTGGGTTCTAAAAATCTTTTCCTTTTAGTTGTATAGCATTCATATATTTTTCCAACTTCATCAGATCTTCCAACCATTATTTCATGTTTTTGAACTGTTGCAGTCAGAATGTAGTCGATGGCTTCTTTGTAATATTTCTTTACTGTTCCATCTTTCTTTTTAAAACAATACACTTTGGATCCTCCTTTTTTATTTACACTTATATATTCTCCAAATGAAATTTCTATTTTAATATTATAATAGATAATATATTTCCTTTCATACATACATCCTTTATTTTCAGAAAATTTCAATTCTATATAAGTATCTGCATAATTACCAGAAAGACTACCTTTTATAATAGCCTATATATATAGTTTTGATATATCCAGATATAAATGCCTTGCTGTTGCAAAGTATTCATCTACATTAGGTGTGTATTCAACACTTAATTCCTCACTTAAACATTCTATTCTTTTTCCCTTATTTTCAAGTTCTTTATTTGTACCAAAAAGGTAATTTATTAGCTTATCTGTATTATTATTAAGTTGTTTAAGTCCAAAAAGTGAAGGTATTTCAGCTACTGGGCATCCATTTTCAATTCTCCACTGTATATTTCTTTTAATATAGTACAGGTTACTTTCTACTACTGGCTCTAACATCATAGCACTAAGTGTATAAGCCTTTATTTCACCAGTATCATCTCTTTCTATATCTTTTCTTGATGTATTAACTAAAAGCATAATGTACTCTCCTTATAAAAATATGTGATATAATATATTTTTTATGTCTTTATTTTTCAAAATTAAATATTACATATAATTTTAAGTTTAAGAATAAATACCTATTTACTTACACATTATTCAAAATAAACAGGTACTTTGCCAACACTAAATCTTTTCATAATTAGATAACTTATATACCCATCAACTAATTCAAAATTCCTGTCAATGATAATAGGACTAAGCTCACCATACTTGATAAAATTATTAAGTTTTCTTCTATACTTAAAATACTTAGGTGGAATAGCATAAAATTCTTCCTTAATCTTAATTTCTCCGAAAGGTATCCAATATTCCTTACCAGATACATAGTCAATATCAAAAAATATCCTAATTCTATCAATAATCATAAGCATCATCCTCCTTCATATATTTAGTCTCATATCCCAACCAGTCAATTACAAAATCTATGTTAGGTATACAGTCTCTATGTATATATTCTCCATCATAACTTTCAAGATATTCATCATCAGGATAAATTCCTTCTTTGCAATAGCAGCAAGTGTAATTAGGAATCTTTATCTTATTATTAGGACAACGAGTAGCATGTCCTGAATCTCTTAAACAATATTCACAAGCCATATTATCTCTCCTTTTCTGCCAAAACATTTCCACGCTCAAAACAATCAAGTTCATACTTAGTGCGATTGATATAACGTGTAAAATCAGTATTTTCAATATATCTTGTCACTTCCATACAAAGCACCTTTTTATCTGGCACATTAAATTCAATAACACAAGGCTCATCTATTAAATTAAACCCATCAACACTATTATTCTTAATAAATAGAGTAGTATCATATAAACTCTTTTCCTTATTCCATTTGCTCATAGCAAGTATTGAATATCCATTATTCATATCAACTGTTATAGCTGTATCAGCAATTATCTCGTATCTCATTATGCAATTTCCTCGCTTTCTTTATTGTCTCTGATAATACATTCTCTTTTTCTATCATTATCAAATTTCAAATCAGTAAAAATTCTTCCAACAATATCTAAATCAGTTCCCCCAAAATCTGCTCCTGATTTTAATAACAATGGTGAGCAGATTAACTTGTTGCGAGCCTTAAGTTCCATAGTTCTTGTCATTACATGATTCTGTGTTTCCTTCTTTGTCATAAATATTTGTTCTCCTTATTAAATATAATTTTTTGTTCATATCATCGCTCCTTTATAGTGTGATACGTGTTTCTTTGTTATATATTTATATTCTCTATTTAGTTTTGATTTTTCGGTGAATTTTCTTTAATCCATTGTTTAAGTAAATTTCTCATTCGTATGCTTGGTATATAAATCCAAATTTCTTTACCATCACGAATTGCAGATCTCCATATAAACTGAAGCATTTCCGAAAGAGCATAACCATTTTCGTCCACACTAATATGATTCATTGTGAAAAAATTTTTAATAAATGGATTGAGATAACGATTTATAAGATATGCTACAGAAGTTCTGTCTCGATATTCATTGGTGGCTCTACAATTACAAGAGAGATAGCCTTTTGTATAACCTTTACCTTTTAATATTGTTTGATATTCTTTGAATGTAGTCCAAATATAATCAGTAGACTTTGTATTCCTTACATTATGAAAAAAATTATATATATTCTTTTTTAATATTTTCATTGAGGCATTATTTTTGTTTCGAGAATACCATGAGAAGGATAAATCAGAATCTCTATCACCGATCATATTTAATTTTTCATTCTCACAAATATGAATTAATTTACTATAATCATAAGATGTATATTTGATATTTGAGTTATATTGTATTAGATGATAGTTTTCCATTGAATTGCCTTGAACAGACCAATAAATATATTGAACTCCATAATAATCGTAATAATATTTTTGCATTTGCATATCAAAATAATATGTAAGAATATAAATATTTCTAAATGAATTAAATGTCTCTATTGGGAAAAGCCATACCATTAAATTATCTCCATAACATACTAGACTACCCAATTCACACAAACGTTTTTCATTGTCAAATTTTCCATGATAATCAGAATATTCTTCCTTCCATACTAATTGTTTTGTATCAGGATTAATTTCTACATAACTATTCTTCAATATTTCAAAGTCCTGCTTAGTAATTGTATATTCTTCTATAACATTTGCAACCTCGTCCATTATCAGTGTGTAATTTTGCGCCCTACATAAATCTATTAGTTCATTATCAAATTTTTGAAATAGAGCATGAGTTGATACAATGTTATCACCTTTCCCAATAAGTCGTTTAAGATCGTTAAGTTTACTGCCTTTTTCATCTTTATCATCTTTTAAAAAGGTTGGAGCTTTAAAATTTTTACAACTACAATATTTCCTATATCTATCAATCTCATCAAGAAAAGGGGTAATTACTAAAAATTTTTCATCTTCATCTGATTGATTGATATAATTCATTATGGATTGGGTTTTACCAGCACCCATAATTGCATCTACAATATTTACTTTACAATTAAATTCCAATATATAATCTCCTTTCTAAATGCTTGTTATATACCTATATTCTCCGCTTGAAGATAAAAATCCCTTCAACTGCCGTTTGGCTTGAAAAATTTTAACACCACTTTCTTAAAAAAAGTTCTAAGGTTTTTCACTTATAAATCAACGCTTTTATCGTTTCCTATCAAAAATATGTCAATTTTATAAAAGTTCTAAAATTAAAAAAAAAGCCTTATAAATCAAGGGTTTTGAGTTATTACCCTTATAAAATAGGTATTAAAAGTTCTAAAAATAAAATTCTTATATTTGTGGACTGCGTAAGCAGGACACAAGGGCATGAGCTTCGCAAGAAGCGATTGACCAACAACGCCGTAGGCAATGGAAGAGTTTCTTATATAAATATATTCTCTATTTATTTACCATCTTGTTCCAAATTCACATATTCTTCTTTCCATATATCTTCTACAAAGAATATTGGTAATTTATCATGATATCTTTTATATATTTCTTCTTCAGGTATTACAACCCAATACGGTTTTCCGTTTTGTCTTTCTTTTTGTAATTCTTCAATTTCAGTATGATATTTTCCGTTTTGCAAATATACTTTGATTTTTCCACATACGGCACAGTAACTGCTCAATGATGTATGAATTTTATTTTTTTCTTCTTGTGTAAATACGTTACTTTTAAAATTCCTTCTGTATTGAATCAGACATTCTTCATATTGATGCTTATGCTTGGATTTCTTCTTTGCTTTAGATATATTGCTTTCTTTTGACTTTAGATATTTTGGTATCTCTGAATCTGAATTATATTTTTGCGTCATATTTCATTTTCTCCTTCTTTTGATATTTGTTATTTGGTTACATAATTTTTTGGGTATATAACATCCAGCCCAATATACTAACGAATTTGTTAATGGAATAATCTTTTCTAAATTGCAGTCGTATATCATAATATCATCTGGTATTTCTGCTTCATAACATGGAACTCTATACTTGAGATGATTGAGAGATTGATTATTTTTGTTGCCATCTATGAAAAACCATAAGCCTTCTTGTAAATCTTCTTTATGTTGGTTGTAGAAGAGTATCTTTTCTTCTTTTAATTTTTGCATCAAATATTGTAGATGTTTAGGATAGTCTTTTGGATCAAGCGACATCCAATATTCAAATTGCTGTATATGATGTGTTTGTTTTTGTGGTGTAAAAGCTGTTGGTGAATATCTGATTATTTTCATTTTGTATACTCCTTCTAATTATTTTCAATATAGTATTCTCTCTTATTAGATGGTTTGTTTGAGATTTCATGTTTTGTCTGCCCTAGAGAAATTCTTTTCTTGCTAACGCTGCGAAAAGACCGCCCTTATCAAAGGGCTACATCTTGTGCTTACGCACATACTATATCTTTTTGAGCTTGTATATAGTTTTTTTTCATACCCCTATCTGTGGGTTAAAAATGAGTTTTTGAGAGTGAATTCCAATTTTTATATATCAGGTGATTAGTTGTTAAGGTAGAAGGGTAAAATTGAAATTTGAGCCGTGAAAGTGGATTTTAATATAAGCATAGGAATTGATCGGATTATTTATAGTAAATGTATATAAATGTATATAGATAGTTAATATAATTTTGAATGACGTAAAAATTTGATCTTGTATTTTGAGCATTTAGGTGGGTAAAAATGATTTTAGATGTTATTGATAGGGTGAAAAAGAAAGGCTGTGTATGGGCGTGATAAAGGGGTTAGATAAGAAATGGGATATTTTTGGTATTGTTGTATTGGATTTTGGTTGTTTTTGTGAAGTATATAGGTAATTTTTTGGGTTTTCTGGTGTGGTTTTTATGTAGCCCCAGTAGATGATAGATAGTTGTGATTTGTGTGATTGATTATAATGATGGATTCTGGATTAAAAATGGTTATCGGTAAAAGTGCTTATAAATAAGGAAGATTTTGGATTTGTGGATGGATTTTTGGTAAGATAGGAGTTTGATTTTTGGGTTGTGAAGTGACCGAAAGTGGCTTGATTAGTGGGTTTGAGCGATATGGGGTACGATAAAGGATTTGATGGGTAAAATTTGGGATTTTGCTTGATTTTAGTGGAGATTTTGAATATTGGGGAAGGGTTAGATTTTTGAGTTGGTGTGTAGAATAACCAGCTAAGTAGATGCTGCCAAAATGCGACTATCATTTTGGTTTTAAATACCCCCAACATATAAAAACAATGGCTAATAGATATATATTAACCATTCTTTTTTGTGGTACTTTTAAGCAGATTAGATATAGTTTTTAAAACTATGTCAGATGATATTGATATTATTATGATGTATAGTTTAATGTTGTGTTATATCGTTTGTTATAGTTTTAATCTATATCTAACAATTCATATAAATATCATTCCCCACTTTAACCATAAAATTAATCGTTTATAAGTTCATATCCTCCACTTTACACCCCAAAATAACCTTAAAATTGGGATACTTCACCACTTTAATATAAAATCAAATAAATTTTAAAAAACTTTAAAAAAAGGGTTGACATAACTCTTATAAAAGAGTATTGTATTACTTGAAAAGAGAGTTATATTTTTTCAGATAAGAAAGTATATCAAAAAGTTTAGTCCACTAAACAAAAACAACAAAGTTTAGTTACTAAACAAAAACAATTAAAAAATAATAAAAAAGGAGGTACTTAATTATGAGTACAACAAAAAACACAACAAACCAGGAAGTAAAAAACAATAGTATTATCAATGTAACTGTAAACGGCATGACAGCAAACGACACAATAAACAATGTAAAGTCACGGCTTGAGTCCGTTGAAAAATCCGCTTTTAATATTGCTTTACTTTGTGCATATGGTACGGGTGTAACCATTCCAGAATATACAGATAATAAGGGCAATGTACACGGGGAGGCAACTTGTGACAAGCCTATCAAACAAAACGATTATATCAAGTTAGTTGGCAGAAGTAAAGCAACCTTAAGCCGTTGGATTAAAGCAATGAATTTAATTATTGAAAATAACCGTTTTAATGAATTTGCAAGCGGTTTATATCCATTCTCATATGATAAAATTATTGATATTTTCGAGAATACTGAAGTATTCGATGGTTATGTATTTAAAGACTTAATGGACTTATCAGCTTGTACACTTGCTACAATGATAAAAGATTATATAAAACCTTCTGAAGAAAAGTCTGAAGAGACAGCAACAGACAGCAACAGCACTGAAGAAAAGTCTGAAGAAAAGTCTAAAGAACCATCTGAAGAAACTGCGGTACTCACATACCAGGGCAAGGACTACACAGTCAATAAAGCTGTATTTGAAAAGTGGCTTGCTGAGAACGCAACACTTGCAAAATAATCAGCACTAACACTAAACCAGGGCGGTGAAAGTCCGCCCTTTTTGTAATGTTATCCGGGTATTGTTACCCGGTTTTTTAATGCTTTTATGGTTTAGTGACTAAACAAAAAAACAATAATCAAAATTGTTTAGCGACTAAACTATAAAACAATATTAATCAATGCCAGGAGGTACGAAAATATGAAATATTATGATGTGGCAATAATAAATAAAAGCGGATGGTTTGAAATAGTTCAAAATGTGCTTACATTATCTGAAGTGGATGCTATGCACATTGTAGAAATAAAGTACGGAGTAACTGCAAAAGATGCAGTTATTTTAGAATAGGAGGTTTTGCGTTATGAATATTGAAATTTGCAAGGATAACAACACATATATCTGGGGTTTCCATGTGCCACTTAATGCGTGGTATGGTCAGGATGGCGATAACAGTTGGGATTGGTGGATCTGCACAGTACACGGCAAGCCTGAAAATGATAATACACTTGAACTGCGTAGATTTAATGGTGAGTATTGGGTAAAAGTATATGAGAACTCCGACACCACACAAGCAATCTGTCAATGGGCTACAGCTCTGCGTTTATGGTGGACAAAATGCCAATGGTTCAAAGAAGAGGATAAGCAAAAAAGTTTAGCGACTAAACAACTTATAAAACAAGAAAGACATATAAACAGCTTAAAAAATCTAATGAAGCACGATAGAAAACATAAGTCAGGCGGTTCAGGTATCCGTCTTGATGTAGAAAACTTTCGTGCTGATAAAACATTTACAGATTATGAATGCACGAATAATCATCACAGATTACACGATTTTCAGACTGTATATAATTAAGGAGGTACGACTTATACTTAACACATTAGATATGTACGGAATTTGTCATGAAATATACCGTGACTTAAAAGGCGAAAATGCCTACGCCGAAACTGACGAAAATATTCTGAATTTTATTTTCAGACTATATAATATAACTGAAATTGATTGTGAGGAAATAAAAGCATTATGGATAGAGTGGCTTACAAAAGGTACTTTGTCTATAAACACGCAAATACAAAACACACGAAGTAGGAGGTATAACTATGCTTAATATACAAACAACAATTCATTCAGATTCAGAAGGTAATTATAAAGCAAAAGATATAATATCTCAGCTTGTAAATGCAAATTTGGGCATTGAAATACCTAATAAACCATTAAGCGAAATTTGCCTTGCAGATTTAAAATGTGAGGGATTGCCATATGTATATTCACATACAGAAGGTACAGTTTGGGATAATGAATTGTGTACTTATACAGAACGTAAAATAACATTATGTTTTGGATAATCATATAAGGCAGACCAACAATCTGCCTTCCGTCTTACGGTGTAAGTCCGTAACCGATGAGCAGAAGCGAAACGGAAATTGAAAGGAGGTTGTTTTTATGGTAACATTGTAGATAGGTACAGTGTGCCTAAAAATAGGAAGGAGGACACAATATGTCCGAAAAAGCAATAGTTCATAAAGTTCCAGAAAATGTCAGAAGGCAAAGTATAGAAGCTCTAAAAGTACGTAAAGAATCATTAGAATATCTGCGTCAAAATGGATATAAGACCATTGATGATATAATTGAAAGGCAAAATGATATCCCAACTGAAATTAGAGGGAATATCTATGCTTATATTATGTTTGGCATGGAGGGATAAGGTAAATGTTTAGTGGCTAAACTAAAATTTGGTTTAGCTGCTAAACTTAACAAAGATTTTTACAAAAGGGAAATTATATGCTAGAATGAAAGGAGATGAATAATATTGGAGGCATATAAAGTGAAAGTTGATTATAGTAAATTTTTTACAAAGTTAAAAAATGAAAATATAAAACAAAAAGATTTCAGAGAGAAAGCTAAAATTAGTGGTGTCACAATGCAAAAGATGTTGCATAATGAATCTGTAACTATAGATAGTATATGTAAGGTATGTGACTATTTCCGTTGTATGCCCGATGAGATAATGGAATTCATTCCCGAAGAAAATTATCCAGAAGATATAAAAGTAAAACAGCAAGCAAAACAAGCTATTGAAGCTCAAATAGCCGAACTTCAAGAGAAACTAAAACAAATGTGAGGGGATAAATCATGACAATAGAGGAAATGCGTCAAAACATGACGCAAGCAAACATATACACAAAAACAGACATAGATAAAATCTGCGAACTTGAAAAGCAGTACAGAGATGAATGCCAGGAGATAGCTGAACAATGCGAAGCTGAAGGCTATCCATCAAACGGAAGTAACTACGAACTCCGTTGCGAAAATGCTCGTAAATATTATGATGAGCAAATTGCAGACATAGACGCAAATTATAATTTTCAAGACTAACTGCGTCAAATATAATAACCACATCATCAAGCACCCAAACGCAAAGGGTGCTATTTTTGACTTGACAAATACAACAAATTTGATGTATTATAGGTGTATAAACAAAGGAGGAAATAAAAATATGACACGAACCTTTATTGAAACACCAATTTTTACCGCTAAATGGCAAGATTTAGGATTAACTGATAAAAATTTAAAAGACTTACAAGAAATTTTATTAGAAAATCCGAAATTAGGAGATACTATTTCTCATACAGGTGGATTAAGAAAAATCCGTATCCCAATGGAGAATAAAGGAAAAGGGAAACGAAGTGGTGCAAGAGTAATTTATGTAGATGTTGATATAAAAGAAACTGTATATCTTGTTAATGTCTACTCAAAAGATGAAAAGGCAGACTTAACACCTGATGAAAAGAAAGCTCTAAAGGCAGTAGTAAAAATTTTAAAGGAGGAATAATCATGAGCAAATTTTTTGATGATACAATGCAAGGGTTATTAGAAGCTGTTGCAATCGACCAAAAGCAAATTGCAGTTCGAGAAGTAAGTGGTTTACCAGCCACTACTTTTCGTGCAGAGGATATAGAGAACAACTTAATTGATAATGTTGTTAAATTACGGAAAGAGTCTAATATTTCTCAAAAGGAATTAGCCGATTTAACGGAAAGCAAACAGCAAAGTATCTCACGGTTTGAAAAGAAAACACATAGTCCATCATTAGTTTTATTTGTGAAAATTATTGATGCACTTGGTTATAAAATGGAACTTGTAAAAAAATAATCTCATAAAGTGTCATATTTATATAGCATCTAATGGAAATGAAAATCTGTTAGGTGCTATTTTTATACCCAAAATTAAGGAGGTAAACACAAAATGAAAGCAAAAATTATATATATGCTCATCACTTTAGCACTCATATTGAGTGCTTTTTTAATAGGCAAAATGCAAAAGCCTAGTAAATACGATTATTTGAATTTAAACCAGATAGCATCAGTAACACAAAACGGAAACAGCATAACAATTTATACAGACACAGATTGCTATGATTTCACAATAAGAAGGGAGAATATTAATATGTCAAGAGAAATGTATAACTACAAACGCAAAGCGGTACGGATTGCAAAAGATTTTCGTTATACAACGGAGATTATAGAAGCAATTCATAAAGCAAAAACAGAAAACGAAATATCAAATATTATGAGAAATGCAAGATTAGCACAGGAGGTATAAGGCAAAATGGAAGCATTTAATTTTAGAATTATCAAGACAGCAAACGGAGCTGAAATAATAGATAATACTTTATCAACTCCGTACAACTCATTAACACCTATTCAGATGATGGATTATATCAATGTAGAAAACAGTCTATATTTTTCAGAAAGGAAAAAGAGATGGCAGAAGGCAACCGAACCAACAATCATTGATAAGGTAAAGAATTTTGTAAGGAGGATAATATATGAAGGGATATTATAACGGATTTGCTTATATGGGATTTGTGCCAAGTATAGGCAAATATCAGCAATTTGAAAGCGAAACTGCATATAAAAATTATCTGATAGAAAGAGGTGAGATATAATGAAATATATAACATATGAAGAACCGCTAAAAGGTAAAACATTCACAGAAAAGCAGATGTATGAAGTCTACAGAGACTTAGCAAACAAAGCAGAATATCCAGACTTTAAGTGTTGGAAATCAGATATGCTCAAGTCAGGAGTGTTTGAAAAGTTTAGTAACTAAACGGCGAACCGAAAGGCAAGCCGTTATTTTTTTACAAAAAATACATATTAAAAATATTAAAAGGAAAGAGGTAGTTAATTATGTGCAAAATTAACGGGAAGAAGTTAAGCGAAATTAGAATGAAAAAAGGATTATCACGAGAAGAACTGGCTACAAAAATTGGAATGTCTAAGTCATCTATAGAGAAATATGAAATAGGCACAGCCAACCCAAGTGACAAAGTAGTAGATAAGATATGTTTGTTATTAAAGATAAACAAAAATGATATTGAAATTGCTGATGTAGGATATAATTTTACATCAGGCGAAGGTAAAATTACAGAAAAGATAAGAAAGAGTAAAGGCTTTATTAGATATTCTACACCAAGCGAAACTGAAAAGTTTATTCAGGAACATTCAGAAACATCTGAGGATGTAGAACTTCGAGAAGTGAAATGTGCCTTAAAGAACTCGTTTAGTATTGCTTCAAAGAAATATATTCTTATCAATCCAACATTTATACATATTCCAGATTGGCAGCGAGATACAGATATGGCAAAGGTGCAGGAAATTGCACAGGATTTTAATGAAGACAAATACGATCCTGTTAAGGTTTATGTGATAAACGGAAAGCTATTTGTAGCTGATGGTGCTCATAGAATTGTAGCATTTGTTATAAATGGAGAAATAAAAATGCTTGTTGAAGTGCTTAATTGCAATGAACATGAAGCAATCTTGACATTTTTAGGTCAGCAATCAGCACGAAAAGCAATGAGTATTGCAGATACATATAGAGCAGGTGTAAAGGCAAATATAAGAGAATATATTGACTTTAAGAATTTATTTGAAAACTACAATATTCAGATTGTTACAGATGATAATAAACTTGATAATCCAATAGGAAAAGTAGCACCATCAAGAACCTTGTTAAGAATGGTTAAGAATGATACTGAAACACTTGAAAATATTATTAGAATTATCAAGTTGCTTAATTGGACAGGAAGCGAAAAGTCGCCATTTGCACTTAGAATGTTCCAGGTATTTAAGAAATTATATGCAAATTATGGGGAAAATATGGTTGATGATGAACTTCTTATGAATTGCAAGGGAGCTTCATATTTTGAAAATAAAATTGCACCAGTAAAAAGCAATGCAGAGATGTATGACATTTTAGCAAAGATAATTACAGCTTAACGAGAATAATTACATAAAGCTGAACTATCAGGCTATACGGGTAAATGAAAGGCAGGTAAAAAGAAATGAAAGAATTTCACAATGAGATATTAAGCGTAACAAACGCAAACGGAAAGAAGTTTGCACTTATAGAAACAAGCGATAATTATGTTGTTGCTTGTGGTTATGATTCATCACGGAGATGGGGACAGCAGTGGGAACATGGAATATATTTTATGTTCTTAAATGACAAAGAGAAATTAAGCTGTCTGAGTAAGGCAGTTGAAAAGTTACGAGAAAAAGTCAGTAAAAATTATATCCCACGATGCCGACTTGAAGAACTTGCAACGCAGTTCAAGGATGGACTTATTGAAGACGACAGAGAAAGTGCAATGGAATATTTTGATGAATATTGCGAGATGTCAGAGGAAGAGAAATCTTTCTTTGGTATTGAAGAAGATTCACCTATTGCAAATACTAAATTTGAGAATCCTATGTATAACAAGGGTTACGATGACGGATTTGCAGATGGAGCAAACAGCATAGAAGAGTAAATGGATATTTCATAGTGAAAGGTAGGTAAAAAAGAATGGATAAATTAAGAGTATGGTGGATTCCACAAGCAGGTGCAACAGAGAATTCATTTTATGTTCCTGTAGAAACAGTTGAAGAAGGCAAAAAAGTAATGGATATGTTAGCAGCATATGATGCATATCAAAGACAGAATAGAATTAAGCCTGATTATTGTAATTGCGGTGGAATTCAGAGATGGGATGAAGACTCTCAGGACTGGGAAGATTGGCATATGGAAACAGAAGATGGCTACTTTGATGATGTAGATGATTATTGTGAGCAGTGTGAAAAGGCAGATAAACTTGAAGAGTTTAGAAATGAATTGTTTAAACAGATTGATTGGGAAAAGATAATGGAAATGTCTTAATAAATGCATGTTTTTTGGATTGGAGGTATTTATATGAAAACATATTTTGATAAAAAAACAGATGAAATAAAAAGTTATTGGTATAAGAGATGTGAAAAACTTCTTAAAAAGTGCGAGAAGTTAGAAAGTGAAGCAGACAAACTTAATGAAAAGGCAGAAGAGCATCTTTCTAATGGCAATGAGTTAGAATGGGAAGAAGCCATAAAAGAAGCCATTGAAAAAGAGAACTATGCTTTAGGTATTAAAGAAGCGTTAAAAGAACTTGGATTCTTTTTAGAGTAAATGCGTGATTCTTTGTAGGAGGTGTCGATTTGAAAAGACAGAATGTTAATAGAAAAAATAATATGATGGAAACAAGAATTAATGGAATTAACGAATTTGCAAAGGAAACAGCAAGTAATCTTCTTAAAAAATATCCAGATATTGATTTTTACGATTTAATGTTTCAATTTGAAATGCAATTCAGACATGAATACTTGAAGGCTATGTTAAAAGAAACAACAGACTAAATTCGTGTTTCATTAGAAAGGTAAAAGGTAAATATTATGATTAAATTTTATAATGAATGTATTGATAGTGCTGATTGGATAGAAGAAATTACTGGTTATAGACCTGTTGACAATGTTATTACTTTAGAAAAACTCGATGAAATTGCAAAAAATCTTCAGTTAAATGGTGGACTTGATAATGAACTTCCTAATCATTGGGATTATTATCCTTTAAGTGAAATTCCTAATCTTGTGCATAATGAAGATTATGATAGAAGCGAATTTACACTTGTAAGATTTGAAGATATATACGGTGGTTATAAATACAGAGTATGTAAAATTTAAGGAGATAAAAAATGATTGGAAATAGATATGAATTAAAGCAAAACGAAAAGGAACTTCTTGAAATCGAAAAAAATTTAGCCGAATATTTAAAAATCCCATTTGTAAGATGTAGTTATGATGATGTGAATAGTCATAAATACAAAGACAAACACGAAATAGAATATAGAAAGAAAGAAGCAAGAGAAACTGGATTATGGGATATGTGCGATTTCATAATCAACTATGAAAAATATGAGACAAAAGAAGATTACGAAGCAAATGATGGTGGTTATGATGGAGAGGTATATGAGTTACTTTATCTCAAGGGTAACGGAAATTATATTGTAATTACTGGATGTGCAGAGTAAATTCGCATTTCTTTAGAAGATTGGAGGAAAGATTATGACATTTAAAGAGATGATTTTTAAAGGCTTATGTGATGGAACAGTAAAGATTATCAGTAATCCAAATGATGATTGTATTGCTTGTCAGATTGGAGAATTTTGGTTTTACTTTATTGGAAGCGAAGATGAAGATTTAACACCTGATGAAGTGTATGAGTCATATACCAAAGAACAACTTACAGAAATGATTTATTCAACATTGCAGGATATGGAAAAGAATGAATTTGATGAAGTTGAATATTATAAAGCATTTTTGGAAGAAAAATATTCATGTGATAAAGAGAAATCAGATGACATCAACATGATTTTATGGAATGAGCTGAAAAAGCATAGAGGTCATAAAGTTAGTATTGTATCATATGGAGATTGGAACAATCCATCAGACATATGCTTAGAATGTGAAGATTGCGGAGAGGTTGTACTTGATGCAGAAATTTATACATTATGTGCAAGAGAAGATGACTAATGAAACTAAGATTTCTTGGGAAAGGAGTGAAGAGAAATGATGAATGGTGTTGATTTGATAAACAATCTAATTGATGAGCTTGGAAGAGCAAGGGATTTGTTGTATTCGCAGAATCCCGAAGAATCATCAGAAGAAGCTGTTTTGGTTAATGATATTAGAACAGATCTTGATAGATATTATGATATGGCAGATGAGATTGATGATGCAGTGAAATATATTGATGTTTGCTAAATAAACAAAAATAACGCAAACGCAAAGGCAGTTAGGAGAATAGATACCTAGCTGCCCTATTCTTACAAGGAGGAACGAATATGGAAATTGAAGAATTAGTAAATAAAATCACAAAAGAGGCAGATTTAGATTATTATGACGCAAATATGCTGTTACACGACATCAATAATTTGCGTGGGGATGAGTGGTTAGAAACTATAAAATTAAGATGTAAAAAAGAAACAATAAAGGAATTTGAAAAAATTCTCTAGCGACTAGACAAAGGCAACCAGAGAATATATAACTGGTCGCCTTTTTAGTACAAAGAAATGGAGGAATAGACATGGAAATTACAATTAGAAACATTACAAAAGATACAATGGTTGATTTTAATAATGACCATACAATTAAATTGCCTATGGACAAAGAGAAATTACGGAATACGTTAGGTAATGATGAATGGATTATTATTGATGGTGTACCTGATGAATTGATAAATATAATCGACTTGAATAATCGCATAAGCGAAATTGGAGAAGAAGATTTTTGCATTCTGGCAAAAGCATTTTTACCAAAGGAAGCTATGGAAATTGAGGATTATACAATTATTGATTTTAATGGAGAAACTTCACAGTACAACGGAGGTAACGGAGTTTGTGCTAATGATGAATGGTTTGGAAGAGTGCTCCATGATTTAGAATATATCAATTTCCCATTCACATATACAGAAGAAATGGAAGACTATGTAATATGGGATCAGCTCTGGTACACAGCGAATAGCGAAGGTTGGTGCAATGTTAGATATAACGGAAATACATATCTTGTAAAAAGGTGGTGTTCATAATGTTAAATATCAAATGGGATAACGGAGTTGTAGGATATTTAAGTGAAAGCGAAAAAGAACTATGTGAAAAGATTGATAGAGAAATCAGTGCAATCAATGCAGTAAGCAAAACGGAAATATCTATAGTAATTAGCATTGAAGGTGGCAATCAATTCCATATAAAGAAAGATACTGGTTCACTAATTGGATATATGAATGCAGAACAGTGTTGGTATGCAGTTAAAGGAATTATGACAAGTTTATTATACATGGAAAGGTAGGTTGATTAGTATGAGTAAACAGAAAACCACAAAAAAATTTCTCAAAGAGAATTATCATATTATAAATGCAGGAAATGGAAATCTTCAAACTTTATTACAGTTTGAGAATGCAGATTATTATTGCACAAGAACTGAAGGTTGGGCATGTGATGCTTATATCTTTGGAGATTATGTAATCTTAGATGGTTATGATTGTATAGGCAAAACAGTCTCATATGACATTATGAAAAAATATAACGACAAGGCAAAAGCAATTTTCAATAAGTACAATTATTCTGATTCTAAATATTGGACTTATAATCGCATGATTTCTACATACAGAAAAATGATTCAGAAATTTATCAAGGAGGTTAGTTGATTATGCAGAATAATTTATATACAGCAGAATTAGCTGGGCAGTCTTGGGATAAAGATAAAAGATATGAAATGGTAATTATCACAAAATGGAAAGACAGAACAGATAAGTCATCAGCAGAAGGACATAAAGTATATTATTTTAATCCTGATTTTGATTTACTTGCAAAGCAGATTAAAGATGAGAATTGGTGTAAAGAGATTTATGAAAACCATTCAGAGTATACAAGATTTAAAATTAAAAGCGAGGTGAAGTGTTATGCAGAAAACATTAATGAAAATGCTGATTGAAGCAGGATATCCTGAAAGCGAAATGGATCATCATGAATCAGATTTATATGTGTATGTAACACCACTCACAACAAAAGTAATTGAAGAATGGTGTAAAGAAAATGGATATAGAAAAGAGTGGCATTGTCCTACATTTAAAGACCAGATAACAGGCAAAATAATGTATGATTGTGCATTTCAGTGGTATGAAAATTAGCAGATAGGAACGTGATTATATGAAGAGACAAGAAATATTTAATGAAAAAATAGAGCATTTTAAAAATCATCCTAAATATAAATGGTTAAGAAAATATGCAGATGATGCATTAACATGGGATACTATGTGTGGATTTTATCAAATTAAGGCAGAAGATTTTATTGATAGAATTATATCTGCATCATTAAATTATATAGAAGATTGGCTGAATGGTAAGAATCAATTGGAATGGAGTGGCATTGAAAATTAGCAGGAAATTGTAATTTACAGTGGATTTTAAGAAAGGTAAAAGGTGATATTATGGCACAGCAAATATATTATTTACATAGGTGTAATGAATGGAAAGAATATTCTAGTATGCAACTTCTTTTTATTGGAACATCACAGCAGAAATTAAAAATGAAAATCTCAAAGGAAATTGAAGAAGGTAATATGGAATATTATGATGATTCATTGTCTCAAAAAGAACAGGCAAAAAGATTTAGAAAAGATTGGGAGACAGAGACAAGAGATATTATTAATTCAAGATTAACATATGGAGATTTTGATTATACATATAATAATGAAGAAATGTGACAACCAAATGAAAGAGTACTTTCAAGACTTGAAAAAGGAGTGAGTAGAATGGAATTTAATCTTACAACGGGAAGTATGGATTTACTTGTAGAATCTATTATAGATGCAGTTGAATCTACAGATGATAGAGATTTACAATTTGAATTGATTAAAACTATTCTTAGTGATAACGGAATTGTAGAGATTAAAGATTAAACAGAGAATAAATAAAGGCAGATACAATAATTTGCATCTGCCTTTTGTAATGGAAGGAGAATGCGAAATGATTACACTACAAAGAGATTCACGGTATGAAATAGGCGATCTTTGCTGTGTATTTAAAGTAAAGTCAGGTGATTTAGTTACACCTATAAAGCGAATTGGATATAAGACTACATTTGAAGATTGGGAAGATTACGGAGAAATTACGGATGAAGATATAGAAGATTTATATATTTTCTGTTGTCCTAATAATAATGAAACTCAAACAGAAGTTTATATTTCAATTTGTCCAAATTGGGATTTGATTTTTGTTGGTAGGTATAAAGGTGTTTTCTTTGATAATACGGAGGCTATTACAGCAAAGATTAATGCATGGATTAACAATAATATGGGGGTGTGATTATGAACACATTAGAAGATATTCTAAACGCATTAGGAAGTAAAAAACCATTCTTAGACAAGATAATAATTGATGAAGATGGTGGAAGGCAGCCATTCTCTAAAGGCGGTGCTAAGGCATATGAAAAATTGACAGAAATCTTATATGCGGTTGGTGAACTTACTAATACAGATATGAATGATATTGTTGAAGAATTGGATAGTATAGCGAATCAAGATATGTAGGAGGTAAGCGAAATGGCACGGTTACGGCAATACAGAATGGTTGAAGGAATTGGAAGTCATTGGAATAAACGATGGGAAATCCAAGAGAAATATAAATATTTTGAAAATGGAGAATGGGTTTATTCCTGGTATTTAGTATTTTGGAGCAGTGATAAAGCGAGATGCGAAGAAGTATTTGAGAAATATAAAGCGGAGGAAAATGAAAATGAAAATTAAAGGAAACGAAGTATTATGGTTATCTGAAAAAGAAAACGTAGCTGTGGCGTATGCACAGTTTGACCTTGGTGAAAAATATAAAGTTTACAGTAAAGTAAGATACGATGAAAATTCTATATGGGAATATAACATTGGATTTGGAACGCAAGGTGAAGCAACGAGATATGCAAAACAGATTTTAGATACAGAGATTGAGAGGTAAGCGAAATGATTGAGTTAAAAGATTTATTAGAAGAAAATGAGACACTTGTGACATTTCATCTTTGTAATGAATATTGGTCACGGAATGCAATCACAGTAAAAGGAAGTGATGATATTTCTGGAGCATTAGAAATGACATTACATAGAATACTTGAAGCTGGTGGAACAGAAAATGATGTAAAGCGAATTATGGGTGCTGAAATTCCAACAGAAGATGAGTTGAAAGAACTTGAAGAGTTTGATGAATTTAGCTGGATAGACTTAGGTTATGTATTACCTGGTTTGATTGATTTATGGGAAGAAAGCGAGGCTGATTGATATGACAATGGAAATATTAAAAATCAGAATAGATGAAATATTAAAGAAAATGTGGTGTGTAAATGAAGATGGTGGCATCGAAATTTATACTGACTACAGAGAAAGAGAACTTTCTGATAGTTTCTTAAAAGAGATATTTGAGCATGATAATCCAAGAGAGGCATTTAATGATGAATTAGCTGATTGGGCTATGGATTATGCAATGGAGTACGGAGAAGATGAGTTTGAAAAGGATATTCGTGAAGAAATGACGGATGAAGAGGAAGAGTATTTTACAGATAATTTTAATGAGATATGGGAGTATGTAAGAGAAAATACATATTTTTATTACAACGCAGAGGATTTTAATAATGAAGTCAAAGTAAATATTATGGTGGATTGTGGTAATTGGAATTACGATTGCGTTTGCGATAATGTTCTGAATTGGTATGGAAATTCAGGAGATGGTAGTATTGACAAAGAATCATCTATGCTATGGTTAGCAAAAACACAAGGTAAAGCAACTGCATTAAGAAAAGCTTGCAAACAAGTACATAGGGATGACGGATATTATGTAGATAGAGATAAGAATAAAGACAAATTTATTGAAAGCTGCATACAGGAATTTGAAAATCTTCCATCACATATGGCAACTGTAACATTTCTTGTAAAAATGCCGTTATTTGATTTATTTGATTTAATCGAATTACAGAATAAAGAATATGACGAAAAAGGGAAATACGATCCACGAAAGAATGAAAAATCAAAATCTTATATAGTTCTTGGAAAAGAAACAATGTGTGGTTTATATGATTCTTGGTCTGGCGGTGGTTCTGTATTAGAAGTAGAACTGGATAAGGATGTTAAACTTCCTATTAAATATGCAATCTTTTGTGTAGAGGGTTGTAAAATGCATGGATATGATATTGATGAAGTCTATGGACTGATTGATAGTTGTTGGAAAGAAACAGTAAAGGAAATAAAAGAGGTTGCATAAAACCAAAGGAAAGAACTGTTTACAATGAATAGGAGACAATAATTATGGAAGAAAAAGATATTAGAATTTGTCCAGTATGTAATAAGGAAGTAGAAAGAAATGATATGAATTTCACAAGAGACTGTCATGGAATCACTTTTAGATTAGTGTGTAATGATTGTTGGGAAAAATTAATGGAAAAGGGATATGACGGTCAATATTATAGTGAAGCTGATGAATGTATTGATGAAGATTATTAGGAGGTAGCGTAATATGACATACTATGAAACAAAAATAGGAAAGATTATTGAGGAAGAGTTCGATTCACGAATGGGAAATGCAGTTGTTTCTTATATCATGGACAAAGGTATGAGCAACGTAAAGGAGATTACTGACGAGCAGATTGAAAAACTCGAAGGCAACGGATTAATGACTCAAGATTTTATCCAATCATTAGTAAGATGTGCAAGACGTATATGTAATGAATGCAAATGGATTGAACTGATAGAGTTCATTAGATTGCATTTATTATGTACTCCAACAGTACATAATGTGTATTTATATAAGGAAGATTTTACTGATGAATCGTTTGCAGAGTTACTTAAAGATTTGGATCTTGATGAAAGCGAAGTGGAAAATGAAATTAAGTTATTTGCTGTTGTTGATAAGGATTGTTTAAAGGAGTGATTGAATATGTTAAATCAGAATTGGTTTCAGGATAAAAGATTTGTAATGTTTGAGGGCTTTGCGGAAAGTCAGAGTTTCTTTGACACAGAGACTAAGAATATTTATGTTGTATCAGAAGAATATGGACAGAAGGGAAGTAATATTATTCAAGAAATTACACCTGAGTCATTTGAATACATTCCTAACTATAATAGATATAAAAAGTTTATAGGAATTAAGAAAAAATATACACTAACTTATACAGCACAAGTTGATCAAACAATCGAAGCGAGTTCTTTAGAGGAAGCGAAAGAAATAGCAAAGAATGGATTGGGCGAATATGAAAATCAAGCTTTTGAAAGCATTTATTTATCAGAAATCGCTATTATAACAGATAAAGACGGAAACGAAGTATAAAGGAGGTTTAAACCATGGATGTATTAAGAGTTGAATTAGTAAGAGAAATTGGAAATGTAAAAACATATAAAATTACATATGAGGAAAGCGAAAGCATTGAAACAAGACTTGTAGGTAGAACATTTAATTATGATGAAGATGCAGAAAAATTTCCAGAATCTGTATTAGATTTTGTAGAGAATTGGATTTTAGGAGATTTATAAAGGAGCGTGATTAATATGATGACAAAAGAAAGATTTAAAGAGACAAATTGGAAAATGAATTATGAGGAATATCAGAAATGCGATTGTACTGAATGTAAAAGAGAAGAATGTCCACACAGAGGAGCATATAGAAGAGTACCTGAAATTGATGGTGGTCTTGGTTTGTGTCCTAATTTGAAGGGAGATTGATTAGCATGTATAGAGTATATCAATTAACGGATGAAGAGAAAGATAAAATTGTGCGATGTCGTTGGGATGGAGATACACATTACTATGATGTATTTGAATCACAAAAAGAGTGCGATGAAGAACAGAAAAGACTAGATAAAATTGAAGTAGAATATAAAAAACAGAAAGCTGATTATTTGAAAAATTATAAGGGAGAGTGATTGAAATGGTACAACCTACAAGCGGATTTCATGTCTATTCAGATTTGAATACATGGATTGATTTTATGATTGTAATTGATATAGACGAAAGTTTTTCAAAGGTAGAAAAAATTATAAGTGAAGCAGAAGAAACTTATTGGACAGACAAGGATGCTTATAGCGAAACAATGGCAGATTGGATTGGCAACAAATTAGAAGAGAACAATATTTCGTTTGAGATTTTCTTTAAAAATGAAGAAGAGGAGGATGAGTGATATGACATTGGAAAATGTAAAAGAAGTACAAAGTGCATTAGATGTGATGTGTAAATATTGTGAGCAGGGACTATGTGATATGTGTCCTGATAGAGAAACGTTACGGAAGGTTAAAGAAGCATATGAAAATAGAAAATTGAAAGAGCGTCCCAATTATTGTGGAATTGAAGATATTAGATATATTTCACACGGAGAATGGGCAGATGCAGAACTTGAATACAAGGGGAAATTATTCAATGAAAATGTGGTGTCCGATGTAATGTGGGAAAGATTTATTGAAGAATTTCCTGATAAAGATGGAGATTATGAAGCGTTTAATCAGTACATGTATGATAATAAGGATGAAGTGTATGAATTATTAGAAGATTGGAGTGATTAAAATGTGTAAACATAAATCGAAGAGACTACGAGAGTTTGAACCGACTCTCAAGGCAAATGGCTATCACGAAATTAGAAGTCGTGGTAGTCATTTTATTTATGGGAATGGAAAGAATCAGATTACAGTGAATAAGGATCTGAATAAGATGGTACAGTTACGGTTGATTAAAGAGAATAACTTAGTGGAGGTGAAATAAATGAATCTAACACAAACAAGAGTAAAACAATATAACAGTACATACAAGACAGTTATTGCAGTAGATGGAGTACCTGTATGTATTACACAGAGTAACAAAAGAGCAAGTGACATTGTATCTTATTTGTCAGGATATGATGTTGAAATTAACGATGGAAAATTAAAGAAGCAATTGGATAAAATTAGAAATGGAAAGTGAGGTTGAGTGAATGATAGTTGATGGAGTATTTACATCTGTGTGGGCAGATGAGGGAGAGCTTAGAACAACATGTAAGGTAAACACAGAAACACATGAAGTATTTGATATTAAAAGAGTTGATCCTGCTGATTATGATATGGAGTGTGAAATTCTTGAATATGAATATGTAGAATATGGTGATGGAAATAAATTACATCGTTATCCTGTTTATTTTAAAGAAGGTAAAGGCGAAATCGAATTTAGCGATGCATATTGGAGAGAATGAAAGAAAGAAATAGCAATTTCAAATGGAAAGGATGGTTGATTTATATGAAAAAAGATAAATTAGAAAAGTATCTTGATGAGTTATCAGAAGGAACTGATTTTGATTTTAGAATATCAGAAATAAAGAATGGTGAAGTTGAGTTATACATGCAGGGAGATAACCCTTGCAATGAGGATTGGTGTACTGAAATTACAATTAAGAATCCAAAGACAAAGGAAGAATTAATAGAGACTTTACACGAAAAAATGTGGGAACTTTATGATGGCTTTGATGTTGAGGAAGAAACATATCTTATGTTAGAAGCAAAGAGAAATGGATTTCAAGGTGTTCCTGGTGTAGTTGATCTAGTACATAACGAGGAATATAAAGAAAACGCATTGAAGGAATTTGCAGAAAAATTAAGAAACTTATATTAGAAAGGAGTGCTTAATATGTTGGATATTACAAACTTATATGCATACAGGATTGAAGAATTGGCTGTTGGAATTGTAAAGGCAGAGTCATATGAAGATGCAAGAGAAAAGGTGAAAGCAGCTTATTTGAAACACAACGATTGCTTTGATTCTGAAAGAGATTTTATTGAGTTAAAGGAAATTGCAGAGAATGATTCATGGTTTAGTGATAATCCTGATGTAGTTGAAGTTGATGAATTAATATAGAAATGGAGTGATGAGATATGAATTATACTTATTTTGGAAACAGAATTGAAAGAAGCCCATTAGGGAATATTGGGTTACAGTTATTAGAAGCTCAAGAGAAATTAGTTTCTCAAGAATATGAAGTTGAGAATCTTAGAATTAAAGCAGCTATGTATAAAGCATATTTCTTTCGTAACTTCATATTAGCAGAAAAATTACAAAAACAAAGTGAAGAAAACAGAGATGCACTTATCGGAGAGTTTGATGGTTTTTCATATGCAAGTTGGAGAGCTAACGCTGTATATAGAACGCTTGAAAATATGTGCGATGAAGGACTATTAACTGAAAAAGAATACAGAGAATGCGAAAGACTATAAACAAGAGTTTCAAGTTTTAATTTTAGAAAGGAAATGGTGATTATATGAAAATGTATAATTATAGTAATTTATTACAGGCTGTAAGGGAAACAAATACAAATAAAATTATAGCTGAAAATAATAGAATAGCAGATAAGAAGAATGTTTTATCAAAATTGGAAATGGAATTAAAAACAAGTGGTTTATTAGATGATTGGTATGATTTAAAAAGACTTTGTAGAGAAGCTAATGTGAGAATTATGCCTTATGGTGGATGGGACGAAGAGAAACAAGGAGTATTAATGGATGACTCTCAATACTTTGAAGATAATGGAATGTTTATGAAGTGTATGAGTTCTGGATCTCATTGGTCTGATTATTTTGGGTTTTCTTATAAGGATAGAGAGTTTAAATGGAAAATCTGTCATACTACATCATCTACATTATTCAATGGTTTTGATGATGAAATCATTGAACTTAACACAAAAATCAAATTAATTGAGTTGTTTATGGAAAGGTATGAAGAATATAGAAATATCCAGTTGCAGAGAATTTACATGAAAATAGGCAAAATTACAGAAGAAACTGTGGCAATTAAAAGAGATAGATAGAATGAAATGAGGATTTACTCGGAAAGGAATCAGGTAATTATATGAAAATATATGTGTTGTTAAAACAAGGCTATGAAGGCAGTGAAACAGTTTGTGTAAGTGAAGACATCAATAAAATTCGCACAAGTATTTGTGAAGATTTCAATCCAAACGAAGATTATCCAGAACTTGAAATTTGGAAAAATGGAGAAGAAATTTTAAAGACGAGTGGAAGCGATGTATTAAAAGTCATTGCGAAAGAATTAGCACAGTAAATATGTGTTTCTTGACGGAATGGAGGAAGATATTGTGGATTCAAGATTTTTTGAAAGAAAATGTTTTATAACAACATCTGATTGTTTATTGGAATTTATGAAGGAACAAAAAGATGATTCAAGTCTTATATTAAATATGGAAGAAGATACAAAAGAAGTATTCTTATATAGTCCAGCGTTTGACGTTGAATATAATGAGGACGATATTATGGATTGTGTTGGCAGAGAGTTGGGTGTTGAAATAAATAACCTGTTTGTAGATGGCGACAAATATTGTGCTGCAATTTATTTTACGGTAAGAAAACTAGAACAATGAAACGATGATTTACTGATAAGATTGGAGGATGTTATATGGTAAATAGAAGTAAGGAGTGTATAGAATTTAGAAATGACCATGAATCAAAATGTTATTTAGTAAATTCAGACACAAAACAGACTGGATTTCAGAGAATACCATTATCACAAGGATATGAAGAGTACGGAAATGGAAACACAATGTATTTCTTCGAAGCTGTTGGGAAATATGATAGTTCAATTTTAGATATCATCCATGCAAACACAAGAGAAGAAGCAGAGGAACTTGTAAATACTAAATATAAGGAAAGATTTAGAAGAAATACAATTATTCCATTTTCAACCAGAGAACTTGTTGATGAAAGGTGATATTAAAGTGGTGACTTAGAAAGGAATGATTATATGAAATGTAACTATATTGAGTATCATAGACTAACAGATCAGATGTTTTATGGTATTGCACAAACGGACGCACATCTAAATCAATATACGGAGGTTTTAAGACAATATCTTATAAATGGTGGTGCAGGTGATATAATGCTAAAACTTGGTGTTGGAATACAACTCATAACTAAGAAATTTATGTTGTTATCTGAAGAAGTTATTATGAGAAGATTTATATGGCTTAAAGGTAATAGAAAAGGAGAGTTATTAAAAAGATACGAAATAGAGGCATTAGGAATGTTTCTTCCTGGTGGTGCTTTATATGGAAAAGAAGATAATTATAAATGGTAATGGAGTGATGATTTCTTGACAGAATGGAGGCTTGGAATATGACAAGAGAAAAAGCCACGAGAATTGTAAATGGATTTTTTAATGATATGAATCCTACTTTATGGAATGGAGAAGGTAATAAACCCGAAAGCTTTGATGAACGACCTTGGCAATGCAAAATAGTTGATGGTATAAATCTTGAAATTACTTTTGCTTATGACGAAGAAGATGGATGGCATCATTATTGCGATTTAGTTTATACCAAAGATAACAGTTCTTTTGACTTAATGAGTGGTTATGGAATTGATTCTAAACTAAATGTGATAGATACAGTAATGGATATATGTAGAGACTATGAGTAAGTATTGGAATTGTGATTTAGATAGGAGTGATTGGAATGGATTATAAAATAGGTGATACAGTAAAAATATTTGTTTATGTAACAGAAAAATGGGGCAGATTAGTTACTTGTAAAATCACCAATAAGTATATAAGAAATAATACTACTTATTATTCTTTGCAAGAGATAAATGGAATTTATAGAGTAAGTAACGTAAAAGAAAACCGATTCATACTTGATTAACATGAAACGGAAATCTAACGAATCGGCTATTTAAATAGGAAGGGATAATATGAACGAAACACAAGAAAAGATATATGGTTTGCTGGAAAGTTATTTAGAGTACTGTAAGACAAACGGATATACAGAGTTTGAGGTATGGTGTGAAGATAATATTGATACTATTAATGAGGATGCATTAGTACAAGATATATGTCATGAAGTAAACCATATAGCTGATAAATTATTTGAATAGAAAGTGAGGTGATAACATGGTAAGAAAAATTAACAATAGATTATATAAAATCAATACATATGCTTCTGCACACATTATTGAAATAGATGACAATTATGATGAAGAAGTACAGAAGTTAAGAAGAGAAATTCAGCTTGATAGTCTTGGATACAAATTAAATTTACTTGTATATCTTGCCACATTAACGGTACAAGGATATGCAATCTTAAGTGTAACTGAGTTTAATTCAGATGGAAGCAAGCCTAGAGTTGCTTATGCAAGCAATAAAGATTTTAAAAAGATTGTTAAGTATTATTTTGGAAAGAAAGCCTAAGAATCAGCGATTTAGAAAGGAGAATTAAAAATGAAACAGAATCATTATATTGTAACTTTTAACAATGGGAAAACTGTATTTGCATCTGGGTTTAATACGGAGGAAGTAGAAATCCTTGCAAAAGCCGTAATGATAAAGAATGGATTATCTTATGACATTAAAAGTGTTAAGACAACAAGTAATTTATCTGATATGGCAGATACAGATTTTGTAGCATAGGAAACGGAAATTTAAAAGGGGGAAGATGAAATGACAATCAAGGATGTAAAAGAAGAATATAAAAATAAATATATAGAATTAGAAGTATATGAAGCAGTGAGTAATGGAAAATATTATCCTAGTAATTTTCATACGGATAATTGCAGATCATTAGGAGAAGATTCACCATATGGAAACTATACTGAGGATATGGAAGTAGGTCTATATGAGCTAATGGATGAAGAAGAATACAATAATACTATAATGGCAAATTGTGATATTTATGCAGATTTTGAAGATTGGTATGGTGATAAATATGCAAAAGTATTATGTGTTATGATTAAGTAAACAATTAGATACTATTAGAAATGGTGGTAAAATTTATGGATAGGAAAGAATATTTATTAAGACAGGTACTAAAGTTATTTAAGCAACAAAAAGAAAGTCGTTATGTTTTAAATATTGAAGAGATGACTGTTATATACGATGGAACTGAATGTAATGGAAGTTGTCTTTGTGATGATATTATGGAAGAATTAGGAATTGACAGCTTAGAAGATATTGAGGATGAGAAATAAAGTGTGATATAATATGTAAGAAAGAAGGTTGATGAATATGGCAGGATATAGCGGATGGTCAATGAGTAACAATGCGGTTGATGCTTATTCAAATGGGGAGAAACCATTAAGTAAATGGACAAAGGCAGATATTTTTGATACAATAGAAGAACAGGAAATTGAGTTAAAATGCTCAATGGAAAAATTTAAGAAGCTACCTGTGAAAGTTTTAAAAGAAGTTTGTTTGAGGTATTCTTCGTGGCATCATACAAGCAATCATTATAATCAGACAGATTTTTATTCTTTGGATATAAGCAGAATAGAAAATTTAACAGATGAAAAAATTGATAGATTACTTGCAGATTACAAGGCAGAGAAAAAGAATGAAGAAAAGCCTACTGAAGAGAAATGGAGATGTGCTTTTTTAGAATGGTCTGGAACTAGAAAACATCCAGTTGCAAAAGAAATAGTTGAAGAGGGTATTGTAAAAGGCGATTGGTTCTATCGTAAAAATGGAACTAAAAAGAAAACAACAGCAAATGGGTTTGAATTTATTAAGAAATTGGAGGAATGATAATAATGGCATTTATAAATGAACAAGGAATAAAAATTAGCTTTGAGTGTTCAGATTTAATTAAAGAACTTAAAGAAGATATTACTGAATTTGGTGGTGACACAGTTGTTGCTGTTTGGTGTAAGGATAATTCAGGAGTTACATTATATGTAAATTATGATTTTATTAATAAAGATCAGCCAATAACTGAAAAAGAATTAGATAAAGATGAATACATACAGAAAATGACAATGAGTGCATTATTAATTTTATTAGAAAAGCAAAATGAAATTTTGTAATTGAAAATAAAATATAATATTAATTAAATTGAGACGGATAATTATATATTATCTGTCTTTTTTATTGGATTGGAGTGATATTATGAGAAGAGAATTTAAAGTAAATAAAACAAAATGTGCGATAGTAAATCGCAATACTGGCAATATGGAAATTAACAAATATAATCAGAAATATGAAGTTAGGTGTTTTTCACAAAAATATAATGGTTGGATTAGGTTGTGTAGTTGTGCAACTATTTCTGAAGGAAGAGAAAAGGCTGTACAAATATTATCATTAGCGATATAATATGTATATAATTATTTTTGGAGGTACAATATGACAAAATTGGGGTTATTAGAAGCGTTTCAATATGCTGTCGAAACAGTAAATGTTACAAAATTTGAAGAAGCTTTAATAATATTTTCTGTAGAGTATGGTGTTCAGATACCAAGGGAAGCGGCAGAGTTAATTAAAGCTCAAGATGATAATTTGTCAAAAGAAAAATTAAAGGAAATTATGCTAAAGATACAAATGCCAATCTATAATTATGTTAAGACAAATGGCAATGTTAATGAGTTAAAGTGACAAATAGAATAATAGAGAATATAGTAAGAGACTTGTTTTTACAAGTCTCTTATTTTTATGGAAAGAACGGTGATTACTATGTTTGATTACAAAGAATTTAAGAAGGAAATGTCTAAAAGGGGACATGAAGTACATAAACATGGAGATTATATAACTATTGAACCCAATAATAATTATGAAGGATATAATAAAGGATTTTTATATGCATCAGATGTCATTAAAGGATTTGAGCATGAATTAAGACTTATTTATATGCATCATTTTAATACTTGGATATATACTGTAAGATTCAAAATCGTATGATATAATTAATACAGTAACTGTGGAAACGTGAATTAAAAAACGGAGGTAATTGTTATGATAGAATTAATTAGTGTAATTATAGCTTGGATTGTTGTATTTACAATCCCAAACAGATTTCTAAGTAAATCAGAAGCTAAGAAAAGAGAAGAAAGATATAAAAATATGTAAGGAGAGTGATGAATATGTTAGGATTATTGTTGTCTTTAGGATTATTTGGTGGAGCTGCTGTAAAAAATGCTTACGATAATGCAGCAATGAAGAAGTATACAAGCTCTTATGATAATAATGGAAATCATCATTATTGTGACAATAACATGAGAGAATACATTAATGGTGAGAGAGTAAGGAGTGATGGCTATACTGATAATGATGGAATTTATCATAGGACGGAAATTGGACTGAATAGTGGAAAGACATATACAGATTATGTATGTCCATCTGAACAGTTGAAAAAGAAATACGATGACGAAGATAGGGAATATTACCGTAAAAAAGGATTTCCTGCATATCCCGCTTATAATCTACGATTTAAGAGAAAAGTAACAACTGAATTTGAAACAGGCAAAGTGGTAGCTGCTGTAGTATGGTTTCATAACATATTTACTCAGGAAAATCATTGGGTTAAGTTTTATGTTAAGCCTGATGCAAAAGAATATGAATACAATGTACCAGGAGAATATGATAAAGGTATAGAAATTACCAAGGAAGAAGCAGAGTTATATGATAGAATATTAGGGAAATCTCATAGCGGCATGGCATTTAGAAATAAAATTTGGGAAGGGTTTGACACTAGAAAACCTGAAGGATGGGATGAGGCACATAAGAAAAATTAATAGTTTCATTTGAAGATTGGAGAGAAAATATATGAAAATTGTGAGTATTGAATGGCTAACAGACGAAATAACGGAACAATTAAATAATGAAGAAACCTGTTATTTGTCAAGTGATAAAGAATATTGGTTATTTACAGATGATATTGTGTTTAATAAAATTGACAAAGAGTTACATTCGATTTCTGTTGCAGAATGGTTGTATGGAAAGTGTGAAGACAATGATTTATCTACAACATTTATGAATACACAATATGATTGGAGTGATTATAATATGGATGCAGCCGCCGATGTAGATGTGTCTAAATGCTGCAACAATCAATGGGATCAGGTTATGATAAACTATGTAAGAAATGTAGTTGAAGAATCCATTTCGTATAAATTAGAAGAATCGTTAAGAGAAATGGTGAATTACAAATTTGAAATGGATTATATAAAAGATGCTGTAAAAAATGTTTTGGACTTAGAAGACAAATAATAGCCAATGAATCCAAGTTTTCATAAAACGGTAACGATGTCCGTAGGCAGAAAATCTCTGATGTGTTATAGTTAATTAAAAACACAAGGAGAATTTAGGATGAAGAATATTGATAGAATGAAGCTGGCTCTTATAGATCAGATTACAAATATGACAACGGAACAATTTAAAAGATTAAACGATATATTGTGTGAAGAATATGACTTTAATTCTAAGTATGTTAATAAAGCTGCAATATTTACTTGTGAAGATTGTAGGAGATTATATGGAAAATGCGTTGAATCTGAACGAACAGAAGAATGCGATGAGCGATTTATGAAGTATTTAGAAAGTGAAGAGTAATTTAAATGAAATCTAAGTTTCAGGAGGAAGGTAAATGGAAATTAGTTCAGATATTGATAGTGTAATAAATTTTCTTAAAAAGAAGAAAAAGGAAGGTTATAAATCAGTGGAATTAATTGATGATGCAAGAGCTTCTGGATGGGTTACACTTGATCCAACTTTGAAATTTATTTATTGCAAACAAGAACCTAGTGTTTTAGGAATAGATACAAGGAAAAAAAGAATGAAAGAAATTTAACTTTCATTGGAAGATAGGATGGTGATAAAATGCTGAGAAGAAACTTATTTATAGGTATTTCAAATGATAGATTGAAGGAATGCTATGAAAGTTATAAACGTGTCATTTGTAAAAGGGAAGAAGAAAAGGAATTATTTTTAGAACTTGTAACAGAATATAAGACTTTTGTGGAAAGTGAACATCCAAAGGCAGCCGAAGCGGTTTGTCAGGCTGATATGTTTAATGAGATTGCACATAGATTTTTCAAAATTGTAGATGTCATTAAGGATAAAGAATTTTGTGAGATTATGGGAATTGAGGTGAAAGACAATTAGTAAATTAATACAGAAATTAAATTGGGATATGCCATTTATAAAAAATCAGTGTATGTTTGTGTATGCTGAAGCTGATTTAGATTCTAATCAAAAAATGCAAGAACCACTACAAAAACTATATCAATATGAAAATCAACCAGATATGAGAGAAAAGATAAGAGAATATGTTAATGAGCTTGATACAGAAATTGATAGGTGTGAAAATGAATTGCAAAAATATTATAAGAGTAATGGAGATATAGGTGTTATAAGTATGCAAAATAGAATTCAAGTTTTAATTGAAGTAAAGAATGATTTACTTGGAAGATTAGAAGAGGTGATATAAAATGACTAATGGCATTAAAGAGAAAGACATTCGTGACATGCAAAAATGCTTTGATAAAATTGAAACGATTTTGAGACGAATCAGAGAATATAATCCAAAAGCAAAACTAATTTGTATAGAAAGTGATACAATCGCATTAGTTAATTTTGGAGATGATTATGTTGATTCCGCTCCAGATATTAAAGATGAATATATTGTTGCAGAAAAATGGATATCAGAACTTGACAATTATTGTTAAGAAATTCGACTTTCATTGGAAGATAGGAGGAAATTAAAAATATGAAGAAATTTGGAATTAATGAGATAGAAGAAGATAGTGAAAGTAAAGTAGGTACTGTAATAGCAGAAGACATTTATGAAGCTGCAAAAATATTTAAAGGTATTACAGATAAAAATTCAGACAGCAATTATAAAATATATGAAATAAATGATACGTCTGGTAATTATTTAATTATTGGAAATTCAAAGAATGATTTAATGTTTTATAACGCATTGAGATGGCAGTTATTAGATGAAGGAAAATTGGAAATGGAATGAGGTGATATTAATGAAAGAAACAGAGACAAAGAAAATTATTGCAGAAGAGATTTTAAATCGTATGAATGATCAAGGCGCAGCAGATGTACTAAGAGACATTTTAAGTAATAATGACAACAAAATTGATTGGGATAAGGCATTTGAGTCTATTCAGAAACATATGCCTGAGTTGAAAATGTTTGATTGATTGTGAATTGAGGTGAAGTAAATGGAAAAAAAACATTAAAATATTTAAATGATATGAAGAATAGTAAAATGCCACCATTTGATAGTCAATATGAATTTTTCTTTGCTACACTGGAAGATTATTATATTGCAAAATCAAATGGTGCAAAGATAATAAAAGAGGAGCTTATGGAATGGGATTCTGAAGCGCAAAAAGAAATTGTTAATATATTGGCTGATATTATAGAATCTGATGAATTGATTGGCTTTGATAAAAATGATATTTTATCGTTAGCTGATTAAATGACGATTTACTTGGCTTTTAAACAGAGAATAATACTATATAAAATTGAAATGGAGTGTGATGCATATGTCAAAGCTTATATTACAAAGAAAAGACAGAAAACTCATAGATAATATTTTCGAGCATCCTGGAAATATTTTCAGTGTACACTTTGCAGGATATGAAGATACAGTTTGGTGTAAATCTATTTCAGAAATTTATATGGCATTAGAGCAATTTAAGAAAAATGGATTTGTGAAGACAGATGAAAATGCAGAGTTATTAGTATAGAAAGTGAGAATTATGAGAGAAGAATGTAAGGCATTAAAGCAATTACTATCTGAACTATATCCATCATCAAAATTCAGTATTCGATTCAAACGGGCGAGAAATTATATAGATACATCGGATATGATAATTGTAAGATGTCTATCAAGCATAGATACAGATGAACTTATAAAGCAAATCAAACATTATTCTTCTGGAATAGCAGTATTTAAAGATGGTTCTTGTGAATCTATATGGAATCGAAAAATTGAACCTAAAATTCTCATACCATCTACAAAAACTGTAATAGATTTAGATACAACAGAATTTATAAAAATAATATAGAAAAGAGGGGAAATATAATGACAAAAAATCAGATAGAAAAATTCGCAGTAGGTTATCCTTATTATCCCACAGATTATGTTGAAGCAGTATTAAAAGTTTCAAATTTTGATACGGAGATAGCTGAAGAAATTTTAGATGATAAAGAGAAAACATTGGCAATTTGGCAAAATGGAACAACTATGATTGATGGAATTACATCTTGTTGTGGTTATGATTTTGGAGAAGATGCATTCAGCAAAAAGATAAATATTGGTTATTGTCCGATTTGTGGAAGAAAAATTGTAATTAAAAAGTAATGAAAGAATTGATTCAAAAGGAGGCATAGTGATGAATGCTTTTGATATAAATAAATATATAATTGAAGAAATGGGATCAGCAGAAGAAAAAGGAGAAGATGTCACCGTCAGATTATATTTATCAAACAGTGAAATTATAGAGATATGGTTTGATAAGGAAAATGATTATTATACATGGAGTAATGCTTCTTATGGGTATGAAGATACACTTGCAATTATGAATGATATATTTGAATGGCTTCACGAAGAATCGTTATCTGTAATTAATATGGAAACGATTTAGTATAATAGCTGCTAGTAGAAATGCTGGCAGTTATTTTTATTGTAAGAGAGAATATTATAATATAAAATAAAAGAAAGGTTGTGATATGAATGATAACAACAGGAATTGTAAGACGCTTTGACGACTTAGGGAGAATACATATTCCAAAAGAAATTAGAAAAAAGGTGTTTGGAAAATATAATGTAGAAGGTACACCTATGGAAATTTTTTATGATAAGGATGGAAATATTATTATAAAACTATACAAGGAGAGCAATGTCAATGAGTAAATTAGTACAGAAAGTCAAATGGAATTTAGATGGTTCTAATATAGAAATGTATACATATGGCGAAGCTGATTTTGAGGCAAACAAAGCAATGCAAGAACCATTGGAAAAGCTGTATCAGTATGAGAATAAACCTGATATGAGAGAAAAAGTTGTTGAATATATTGGTGAGCTTGAAATGGAAATTGATAGATGTGAACAATGTATTATTGATAATGGTATTGAAGCAGAAACTACAAATAATATGCTATTAGCACGTTGTGAGACTCTTCATGAAATTATAGGCGATTTAAAAGGTAGATTGGAGGAAAGAATATGAAATTTAATAATGGAGATAGAGTCTTTCATAAAGGATTGCATTTATTTGGAGTTTTCATCGAATATGCATGGAATAGTGATGATGAAGCTATTGTAAGATTTGATAATTGTGATAATCCAGACGATTGTAGACATATTAGTGTTAATCAGTTAGAAAAACTTCCAAATGGTAGTGAGATTGTTAAGAGAATAATCAAATATAACAATTCTAAAAAAGATTGAAAGAGTTATTTCAAATGGGAGGTGTAATTATGGAAAGAGTATATCCTTCAGATTTTAACATGTCGAAAAATAAATCACAAGAATCCTTTGTTAGAGTGAGCGAAATAAATGATATGATTGCATATGGTGTATTCAAATTAGATAGAAATAAATTAAAAGAATATAAGTTTGATACAACAGTAATATACAATAAGGAAAGATATACGAGAGAGGAAGCAATGAATTTGTTCGGAAGTTTGGTTGGATTATAAACCCAAAGAAAAATTGCTTTCAATAGCAGAACGGAGGATAATAAAAATGGAAAGACAGTACATTGTAGAAGTGAAAATAACGGTTGATGACAAAGATTTGTTTCATGGACAAACAGTTGATGAATTAGTTTTTGGATAGTTTAGAAGAAGCTCCTTTCCAAGTTGATACTATAGTGGTAAAATAAAGACAGTTGAAGATTGTTTTCAAGAGGAAAGTAATTATATGGAAATAAATATAGGTGATAAATTTGGTAATTGGACTGTACTAGCTTTGTCAGATAAAACGGATTCGTCACACAATAAGTATTACACATGTCAATGTGTGTGTGGGACAATTAGAGCAATTAACAAAGGAAAATTAATTTCAGGAAAGTCTAAGTCTTGTGGTTGTAAAAGAAAATTAGATATGACTAGGAAAATCGTAAAAGATTTATTGTTTTTAGAGCCTTTTGGCTATGAAAATGGAAAAGTTATATGGAAATGTAAATGTCTAAAATGTGGAAGAATGTGCTACAGAACGGTATCTGAGGCAAAAAAGGTTGGTACTTGTGGAAATCATAGAGATGGGAAAACATTAAATGAAAATAGAAAAAAGCGTACACAGGTCGATGGAACGATTGTACAAACTTTAACTCAAAAAGTTTCAAAAAATAATACTTCAGGTATAAAAGGAGTTTCTTTTGACAAAACCAGAAAATTGTGGGTTGCTCAAATTGGATTTCAAGGAAAGAATTATAGTCTCGGTAAATTTAAAAAAATTGAAGATGCAGAAAAAGCTAGAAAAGATGCAGAAGATAGATTTTTTAAACCGATTATAGATAAGTATAAAAAAGACTGATTTGAAAGGAAGGAAAAATGCCAAGAATTAGAGATTGTGTTATTTGTGGTAAGAGGTTTACAAGTTACCATGGAATAAATGTATGTAGTGAACAATGTAAAATAGAAAAAAAGAAACGACAAGATGAAAATTCGAATAAAAGAAGATATAGTAAGGAATCGAATACACCAATAATTAAAATCTGTCCTATTTGTGGAGAAAAGTTTGAAACACTTAGAAGAACATATTGTTCAGAAGAGTGTTCTGAGAAAGCACATAAAATACATGTAAAGGAAATTTCAGATCAATACTATAAAGATCATAGAGAAGAAATAATTGATAAAGTAAAAGAAAGAAAGAGTAATAAATATTAATCATAAGGAAGCAGAAATCAACTGCTTCTTTTTTATTGCAAAAATGAGGTGAATAATGTTTGAGTAGATATAAGAATGGAAACCCAAAACATGCAAGTCGATTCATATGTTTAAAATGTATGAATGAAAATATGTTAGCCAGTGGAATTCAGAGACAGAGACAAAGAGAACGAAAACATATTAAGGATTTGTATTGTTTGAAGTGTGGAGAGGTAACGAAGTGCATCGAAGTAAGATTTTGTGATTCTTATGAAGAAATTTTTGAGGTTGCAAAGATAAAAAGAGAGAATTATTACATAGACAATTATGAAAGGTAGGTTGATGATAATGTGTTATAAAATAGAAGTGCAGAATAAAAATGCGGAGAAGCTTAATAAAAAATTAGATGAGTTAAATGCACCACAATTTTTAAGAGATTACTTAAATGAGTTGGAAAGCAAAAACGGAGCGCTAAATTATTTAGTGGCAATTAAAGATTTTTTACAGTGGTTGATTGAAAGTAATATTATTAATAAGAAATCAATTTCTGAAATAGAAGTTTCTGATTTTAATGACCTAAGACCACAAAATATTAGTTCATATCTTAGATATAAGGAAACAAATGGAATGTCACCAACCACAACAGAAACAAGGAAAAATATCATTAAAAGTTTTATACAGGATATTTATTCATACAGAGAGTGTTTGTTAAGAGAAGTTTATAGTAATATAGAAGATTTTTACAAAATGATTAAATATAAGGGAATCCCATCTGGAAACAACTTAATAAAAAAACTTCCAACAGAAAAGCAGCTTAATGACATGGAAGAGAAGATAATGTGGAAAAAGGATATTGCAGTAAAAAATAGGAATATTGCTATCTTTAGGGTATTAAGGGGCACTGGTATAAGAGAGTCAGAGCTTGCTGGCTTAGATTTATCTGATTTACATTTGAAGGAAGAAATGCCATACATTACTATTCTTGGCAAAGGTGTGTACAGAGAAATGCAAAATAGAACCGTATATCTTAGCGGATCAGCCTTAAAAGCATTGAAAGAGTGGTTAGAGTATAGGTTGACATTGGATAATATTATTGATACAGAAGCAGTTTTTATTAATAAAAACGGAACACGTACAACAGAGAAAAATATTAAGCAGATATTTGAAAATTACGGAAATGGTATTACTGCACATATGATGAGACATTATTATGCTACTGTAATGAATCAAAATGGAAATCTTGCATTCGTACAACAGCAGCTTGGGCATAGTAGTGTAAAAACAACTGTCAAAAATTATGCAAATGGAGCAGTGGGAATGAAAGATGTACTAAATAATATGTGATATGTAAAGGACAATACAGATTAGTTTGTGTCGTCCTTATTATTTAATTTATAAAATTCATTTGTATAAGCTAGTAATCGTTTCATTTGAGCATCATCTGTATCAAGTATTTCAATTGGTGAACAGTTTAATTCTTTGCAGATTGATTCTAAAATATCAAATTTAATCGAGGTTGATTCACCTTTATAGATTTTGTCGATTGTTGGATATGTTACTCCTATTTTTTTAGCCAGTTCATAACGTGTCATATTTTTTTCTTTTAACTTATTTTGAATAGATAATCTCATAAATGCAATCCTCCTATATACATAGAGTACCATATATAAAAGAAAAAATAAATATAAAAAATAATTGTAATAATACTTGACAATATATATAGTGAAGTATATAATACAAAATATCAAAGGAACAAACAGAGAAAGGAGGGCTAAAGCAATGGACATAAAACGTGGTGAAATATACTTCGCAGATGTAGGTAGATATGATTCTCAGGGTTCTGAACAGAGTGGTAGAAGACCAGTGTTAATACTTCAGAATGACATTGGAAATAAATTTAGCCCTACCACTATTATTGCCATTATAACTACGAAGTCTAAAAGGGAATTACCAACTCACGTTGAGTTACATAAAGATAAATTCAACGGATTAAAACACGATTCTGTTGTAGCTCTTGAACAAATTACCACAATAGATAAAGATAGACTAAAGTTTAAGATTGGTAATTTATCTAATGATGATAATGTTCGTGTTATGGAAGCGATGAAAATAAGTCTGGCTATGATATAGGAGAGAGGAGAGAATATGTTTATGAAGACAGAAGCATATGATTATTCAACAATTGATGAAGCTATAGAAAGATTACAGAAGTTGAAAACTGAAGGTAAAAATCCTAAAAATGTAGTAATACTTACAATGGATTTTGATAATAATACTTCGTCAAAAAAAATTGCGTCACCTGATGATGGATGTCTTTTAGTAAAGAAGTCAAAGACAATTATTATGAATGAAGATGAATATATTCCACACATGCAGCTTTTTAATACAGAACAGAATATAAAGAATATCATTAGAAGAGGAATAATGCATGACATACTATTATAATAATTTGTCCAGATAATAGAATAGAAAATATGATAAAATATAGTATTCGTAATAATTCTGCTATATTTTATCTTTACATAATTTGAGATTTTATGCAGTGTGTATAAAATAAAATGCAAAATTGTTTCGAATATATGTTTGTGTTCTATTGACATCGAATACATGTTCGGATTATAATATGCAATATGGAAATGGAAATAAGAAATAAAAGAGACTATACGGATGCTCGTGCGACCAAACACTTTTTGAACATCATCATATATAGCCTCTTTCTACGAAGGAGAAGAGCAACAATGTACTCTACTCACATTTATTATATGATATTTCTTTATTTTTAGTCAATGTACTTTCGTACATTTTTTCCAAAAATTACCAAATTTAATAGTGTTTTAATTTTTCTTTGGTATACCCAAAGTTTATTAAAGTACGCCAAAAGTCAGAAGGGAGTGATTTTTTTGGATTATGTAATAAGAAGTGGCAAAGTTTATATCCGTGTCAATAATGGGAAAACAGAAACTTGTGCAGAAAAAATGAAAGGTATATTTAGTGAAACAAAAGCAAGAAATATATTACATTCATTACCAAAAACATTAAAGAGATATGGTTTTCATATCGAAGCAATACCTGATATACCACCTAAAACCATAGAAAATAATACATATAAAATACCCGAATCCGTTTCACAATGGATTGATAAATTCGGTTCAATTGGACAGACGTTAAATGAAGCGGAAGCGAGAAGTAACATACTCATAGCTGAACTTAATACTTGTGATGATGAACTTATAGATATTGTTCATGATGCTGAATTAGAGAATGATATGAATATGTATAAAGGATATCTGTTATATGTCAGACTTCGTAAGAATCGTAGAAGAAGACGTGAATTAAAGGATGAACTAATGATTATATCTGATGTATTGGATGAAATAAAGCAACCATCAAAATTTCAAAAAGAGCGTATTCAGAAAGCTGTTGATGGATTATTACATAGAAAATATAAGTATCGTGTTACGGAAATAGAAGAAGATGAAAAAAGTGCGAAGTAAATCGAGAATATATAAATGGAAAGGTAGGTAGATGGCATGATTAATAAAGAAATGATGTTGGTTATTAAAAACAATCCTAAATTGTCAGAAATACTTGATTTATATATGGCAAATGAAATGAAGAAGTTAAAAAATATTTGCTATAAAATATGGAAAGGTAAGGTTGATAATTACGAAGAAGATGAATTGCTTGACGATGCTATAGAAGTATTAATAGAATCTTTAGTTACATATGACGCTAAAAGTAAGGCAAAATTTGAAACTTACCTAACGGGTAATATTTCAAGATCGTCTTACAGTTGGTTTCGGGATAATAAATATACAGGCTGCCGAAATAATCTTGCCAGAGATGGTAATGGAAAGATTATATATGAAGATGTTAATGGCAAGAAAAGACCTATAAGAATTGACAATGTTTCATTTGACTTGGATAGTGACGAAACACAGAATTTAAAAGAAACACTATCATCCAAGATAAACATAGAAGATATTCTCATTGCGGAGGAATATACAGATAAGGTTGAACTATATCTTAGCAATTTACCTAAAAGAGTTAGAGGCGTAGCAAAGTTATTTTCTCAAGAATACAATCGAGATGAAATTATGGAATTATTACATATAACAGAACAACAATTATTAGACTGTATGAAGATTCTAAAGTCATACGAATACATATCATTATTATTTAATTAAAGAAGGGAGAATATTACAATGGCAGTAATGTTAGGAAGAGATAAGGTAGTAAAGACACAATTAATGTTAGGAACGGTGATTAAGCAGTTTAGAACAAATGTAATCAATAAGAATCATCCATTACAGAGAAAACCTGATCAGTGGTCGGACGAAGCAAAATCTGGACTTGCTGCCAGTGTAATTAAACATGAAGATATTGATTCAATTAAATTATGTGAACAGATTTACGAAAATAGTTTCACAAACTGGCTTATTGATGGATTACAGAGATTAACTGTATTGGAAGAGTTTAAAAATAATGTCTTTGCAATGGGAAAATCATTGAGAATGCCTATGATAGCTTATCAAGCTGAAGATGGAAGTGGTAATGTTGTTGAGTATGATTTAAGAGGTAAGAAATACAAAGACCTTCCAGATGAGTTAAGAGAAGAATTTGATAATTTCCAGGTAGATATAGTTAAGCATCTTGATTGTACTAATGAAGAGATAGCTTATCATATTGATAGATATAATAAGCAGACAAGTATGAATACAAATCAGAAAAATGTTTTGATGATGTATAAAGTGGTAGATTCACTTAAAAGGGTTACAAAGAATAGATTCTTCTTGGACTGTGGTGAATATACAGCACCTGAAAGAAAGAAAGAAGTATTAAATAGAGTAGTTGAAGAGTCATTAATGTTAATGTTCCATTCTGATTCTTGGAAGAAAAACGCAGCTATGGCTAAGTATCTTAATGAAAATGCCGCAGAAGAGGAATTCAATATATTAGAAGAGGAACTTAATAGATTACAAAAAGTAATAGATCAAGATACTAACGGACAGTTATTTAATAGCAAGAATAGCTTTATTTGGTTGGCAGCTTTTCATAAGTTTACTTCATATAACATAGAAGATATTAAATTTGCTGATTTCTTAAATGAATTTCAGGGAATATTACATAGCAAGACATTTAAAGAATATGATAATGAATCATTTGATACATATGATAGCAACCGAAGCACAAAGGATAAAAAAGTTGTAATGGCTAAGTTAGATATGGTTACTAAGCTTATGGAAGAATATTTACATATAAATAAGGAAGAAACTCATTCAGAAATCGAAGAAGTTGTTGAAAATACAACAGAAAACACAGTACAAATTATCTCTGAAACAGAGAATAATACTATGTCTTCTAATGAAGACGATGAAACAGATAGTAATATATCAGAACAGAATACGGGTAGTTCTGATGTATTACAGTTTGTTCAAAATAGTGTGGCAGAAGATATAGAGAATGAAGATATAAGTGAATATCAAGATTTTGTTGATGTATATATTGATATAAATTCATCGTTATATAAACAGTGTGAAGCAGCGTTAATGGCATTAACAGCTTATGCTTATAAAACTGATAAGGATGAAGAACTTGCAACTTGGATTGAACAGTATCAGAAGAATTCAATTGATAAGACATATAGTTCTTCGCAGGAAGTAAATTATAGATATATGAAGAGAGATTTTGATAATTACATAAATTTCTTAAATAATATGGAGAAAGGAAGAACAGCTAGTGTTAATTAAAACATTGTTAAAAAGTATTGTATTAAAAAAAGAAAATGCAAATTGAAATAATGGAAACCTTGTCTGATATTTGTTTATATATGCAATTAGACGGATTCAAAAAAGATAATGGGTATGGTCAATTTATGTATACACACTATAGCAATTTACAGGATATTTTAAAAGAGTATAAGGGAGAAAAATAACTATGCCAGATATTACAATGTGTACAAGCAAAACATGTGAAAGAAGAAAACAGTGTTATAGAGCAATAGCAAAGCCAGATAAGATACAAAGTTATGCTGATTTTACTTCGTTATGTGCAGATAGAGATTTTAGGTGTCAATGGATTGTTACTGACAGAGAAGTACTTGCTGATGATATAAGTAGCTTGTTAGTAAGATGCTAAAATACAGGAGAATAATAAAATGGATAAAGATACAAATAAGCGAAATGAACTTAGAAAACAGTTACAAGCCTTATCAAAGGAGCGAATTATTGAATTATATATTCACTTATTCATGAATTTTGCTAATGATAAGGAGGAAACCGATTGGGAAGATATTAAATAGAAGAGAACAGATTGCACAAGTTTGCCGACCTAAACAATCTGCTCAGAGAATAAAATATAGGATAAACTATATATGTTCTATTATAACAAATCTATTTGGCTAATTCAAGCCAGTTTATCCTATAACAATTAGTCTTTTGACTACGGGCTATTTTGAGTCCGAATAGTGAGGATTATATCACTCATTGAAAAGTATGTGATTTATATGTGATTTAAGGTTTTTAAGTATATGGAATTACATACTAACAAAATATCTGGCAACAGAGAGGAGATGTTTCAGTTGTTTTGGAAGTATAGTTACATACTAGCAAAATTACATAATATGTATCGGCACAAGTTATAAAATTTTAGAAGTATATAAAATTACATCTCATTAAAAGAATATATAAATGAAATTAAAATCAATTCTATTGCGGTAGATTTTACTGCCGAATCGTGAGTGTAATGCAACTCATGAAAATCTGTGTAATAACTTTGAGGTTTTAGAGATATTTAAAATTACATAGGTATAAAACGAAAGTCGGCAAAAGTACCATATTACAGCCGTTTTAGAGATATTTAAAATTACAAAAATATAAAAGGAGATTTACAAATTATGGGAAACGATAGAATGACAATTTGTAGAAAAATTAAATTATTTCCAGTAGGAGATAAGGAAGAAATCAATAGAGTGTATGACTTTATTAGAAATGGACAGTATGCTCAGTATCAAGCTTGTAACTTACTTATGGGACAGCTTATGAGTGAATATTACAAATACAATCGTGATATTAAGAATAAAGAATTTAAGGCAAGACAGAAAGAAATAATGACAAACTCTAATATCATTTTAAAAGATATTGATTTTGTAACAGGTGTAGACACACCATCAGCCGTTACTCAAAAGGTCAAGCAGGATTTCAGCACAGCTTTAAAGAATGGATTGGCTAAAGGTGAACGAACAGTAACTAATTATAAGAGAACCAATCCACTTATTACAAGAGGTAGAAACTTAACTTTTTATCACGAATATGAAACTTATCAGAATTTCTTAGATAAGATTAACGATTCTGATTTAGCAGTATATATTAAGTGGGTTAATAAAATTTTATTTAAGGTTGTGTTTGGCAATCCGCATAGGTCATTAGAGTTAAGATCTGTCGTACAGAATATATTAGAAGAGAATTATAAAGTGCAAGGAAGTAGCATTGAAATTGATGGTAAGTCAATCATTTTAAATCTCTCAATATCTATTCCAAAACAACTTAGAGAGCTGGATGAAAATATAGTAGTAGGTGTTGATTTAGGTATTGCAGTCCCTGCTATGTGTGCTTTAAACAATAATATTTACGAGAGATTGGCAATTGGAAATGCAGATGATTTTCTAAGAATAAGAACTAAAATGCAAGCTCAGAGAAAAAGATTACAGAAGTCATTACGAAATACTTCTGGTGGTCATGGTAGAGCAAAGAAACTGAAAGCATTAGAAAGATTGCAGAAAGCAGAAGTACATTTTGTTGAAACATATTGTCATATGATAAGTAAAAGAGTCGTTGATTTTGCTTTAAAACATAATGCTAAATACATAAATATTGAGAATTTAACAGGATATGATACAAGTGATTTTATCCTGAGAAATTGGAGTTATTATAAACTTCAAGATTATATTACATATAAAGCAGCTAAATACGGAATAGAAGTAAGAAAAATCAATCCTTGTTATACATCACAGATTTGTAGCGTATGTGGTAGCTGGGAGTTTGGTCAGAGAAAATCACAGTCAGTATTTGAGTGTGCCAATGAAAATTGTGATAGTCATACAAAATATGAACGTGGTTTTAATGCTGATTTTAATGCTGCCAGAAACATTGCTAAGTCTACTCTTTGGATGGAAAGTGGACAAGTTACTGAGAAGAGTAAACAAGAAGCAAGAGAGTATTATGGTATCTCTGAAAAGTACGAACAGAGTAAGAATGAAGTAGAGAATAATAAAGTAGCCTAAGTGTTACTTTTATCAATCGAAAGATTGCAGGTGATTTTGCACCTGAATGGTGAGGTTGTTAAATTAACAGTACTCACCAGAATCTATGTTAATAGTATCTGTGTAATTTGAGGTTTTAGATATGTTTAATTTAACATAGATACAAAACCAACCTTTCTTTTATATCTTTTATATATTCGTTTTAGATATGTTTAATTTAACATAGATACAAAACACGGTTAAGACAACATTTTACTCAGTAAAATGATTATTCAATATAGATGTTACAGAAATGTTGAGATTATCAAGCTAATGGAAGAAAAATATAATACGGAAAGGAGAATAGTTAAATGTCAGTATTTTTTATATTAGTTTTAATAGGATTAATAATTTTATGGTTTCTACTGTCACCTTTATTTGAAAAAATTGGTAAGTTTGTTATCAATGTTATAAATAAAGTATTTTCGACAGATGAAATAAATAATAACGAAGAAAAGGAGACAAAAGAATGAAGAAAACAATCGGAGGAGTAGTAACAGTAGTAGTAATTGTTGTTGCAGCAATATTATTACTTATGTCAAGTGTGCGTGTACCTGCTGGCTATATTGCCGTACAGTACAGTATGTCGGGTGGAGTAAAAGGCGATATTCTTACACAAGGATGGCATTTAAAGTCACCAACTGTAAAAACGACACTTTACTCGGTGAGTCTTGAACAGAGTTATTTAACGTCTAGTAAGGACGGAGACTCTAAAGACGATGACAGCTTTTCAGCAAGTTCATCTGAAGGTAAGGCTATGCAGATAGATCTTACATTTACATATCAGTATAGTCCTGATAAGGTAGCTGATTTATTTACAAGATTCAGAGGTCAGTCTGGTAAGGAAGTAAGAGATAGTTTCATCAAACCAAACATTATTAGCTGGACTAAGGAAGTTGTTGCCAACTATAAGGTATCAGATATTCTTGGTTCTGAAAGAGCAAATGTAAATACTACATTAACTGATTATCTCAATAAGAAGTTCGAGCCTTATGGAATTACGATTAGCAATGTATCATTGATTAATATTTCCGTTGATACAAAGACACAGGAAGCTATTAATGCAAAGATTACAGCACAGCAGGCAGCCGAAACTCAGGAAATTAATAATCAGACAGCTATTAATAAGGCAAAGGCTGATGCAGAAGTAACTAAGGCAGAAGCACAAGCAAAGGCTGATGCACAGTTAATCGAAGCCAAAGCACAGGCAGAGGCGAATAATAAATTAAGTTCTTCTATTACAGATGAGCTTATAAGAATGAAGGAAGCCGAAGCAAGAAATAAATTTGGTTGGGTTACTATTTCTGGAACTAACAATACAGTTGTAACAGATAAGTAATTATTAATATTAATTAAAAGGTGTGATATAACTCACACCTTACTAATGGGATGTGGTGAAGTGGTCAACACATCAGATTTTGATTCTGACATTCGTGGGTTCGAATCCCACCATCCTAGCTGTGTGCTATTAGCTCAATAGGTAGAGCACTTAACTTTTAATCAAGATGTTACGAGTTCAAGCCTCGTATGGCACATTATTTATTATATTAGGAGGTATTTCAAAATGAAAACAATATACAATAAATTTGAGATTGGCGAAGAATGTTATACATATGCAAGAAAGAATGTAGAAATTGATTGTCCTGTATGCAAAGGGACAAAGAAAATTATCTACAATTGTTACGAAATTCCTTGTAAACGGTGCGATATGTCTGGGAAAATTATTATTAAACAGACCGTTGTTGCTCCACATAAGGTTAGAATCAGAAGAATCAACGCAAGCATTTGGCAAGATGTAACAACTGTTAAATATAAGGTTGATCCTATTGGAGAATATGTAAATATCAGGAATAGAAGTGAAAATGCGTTATTCAAAACTTTGGAAGAATGTGAACAGAAATGTAAGGAAATCAATCAAGGTGAATCTGGTGAGTTTTAGTAAGAAATGTGGTTTTCTTTGGATTGCTTGGAGGTGCAATATGATAGATATGCTTAATATTTTTGCGTTTTCTTTGTTAGAAAGTAAATATAGAGCAGATTTAGAACACTATGACAAAAAGAAAAATAAATATTTTTTAAAAGAATGTATAAAAGCAAATTCTGATTATTTAGACCTAATGAAAGATACACAAAAAATACTAGCAGAGAGTATTTTGGTTCAAAATAAATCAGAGGAACAATTTGAAAAAATAAAAGAATTGAAACAAATTTTTGATGAATATTTGGAATACATGAATAGGTTATCAAAGTGTCTTGATATAGTAATTACACCACCTAACCCACATTAAAATCAAATAAAAGTTTTGTTTCAACAGAAGCGAGGTGATTATATTGAAATTAATTAACAAATATACTGACAACAAATATAGTAAAATGGAAGAATATTTTTGTGATATTACATCAGAGCTGGATAAGTTGGCAGGAATTAACGCAGATGATCTTTGGAAACATTATATATTGGTTGATAAATATTGCATTAATGAAAAATGTTTAGCAATCAGAATACCAGGAGGTACACTTGGAGGAATTTGGTTTGATGACAATAATATTATCACAAAAATAAAAGTTGATAAAAATTACGTTGTAAAAACTTATCCAAGTGATGTAAATGAACAAATTCAGAAATTTGTAGGACAGAAAATTGAATTTTAAGGAGAATAAATATTGAAATTTCTCTTTCAAGCGGAGGTGAACATGAAAAAACATTATTTTATTGATACTATTCACATCATGACAGATTACATGGGTGGATGGTCAAATCAATGGAAAGAAGTTGGTTGGTATGATGATAGAACAGAAAAATATTTTAATCCAGATGAAGTAAAAGAAATTTTCTTGCAAGGACAAGCAGATAACGTGAATATTGACGAAGACGGGAATTTATATATGGAAAAACACTGGCTTGATGCAAGAACGGCATTTTCTATTATATGTGGAATTCCATTTGGTGTAACTGATAAATATGAAAATTTACTAAGTTACGCTAAGAAAGAAAAATGGATAACAGAAACTCCAATTCCAATTCAAATGTATTCTGGAACAAAAACACTTCAAATTAATGATAATAATACATATACAATTAAATACACATTAGATAAAAATAAATATAATTCTCCGAATATTGATTTTATTCGTAAAATATGTGTTGGTAAAATAAATAAATTAAAAAATAGTGTGTATTTATATTGTCATGATGGAATACAAGAAAGTAAAAATTGGTTTACATGTGGAGAAGTTATTTTTGATAGTAAAAATTTAACTCTTGTTATTAATGATATTCCATATTCAGAAGTATATAAAAGAGAATTAATTGATGCGATAAGAAATTTAGATTTAGAACTTTTGGTATCAAATCGTAATATAGTTAATTTTTCAAATGTGCTATCTGCTTGTAAAAATTGGTGTAGAGATTGTGGGCAGTATCATTGGATTGATGAAAGTCCAGAAGATAAAAATTCAAATATATATTGGTATGATAAGTAGTTTTGAAATTTTCATTTCTTTGGATTGTGAGGTAAAAATATGCAAATAAATATTAGTTATACATTATATACAGACGGGGATTACAGTTTAAGGAATGCCGAAGATTTTGGTTGTACTAATAGAGACGTAGTAGTTGATGATTTTGAATATTATGATTATGTTGGTTCTATAGAATTTAAATATGAAGAGGAGTGGCGTTGTAAAAGCGAAGCAAAAGATTTTCTTTGGAGATTTTTATGTGATGGAATTCATATATCTTATGCACATTCTTGGTTGCTTAAAAACTTTTATGACATTATGGAATCTTTAGAGAATGTTATTAATGAATATCAAGAGGGAATATCTGTAGCCAAAAGGCATATAACAGGTAACTATGAAGGAACAGAAATTAAAATAGAAATATCGAAGTAAAGTTCTTTGGATTGTGAGGTGAAAAAGGATGTTTAGAAGAAAAACAAAACTTAAGAAAGTATTAGACAAGAGAACAAATTATGTAACATTTAGAGATTTTCTAAAATCGTTATCACACAAGGAGTTACATATCTTGGCAGAAGAAATTATCTGGAAAGAATACGATGGATATAATGGTTCATCTTGTCGTATGGAACAAAATCATTATGACTTAATGGACAGGTGGCAGAAAGAATTTTATATAAAGGAAAGAGAGTATTTATTACCATGGTAAAGTTCGATTTATTTTGGAAAAATGAAAGGAGATTTATATGGGCGTATCATGTGATATTTGTAAATATGGATGTGAACATGATTATGTGAGAAATAATTATTATTGTTCAAATAAGAGCAGCTGCCATCCAATAGCAGATTCCCCAATTGTTAAGAATTGTAGATATGGAGAAATAGACCAATGGAAATATGATTTTAAATATAAACCAAATAAGAGTGATAAAAATGTATCAAAAAAACTTATGTATGAAGAATTGAAAAAGATTCTTTTTGGAATTAAGTTAAAAGATATTGATACTATTATGAAAGAAATTAATGAACTACAAGATAAAATTACATCATACAGAGAACCATATAAATGTGAAACTTGTGCGGTTAAAGAGTGTGATGTATATGCATTAGGTTGTAGAGATTGTAGTGGTTGGAAGTAGAAAGAAAACTTCGTTTCCTTTGGATTATAAACGGAGAATATAACAGTAGAAACAATTAACAAAAATAAATATAAGAAAGAAGAGGTACAAAACATGGATGGATTTATGAAATTTAAGAAGGCTTTACAGAAGCATTTCGATGAAATGCAGAGAGAAGTAACACATTTATTTGAGGTAAATGTAGATAAGGATGAGTTATGGAATACATATCTTGATAGCTTCCCTGCTGGTACAAATGAGATTTTCAGAGAGCGTAGAGAACATGATTGTAGTTGTTGTAGACAGTTTATTAAGAATATTGGCTCTACTGTCACTATCAAGGATAATCAGATTCATACAATTTGGGAACTGAATCTTGGTGATACAACATATCAGCCAGTATGCGATGCACTTGACGCTTTTGTAAAGACTCATACAGTTACAGATATTTATACAACTAAGTTCCATAAGATTGGTACAAATTTTAACTTTGAGGAAATCAATGGAAAGTCTCATCAGTGGGATCACTTCTTCTTAGAGCTTCCAAGCAAGTTCGTAAATAGAAGTAGTCGTTCAAACGAGGAAGTTAAGGGACAGTTCAGGGACACAAGAAATGTATTTAAGCGTTCTCTTGATGAGATTACTATGGAAGCACTTGATACAATTCTTGAACTTATCAATTCAAATACACTTTACAAGGGCGAAGAGTGGAAAGGTGTACTCACAGAGTTCAAGAAGTATAAGAAGGAATATGATAAGCTGACTTCTGATACTGAAAAGGACTTATATGCTTGGGAGAAGTCGGTAACAGCAGGTATGGCTATCGGTAGAATTAGAAATCATTCTATTGGAACACTTCTTATTAATGTAAGCGAGGATATGGATCTTGACACAGCAGTTAAGAAGTATGAGCAGATTACAGCACCGAGCAACTATAAAAGACCAAAGGCTATTTTTACAAAGAAAATGCTTGAGGATGCAAAGAAGACCATTACAGAACTTGGATATATGGATTCATTACAGAGAAGATTTGCTAATCTTAATGATATTACTGTAAATAATGTACTGTTCTCAAATAAGAGTGCTGCAAGAAGAATGGTTGGTGCAGATGATATCTTTGGGCAGATGGAAAAAGATGTTGCTGTAAGTCCTAAGAAGTTTTCTAAGGTTGAAGAGATTTCAGCACAGGATTTCATTAATAAGGTACTTCCAACTGCAAAGGAGATTGAAGCTTTTGTAGAGAATAAGCATGAGAAGAACTTTGTTTCTATGATTGCACCTGTTAATCCAGACGCTAAGACAATGTTCAAGTGGAATAATGGATTGTCTTGGGCTTATTCAGGAAACATTACTGATTCTGATATGAAGCAGAATGTAAAAGCTGCTGGCGGTAATGTCGATGGTGTACTCAGATTTTCTATTCAGTGGAATGAAGATGGTCATGATAATTACGATCTTGATGCTCATTGCGTTGAGCCTAGCGGAAATGAGATTTATTTCAGTAATTGTAGAAAACCTGAGTCGTCAAGATTGGGTGGTCAGTTAGATGTAGATATTGTAAATCCAGATGGAAAAGTCGCAGTAGAGAATATTACATGGCAGGATTTAGTAAGAATGAAACCAGGAACATATAGATTCTTTGTACATCAGTATTCAGGTGCAGTAAGACATGGATTCAGAGCGGAAGTTGAGTTTAACGGAGAGATTTATTCATTTGATTATAGCAATCCTATGAGAACTGGTGAGAATGTTCAGGTGGCAGAAGTTACACTTGACGAGAATGGCAACTTCTCAATTAAGGAAAAGCTGTCTGGAAGTTCGTCTATTTCAAGCCGTGAGATTTGGGGTGTAAATACTAATCAATTTGTTCCTGTGTCAGTAATTAGTTACAGTCCAAACTATTTTGATGAGCAGGATGGAATTGGTCATAGACATTTGTTTTTCTTCCTGAAGGATTGTGTGAATAACGAAGAGCCAAACGGTTACTACAATGAGTTCTTAAAGAGTGACCTTGAAAAGCACAAGAGAGTATTTGAAGCATTAGGTGCTAGGTGTCATGTAGAAGATACAGATGATCAGCTTTCAGGAATTGGTTTTTCTATGACAAAGAGAGCAGATTTAGTAGTTAAGGTTAAGGGCGCAACAGAGCGTGTAATGAAGATTAAGTTTTAATTAGAAAAGGAGATTATTATGACAAACAACGAATTATTTATTAATGCAACAAGATCAAACTATCAGTTCCCATTCAGAGGAATGATTAATGTAATTGATTTGTGGGATTTATCTCTCACAAATCTGGACTCTGTATTTAAGACGCTCAACGCAGAAGTAAAGAAGTCCGAGGAAGAGAGTCTTCTGAATACTAAGTCAAAGGAAGATGAAGAGATTTCTAATAAGATTGAAATTGTTAAGTACATTGTTAGCGTAAAACTTGATGAAAAGAAGAAGATAGAAGACGCTAAAAAGAATGCTGAGATGAGACAGAGATTGCTTGAAATCAAGGCTAAGAGACAGGATGCTGCACTTGAGAATATGTCTGATGAGGATCTTGATAAGGCACTTGCAGAGTTAGAGTAATGTTTATGGGCTGGCTGACGAACAGTTGGTCAGTCCTTTTTATAATAGAAAGAGAGATACATATTATGCCAGTTAGAAACAGATTAGTCTATGTTGGTGAAGATTAGGAGGAAAATATGGAGAATTTATCTACTGTAGAAGCAGTAAATATGTTAGCTTGTATTGCAATGATGTTTTTTCTTGGATTGCAAATTGAACCGAGTCGAAAAGTACAGTGTGTTGCAAGAATTTTATGGGCTATTAGTTTAGTTGTAGTTTGGATTTGTATATTTTTAAGATAAGTAGAAATTCACGTTTTTTTGGAAAATTTGAGGAGGTAAAACATGAATATTTTAAATATTATTTTATTGATAATGGGAATCTTTAACCTTATTATTGGACTAACATGGACAAAAAAGAATGTTATTAATTTTGTGTTCAAGTTGCTGTTCTTGGTAGGTGGTGGGTATTTAGTCTTCTATGCTTTATATCTAAGTAACATTCTGATTGTTTTGAATAAGTAAGAGGAGAATAGCATGTATAAATCTACAATAAGATTTTTAATATGGCTTATGACATTAAATTTATTAATGAATTTTATTTTTCCTGAACCAGTTAAATTATGGAAAATTTTATTAATAGAGCCATGTTTGGGATTTTTATCATTTATTATGGTTGATTGGAAAGAAGATAAGTGAGGTGAAATGGTGAAATTAACGATTGATATACCAAGAGAATATGAGCGAGATTTTATAGATGATAAGTTCAAAGATTTTTTTCAAGAGTAATTGCAGATATAGATTGTAGTGGATTGTGTGGCAATTATGAAAAAGAAATTGCAGAAATGTTTATAAAAGTATTTGATGAAGCTATTGTTGGTGAAGTTAATCCAAATGCAAATGTTATTCCAGTAGCAAATATATCTTTTGATAAAGATGATATACAGAAGATGATTCAAGACGAATTCAAGAAGTTTAAAGTAGAGAATAATCTAATATAGAAGTAATTCTATTCACGGCTGATCAGCCAAACTTTCCAAATAAAAGTAACAAGAAATATTTTTTTCATTTGATTAGGCAGACGTGCCTAATTCGAGTGATTTTACAACAAAATAATATTAAGAAGAAAGGAATTAACAGTAAATTCTAGGTATAAATGATTGCGCAATCTCTGTAGATTAAAGGATTTTGACAGAGAATAAAGAAAAAAATAATTATTATGAGAAGAACTGGAAGTTAGTGAACTTCTGTGAGTTTGATAAATATGCAAAAAGTTCTTATTGTGCTATTCATAATGAGAACGAAAGTAAAAATCTTGGTGATATTACTAAGGTTGATGAAACAAAACTTGAACCATTTAACATGATTTGCGGAGGATCGCCATGCCAGGATTTTTCGGTCGCTGGTAAACAGAAAGGCTCTGTATGGACTTGTAAAGATTGTGGACATGAGTATAACCCACTGACAGTTCATTGGTCAGAAAGAGATAAGTGTCCATGTTGCGGAAGTAATAACATTGAGAAGACTCGTTCATCTCTTTTGGTAGAGTATCTGAGAGTTATCAGAGCAAATAAACCGAATTTCGGTATGTACGAGAATGTAAAGAATATTGTGGGAAAGCAGTTTAAAGATACATTTAAAATGTTCACAGATGAGTTGGACGAGTATGGATACAATGTGTACTGGAAAGTCCTTAATGCAAAAGATTATGGTATTCCTCAGAATCGAGAGCGTGTCTATCTGATTTTTATTAAGAAAGAATTGGATAACGGCAAATTTACATATCCTGAACCATTTGATAATGGAATGAGATTAAAAGATATTCTTGAAGAGAATGTTGATGAGAAGTTTTATATCTCAGAAGATAAGGTTCAGAAGTTTATTCAGACATTACATATTGATAAATCAGATGAGGGATCTAATACGCCCAAGTTTGTTGGAAATGTAAATAGACCTGATTTCGGAACTGGTTATGCCGGTGGAGTGTGGGATACCAATAATATTTCACCGACATTGACTACTATGCAAGGTGGTGGCAGACAACCTCATATTATCACTTCATTAGTATCAAATAAAGGAGAAAAATTTGAAAGAGAAACTGAAGTTGCAAACACATTACTTGCAAGGGATTATAAGGGTTTTGGGAATCAATCAATGAATGCAGTTATCGAATGTCAGGATAATAAGATTGCAATTCGTCAGGCAACTAAGAAAGGATATATTGAATGTGAACTTGGTGGCGTAGCTGATTTATCATATCCAGAGTCTAAAACAAGAAGAGGTAGAGTTCAGGAAAATGGTCAGATTTGTCCAACAATTACTGCAACTGAGACAGGGGTTTGTAGAATTGAATCACCTATTAGAATCAGAAAATTAACTCCGAAGGAGTGTTTCAGACTTATGGGGTTCTCAGATGAGAATTTTGAAGCTGCTGAGAAGATGGTAAGCAACAGTCAGTTGTACAAGCAAGCAGGGAATTCCATTGTAGTAGATGTTTTATATTATATATTAGTTGAATTGTATAAGGCTATGCCATATCTTTTTGAAGATTTGAGATTAAGTAGTTTTTTCTCTGGCATTGGTGCATTTGAGATAGCGTTAAACAGATTATATGAAGGAATCAACTCTGGAAATTTTATAAATCCGCAAGTGAATTAAATGACACTTGTGGAAAGATTATTAGAATTGGAAATGTTTCTACTGGCAAATCGCAAGCGGGGATGGTATATGACATTAATGGTGTTTTTGCAACGGTCTGTGCTTGCACTCATGGATATGCAATTGGATATATTCAAGTAGAGAATAATACAATAAGTAGTTGAAAATAAAATGATACATACAGTATATAGTATTAAGTAATTATAATAAATACTATATATTGTATAAAAATCAAGACCGAAAGAAAGCGGAATTTCTTCTAAGTTTTCAGAGAATAAATACATATAAAAAACAAGAAAAGAGGATTAAATGTATGAGTAAAGCTATTTTAGTGTTAGATATGCCTGGAACTTGTTGTGATTGTAATTTTTGTAGAGAAATACAAGAAGGTATCGAAGCATGTTGTGAATTAATGGATGAGCCAAATGATAATACTCTTTGTAGAATGGTTGATAGTAAAAATGAATATTGTCAAGAAAAACCAAATTGGTGTCCATTAAAAGAATTGCCAGAAGAGACTCACAATGATGAATATATGGATGAATATTGTGATGGCTACGATGATGGTTGGAACTCATTAAGAAAGAAAATTTTAGGTGAAGATGAAGAGAATAAATAGATGACAATTGGTGTAAAAATATGTGAAGCAAAAGATACAATTAAGAAATACGAAAACCTTGGGTATAGATTTGTTAGTGAAGAAAATGTGGGTGAAGGATACCTAAAGCTCATATTCAGAGAACCAATTATTCCAAAAGAGACTTTGATTAAAATACCGAATGTTTCATCTGCTGTTACAGGTACAATTCCAAGAGTATTTCTTTTTAAAACTGATTTACCATTTGACGAAGCCGAGAGAACAGGTGAATGGATTTATAAAAACATTAAGAAAGGTGTGCTTGTTATTCCAGAATGTGTTGAATTCATAGGTGTAGAAGATCTATTTAAGACAGAAAGGATAGAATAAATGAATAAAGAAAAACAAATTGAGGTATTAGAAGATCTAAAATCTTATGTAAATGAAGAGTGGGATGAGTATGAATACGCAGATGATATAAAGGATGCCAATGTAGTACTGGATGTAGCGATAGCTTTAATCAAATCGTCTAATGTTGCAGGTACATTATCTATAAATGATAAAAATTATATAGTTCTTGAAGGTCAAGAATCATAGATTTCTTTTGAACTTTTGGGAGGTGAATTATGGCTTATATAGAGAATATTGTAATAGGAAATCCAATAGTCGAGCCACAGCAGATGTTTGCACTAGATGAAAATGATTGGAACAGAATTGAGCAAGAAAAAACTTATTATACAAATGAGAGATTTCTTCCGAGAATTCTTGTGGAATTAGGCATTTATCCCTCAATTAGTGAAATTAGAAGAAATAAACCTAATCTTATGGTGAGTTTAGATAATGTTGATTTTATTGATAACTTGAAAGTTAGTAGAAAAAGAAGACTGTGGATATTGATTGGAGAATAATACGACAGGAGGTGACACAATGAGTAAGATATACGATTATAACGAATATCAAGATCAACGAGTAAAAGTTACATATACTGATAAAAGAAAATACAGAGAAGAAAATATTGTTGGTCGATATGGACAAGTTATTAAAACTACAAGTGGTTCAATAGCTGTTCAGATTGACGGAATGTACAACGCAGCAAGTTCCAATGGATTCTATTGGTTTAGTAGAAGTGAATTGAATATTATTAGAGATGAAAGTGAGGATAATAAAATGACAGGTTTTGAGCAGGTAGCAATTGTTAATTTAGTAGAGGATTATAGTAAAAAGGACTATGGTTTTGCTTTATATGAAGATGAAAGAAATCTTATTGTAGAGAAAGACCCATCAAAGCATCCAGTATATGTTGTAGTAAATACAAGAGGAAAAGACAATAGAGTTCTTGGTATTATAAAAGAATTAATGACAGTTGAAGAATATGGTAAGAATGTAACAGCTCAGGTCGTTGGTGTTGTTAATATGGATGGATATAATGCAAGAATTGATGAAGAAAATCGTCAGAAAGAAATTGCAAAGCAGAAAGCTTCTATTGAGAAGGAATTAAAGTCTGAGATTGAAAAGATGAATAATATTGCTTTATATGAAAAGATGGCAAAGGAGCATCCTGAGAATCCAAGACTCGCTGAACTTGTTAATGCACTAAAAGAGTTAGGAGAATAATATGGCAGGATTTGTATCAAAACAGCCAAATGGATTATATTGTAGATTTTCGAGTGTCACGGATTGTCCTACGGCATGGAACATGACACGAGAAGATTATATCAATATGAAAATGCAGGAAGCAAAAGAAGATGCCGAAGATGTGTTGGATAATTATTTGAAGCCGTTTGATATGGTGGTAGATATGTATTATCCAAACAATATGACAAAAGAGGAATTTGATGAGTTTCTTGAAGAGACTGGATATAGCAAAGGAGAATAAGCCATATGAAGAACTGTGTAATTTTAGAAATGGAAAACAGCAATGATTTTGAGAATGCTATGAATGATTATTTGGATGATGGATACAAAGTAGAATCCAGTTCATGCAATAGTAGATACTATAAAGCAATTCTTGTGTTAAAGGAGGATGAATAAATCATATGAAGAAGAAAATTTTATATAGTTTGGCTTTACTATTAGCATTTATGTTTATATTAACTGGCTGTGCAAAATGCATTAGTACCGAAACATCTACAGTTCAAGTAAAAATAATAGATGAATATCACAGGGCTGCTTATACAACAATGCATTATAGTCCTGCGACTAAAACGATGTTACCACAATCGCATCCAGCAGTTTATAGAATTACTGTTGAATATAACGGTGTAGAATATAATATTTCTGGTAGTAATACATATAACAAATATTCAGACAAAATTGGAGAATATGTTGATGGAATATTAGAAACCAAGAAATATGACGATGGTACTGTTAGATACAATATTGTTGACTTACCATAGTAAATAAATGATATTACAAAAGACACAGTAAACCGACATTTCATGGCAAGTTTGAAGCTACATATAGTGGTTGAATGAATTGTAAAACACAATATATAGTAAAGAAAGGAAGGGATATTATGAGTAAAACACTAATTATAATTGATATGCAGAATGATTTTATTGATGGCTCACTCGGCACAAAGGAAGCACAGAGTATTGTACCTAATGTGGCAAAGAAAATCAAGAAGTATAGAGAAAATAGTAATAGTGTAATTTTTACAAGAGATACACACCCAAATAATTATTTAGAAACATATGAAGGAAAGCATCTTCCTGTTGTTCATTGTATAAAAAATACAATCGGATGGCAGATATCAGATAAGTTAGATTTTGATATTGACAATGACGTAGTTATTGATAAGACAACTTTCGGATGGACACATTGGGATGATTTTGATTTTACAGAAGTAGAAGTTTGTGGTCTTTGCACAGATATTTGTGTAGTGTCAAATGTACTTATGATTAGAGCAAATTATCCTAACATTGATATTACAGTAGATGCAAGTTGCTGTGCAGGTGTAACACCTGAGACACATAAGGCTGCATTAGAGACAATGAAGATGTGTCAGATTAATGTGATTGGAGAATAATATGAAGTACAGTAATTATATATCAAATATCTTTAAACATTTCAAAAAGATATGCGTTCATAAGTATTGGGTATTCTATTACTGTTGTAAAGCAGGAATCCCATTTCAAGGATTAGTACATGATTTATCAAAGTTTTCTCCGACAGAGTTTTGGGAAAGTGTTAAGTATTATCAAGGCACTTCAAGTCCGATTGATGCTTGTAAGAAGGTAAATGGTTGGTCAGCAGCTTGGATGCATCATAAGGGAAGAAATAAACACCATTACGAATATTGGCAAGATAATTTTGATAATGGTGGGAATCCGATTGAAATGCCAATGAAGTATAAAAAAGAAATGTTATGTGATTATCTTGGTGCTGGCAGAGCATATCATGGGAAAGCTTTTAATTTTGAAAAAGAGTTGCAATGGTGGAAATCAAAGAAGAGTAAACCGATTGCTATGCACCCAAATGATAAAGCGTTCATTGATAAATACATAAATTTATTTTATGAATGTGAAAAGAGAGAATATGATATTGGGACAATATTCAATTTAATTAAGAAAGAAGGAAAATAATTATGGAGCAGATCATTAACAGTTTGTTAGAAACAGATGCGTATAAGTTCAGTATGGGACAAGCGATTTATCATCAGTTTAGCGATTACAAGACTACTTGGAGTTTTAAATGTCGTAACAAGGATGTATTCTTTACACCCGAAATGGTAGAGGAAATCAAGAGACAGATTAAATTATATTGTGGTCTTAGATTTACAGAAGAAGAACTGTCTTATATTGATAATATCAAGTGGATGAAAGGTTCATATGTAGATTTTCTGAGATTATGGCAGCCAAGATATGAAGATTTTGAAATAACAACTGATGCGGAGTGTGGATTGGCGATTGAGACAAGAGGAACATGGCTTAATACTTCTATGTATGAGATTCCAACTCTTGCTATCGTCAATGAAGTTTATTTCAGAATGGCTTACAACTATGATGAATTACTTGAAAGTTTCAAGAAGAGACTTGATGAAAAGTATGAAAATCTTAGAAGTGGTCATTGGTATGTAGGTACTTTTTCAGAATTTGGTCTGAGACGTAGACTTTCTGCTGAAGCACAGGAGTTAGCTGTTGAGAAGTTTTCACATTTGAATGATACATTGCATAGTCCATCTAAGTTTGTTGGTACATCTAATGTATATCTCGCAAAGAAATATAATCTCACGCCTGTTGGAACTATGGCTCATGAATGGATTATGTGTTCAGGTCAGGGCAACCACAAGCACAATCCAGCATATTCAAACTGGTATGCCCTAGACGCATGGGTTAGAGAGTATGGTGTGTTAAATGGTATTGCGCTCACAGATACAATTACAACTGATTGTTTCTTGAAAGATTTTCAGTTGACATATGCAACATTATTCAGTGGTGTAAGACATGATAGTGGTGATCCGATTGAATGGGGTGAAAAGATGATTAATCATTATGAGTCACTTGGTATCAATCCTAAGACAAAGACACTTCTGTTTAGTGACAGTCTTGATTTTGAAAGAGCTGATAAGTTATTCAGACACTTCCATGATAGAGTAAACGTTGCATTTGGAATTGGTACTTATTTGAGTAATGACACAGATGTTCCTGCTTTAAATATTGTAATGAAAACCACTAAATGTAACGGTATGGATGTTGCAAAAGTGTCTGATGTAGAAGGTAAAGGTATGTGTAAAAACCCTGATTATGTTGATTATTTAAAGAGATGTATTAATTGGAGAATGAATCATGAATAAAATTTTACTTATACCAGGAAGTTTTAATCCAATTACTAACGCCCATGTTGATATGGCATTGACTGCTAAAAAAGCGGTTAATGCCGATGCTATATTATTTATTCCTGCACATGATACATATGTTGCGAAGAAAAAGACTTTGATACCTGGATATTGTCGGGTATCGCTGATTAATTCAATGCCAAATTGTGATGAAAATAATATGTGGGCATCCGAAGTTGAAACAACCAGCTTCTTTCCACAGAGGACATACAATACTATTACTCAGATAAGAGATATGAATGAAAAAGATTATATCTTCAACGAATACTATATTTGTTTAGGAATGGATAACATTGAAACACTTACAACTTGGTATAATTGGAAACCGTTTGTTGAGGAATATAATTTTGTAGCATGTGTGAGAGAAGGTCAGAATCTTGAGACTGCTTTAAGAGAAGCAAATCTTATGGAATATAAAGATCACTTTACAGAAATTCAGATACCTGAAAATCATACTTCTTCAAGTTTGGTTAGAGATTTATGTGAACAAGGTGAATTTGAAAAGGTAAAAGAATTAGTCCCTAGAAATGTATATGAGTATTTAATTCGGTTCTATGATGTAATGAATCGAATGTAGGAAGGAGAATATATAAATGTTTGATGCTAAGAAAGTAAAAAATGAAATCGTAGAGTGGATCAGAAATTGGTTTGAACAGAATGGTAAAGATTGTATGGCAGTTGTTGGTATCTCAGGTGGAAAGGATTCAAGTGTTGTGGCAGCATTATGTGTAGAAGCTCTTGGTAAGGATAGAGTAATTGGAGTCCTTATGCCACAAGGAGAACAAAGTGATATCGAATATTCAAAAATGTTGGTTGATTTTTTAGACATCACTAGAATTACGTGCAATATCGAGGGTGCTGTCAATGAAGTGTTAGAGAGTTTTCAAGGTGTAGTTTCACCGACACCTCAGACAACAACAAATCTTCCTGCTCGTATTCGTATGGCTACATTATATGCTATTTCCCAGTCAGTAAATGGTCGTGTTGCTAATACGTGTAATCTTTCCGAAGATTGGGTTGGTTACGCCACAAGATATGGAGACGCAGCAGGTGATTTTAGTCCGTTATCACAGCTTACAGTTTCGGAAGTTAAGGCTATTGGTCGTGAGTTAGGACTTCCATCTGAGTTAGTAGATAAGACACCTACTGACGGTCTTTGTGGAAAGACTGACGAGGACAACCTTGGATTCACTTATGACACTCTTGATAGATATATCAGAACAGGAGAGATTAATGATGGGGATGTAAAAGCGAAGATTGATTCAATGCATGAGAAGAATTTGTTCAAGCTTCAGCTTATGCCTTCATTCTATCCAAATTTCTAAAAACGATAGGAGAATATACACATGGAAATTTTAAATGTACCAAGAGGATACGGTAAATCAACAAGACTGATTATGAAAGCAGTAGAGACGGGATATCCAATTATCGTAGGAACGGAGAGTATGAAACAGTATCTTTGTGATTTAGCAGAAAGAATTACTGATAAAAAGGTTAAGATTTATTCTGCATATGAATTTGCTGATATTGATGCAATGAAAAGAGATAAAAATATTCTGATCGATGAGCTTCCACTTGTGTTGTCAATTCTGTTAAATACAAACGTGGAAATGGCTACTATGACAAGTAGTTCGCTTGAAAGATATGGTATTGAGCGATATAAGAACAGACTAAAATAAAAATGAATGCGATATTTCATTAGTTTGTAGGAGTTTATTATGGGCTTAGGATTTAGATGGTTTAAAGATTATAAAATATTAGATTCTGGTGAAACATATCAGGCATTTGGACATTGTTATTATGATGAATACTCAATTAAATATATCAACTGCGACTCTACATCTCATTCTTATTATAATGTAAGTCTGGTAAGAGAATTGTTTGAAAAGACGATTGGTGTTCAGTTCCCTAAATTACCAAACGAGGAGTGGATTGACTCAAAGAATTATAAATTAAAATTAATTGAACCAATTGACATGTCCAAATATTGTGAAAAGATACTAGAGGGAACGGAAGTCGATGCTATTGATATGAGAAATAGATTTGAATGCTTTAAAAAGTTATCAGATCAAGGATATTATATAGCGTATGATTGGGAATAACACCATTTTATATGGTTGCAGGAGGTAAAATAGTGAAAATTAAAGATAAAATACGAGACAAATTAAAACAATGGTTATTTTCAAAAGAGTTATCAAAATTTGAATCGGCTGAACAGAATTATAAAGATGCAGAAGACTTATATAATAGGGCAAAAGGGTATCTAAATGCTGCAAAGGATGAATATAGCTGGTCATTTAAATTAGTTGATGATTGTCATAAGCTAATGAATTCTATGATAGACGTTGGAACAGATGTAGGATTTCTTTCTAATGAGCATTCGTGGGCGGTTGTATGTATTAAAGGTCATCCAGAATATGTGAAATTTATTCCATTGTCGCATAAAGACGCACGAGATGTATTGGATTTTCTGAAACATTTTAAATATTCAGATAGAATTGTAGATTCTCCATTTGCGTTTAGAGGTATGGTTGACCATTATATTGTGGAAAATCCGTTTTTGAAAAAATAAAGCTATAATGAAATTTTGGTTTCTTGGCTTGTCACGAAAACTACACAATATTCGAGACAAAAAGAGAATATAACAATATAATTACAAATTAATGAAAGGATTAGAGTTCACATGTGAGTAAAGCTGCGCAGCTACCAGGTGAACAAATTTGAAAAATACATATATCAAATCGCCTCTAAATTATGTCGGAGGCAAGTATAAGTTACTGCCACAGATTATACCCCTTATACCAAAAGATATTAATACATTTGTAGATTTATTTGGTGGTGGATTTAATGTTGGGATTAACATTGAAGTAAAGCATTTGGTTTACAATGATATTTGTAAACAGGTGGTAGATTTATTGAAACATTTCTACAATAATGATTCTGAGTATATTCATAATATGATTTTAAAAACCATATCTGATTTTGGATTAAGCAGGTCTGATCTTAATGGTTATGAAGTATATGGATGTGAGTCAAGTAAAGGTCTTGGCGAATATAATAAGCCTAAATACTTTGAATTAAGAAAAGCATACAACTCTAATCCTGATTGGATTAAATTCTATACACTTATAACGTGTTCGTTTAGTAATCAGATACGATTCAATTCTAAAGGTGAATTTAATATGCCTTATGGAAAACGCGATTATAATATTTCCCTACAAGAAAAATTAAAGACTTTTGTTGATGAAATGCATAAAAAAGACATTCAATTTTGGAATAAAGATTTTAGAGAATGTAATTTTTTTGCAGACGATTTTATATATGTTGATCCACCATATTACAACTCAGTTGCTACTTATAACGAAAATGGCGGTTGGTCAGAACAGGACGAGAAAGATTTGTTAAGTGTGTTAGATGTTGTGGACAAGCATGGCAGATTTGCACTAAGCAACAATCTTAAATATGATAATCCGTTATTAGATGAATGGAAAAATAAATATAACATTCATTATCTTAATGGTGATTATAGCAACTGTAATTATCAGAAAAAGGACAAGAGTGCCGATTGCGAGGTATTAATCACAAATTATTAAATAGGAGAATAAAAACATGAGAATGTATGAATGCACCAAAGAATTTAAAACAACTCTATTTGATAAAAATGAGTTAGAAAGAATAAAAATAGAAATTGGTTCTGTTTGGTTTGTAGCAAAAAAATTATCAGATGGTAGATATATTCTCAGTAATAACAAAATAGAACTTATTCTATGTGAAAATTTATTAAAAAATAATTTTGAGCAATACGGATAGTTTTATTAAAATCCCAATCTCTGAAATGCCCTAAAATCAAGGCTTTCAGAGGTTGAAAACAGCAAGAATTAAAAGAATATATAAATGTAATTACAAAAAATATTAAGAAAGGTATAGGTTTCTTGCAAGAATTAAACAACGTTGTACCTTTTTGAAAAAATAATAATGATTAATAGTCAAGAAGTATTATATAGTAAAGGAAATAATGACGAATGTATGACACCAAATTACGGTGTTAAACCGATAGTAAAATATATACCAAAAGAAGCAACGGTTTGGTGTCCATTCGATAAAGAAAATAGTGAATTTGTTAAACAAATTAGAGAAGCAGGTCACAAAGTAATCGCTACTCATATTGATAATGGACAAGACTTCTATACATATGAACCTGATGAGCATTGGGATTGTATTGTGTCGAATCCTCCTTTTACTAATAAGAGAAAAATATTTGAAAGAGCATTAAGTTTTGGTAAGCCGTTTGCACTTATTATGAGCAATACTTGGTTAAATGATGCTGCTCCAAAACAATTATTTAAAGACAAAGATTTACAGTTACTTATGTTTGATAAAAGAATGAAATTTACAAATAACGGAATAGTTCAAAATAAAATTACGTTTAGTAGTAGTTATTATTGTTGGAATTTCTTACCAAAACAAATTATTATGGAAAACTTAGAAGCAAACTAAGAAAAACCCGTTTCCTTCGAGGAGGTGATTGATTGGATACATCGTGTGAAACTTGTAAATGTAATACCTGTAAGATGAATGAAAATGGCGGTATTTATGGTGGGTGTTTTGATTGTGAAGATTGCAAAGAGCAAAATCTGCACTGTGAAGATTGTTCAATGTATGAATATGACAAAGATAGAATGAGTAATTAGGAGAATAACAGTATGAAGATAGAGCTAATCAAATTAAAATTCAATGACACTCATTCGTACAAGTATAAAGCATTCAAGTATTGCTGTGATGAAATCCAGAATGATAAAGCTGTCATTTTCACAGGTGAAGATTTAGTTCATAGTGATGATTGTTGGGGTGACGAAAGATATATTCCAAGATTCTGTACTTCTTATACAGAAATTATTACATCATATGAAGATGAGTGGGAACAAACAGACAATTATCCAATTCAGTTTTGTCCTCACTGTGGAGAAAAGATTGAGATTGAAGTCGTAGATGAGATTGATGCCTCTGAAAAGTATAATGAACTAACTAAGCAGCGTGACGAATTATGGAAGAAGTGTCAGAGAACAGATAGTAAGAGAGAAGAGTTTGAATTAAGAGAACAAGTTAGAAAGTTGGATAATCAGATTAATGATTTTTATGAATTGGGAGAGATATGAAAGCAGTATATATACATAAAAGATATTTACACTTAAAAATAAATGGTATATGGAAATATGCAGATGATATTGGTGGCAGGTATATCTATTTATATGAAGAATTGCCAAAAAACAGGGTAGAGCAGTTTAGAAACAAAGATACTGTATTTTCGGAGTTAGTCAAACGATGTGGATATGTTGATGATTTTATGGGATGTAAAACCTTTTGGAGAAAAAGGATTTATGTAGATTTGTTTCCATTGGCAAATGGAATAGTTTATAAAGATCAGTTGGAAGCGTTTGATATAGAGCATGTCTATGAAATAGTAAAAAATCCAATTATCGAGTATCTACAAAAAGACCTTGAATTTAAAGGATATAGTCAGTTGGTTTTTGATAGGGAACAAGAATTAAAAAATATGTTAATTAGTAAACCACTGTAAATTCAGGTTTCATTTGGTTACAAAGAGAGAATATTAAAGCGAGGTGAACGATTAATGTCTTTAGTATATAAAAATGACACATACAGCTATAATGGCAAATATGAAATGGGTTCATTAAATAAATTTGCACAAGCAGAAAGAAGATTGTCAGCAAAGAAACAAGCATTGGATGACATGAAAAATGAATATGACCTTATTGAACAACAGGCATTTCGCACTTATAAAGAAAACATTCAGTATATGCTGCTCGATCAGCCGTCTACGATTAAAATGTGTAGAGAATGGTTAAATATATTATCAAAGAATCAGGATACAGATGGTAACAAGCTTGATAAGAGAAAGAAGTATAAAGAAAAGGAAATGTACGACTGGTATATTGATTATATTAAAAAGCTTCTTGATATTGAGTATATGAATAATGTTAAATTCATTGATTTTAATTTTGGTCAAGCTACTAATATTCAGTTTGAATACAAAGAACATAATTGGTATTTAGAAATTCCTCATATTAAAGCTATCAAGTTAGATGAATATAGGAATTACGGCAGCAATGTATTTAAACTTGCATTGGTACATAATGATACAGAATATAGTTCAAATTGGGTACAATTTGGTTTGACATATGAGGAAGATGACTTAAAAGATATTATGGCACAAGGTGTTGAGAAATATTGTAATTAGTTGAGGCGGTTTCGTAAGAAACCAATCTTTCATAGGAAATTTTTAAATATATCTAAGCCATTCGGCTATGGGAATCCCAATAAATAAGAGAATATTACAGTGTAACTAATAAAAATATTACATATAAAGGAGATTTTAAATGAAGAACACAAATTGGAAAGTACCATTAATTATTGGCGTAGGAGTATTAGCAGTTATTTTGATGATTGTATTTGGTGTACAGAGTTCGCAGAATAAAGCTATTGCACTTGAGGAGCAGGTAAACACAGCATCATCAGATATTAAGGTACAGGAAAAGCGAAGGGTTGACCTTGTATATAACCTTGCTGATTGCGTAAAACAGTATGATAAACATGAAGCTGATACATTGACAGCAGTTGCAGATGGTCGTGGATCAACGGGAGATATCGAGAATGTAACAACAGCTATTACAGCAGTTGCAGAAGCATATCCTGAGTTGAAGTCCAATGAGAACTATAAGACTCTTATGAATGAGTTATCTATGACAGAGAATATGATTGCTGAGTATCGCAGCAATTACAATAAACAGATTAAGGAATACAAGAGATATGTGAGAAAGTTCCCTACAAGACAGTTCCTTGGAATGCTTGGATATGAAGTACAGGAATATCAGTATCTTGATTATGATGCACCAGTTGATGCTCCACAGGATTTGTTTAAAGAGGATTAGTCTATGAGATATGGTAGAAAAGGTTTTGATTTTGGCAATTTTGAAATAACAAAACGTGAAATCTTAGCTAGTATTTCTATCATTGCAGTTATGATTCTGTTTGGTATTCTGGTTTCTTCCAAGATTTCAGAGTACCAAATGGATAAAAATGAGAAATATAACAAGGCTGTTAAGATAGAAAGTCAAGAAATGTTCCAATATGGTATGGATACTAATGTTGGTAATGCGTTTGTATATGGTGATTTGAAAGCAGTTGATACAGTTACATATCCTGAAATTAGTGGAGAATATATGTATGTGGAGAAAGTTAAAGAAAGATATACAATGCACACACGACAGGTAGCACATACAAGAACAGTAAATGGTAAATCGCAAACATACTATACAACAGAAACATATTGGACTTGGGATAGAGTTGGAAGTGAAGATATTAAGTGCAAAGAAGTATCATTTTGTGGAGTGAATTTCGCAAGTAATAAGATTGATTTACCTGATACTGATTATATTGACACAATTAAAGAGTCAAGTAGCGTAAGATATAAATATTATGGTGTTGGAACTGAATATAAAGGAACAATTTTTACAGATTTGAGAGATAAAACCATTTCTGATAACACATCATTTTATAATAATTTAACTATTGACGAGACGATAGAAAGGCTAGAATCTGATTTTCCAATTATTATTTTCTGGATCTTTTGGGTTATTTTAATCGGTGGAATGGTATTTGGGTTCTACTATTTGGATAATAGGTGGTTAGATTAAGGATAAGAAAGGAGAACAAATGAGTAGCAGTAGCATTTATGGAATAAAAAAAGATTATACAGGAGAAGAAATATTAGAGTATAAAAATTCGTGGTGTTTTTCTCCTATAATTTGGAGTGTCTTGCCAGACAAATATATTCATGACTACATTCAAACACCGTATGGATATAAAAAAGGAATTATTGGAATGGATGGAAATGATGTATGGATAAGAACTAATAAAGCTATCAATGAATGTGATAACACACCTGATAGAGTTTGTTGGGAGATGTCGAACCAACAGATTTTTCATACATCTGACAAACAAATTATTTCAGATTCTATTATGCAATTCTTAAAACAAAATGATACATATGATGTATCAGAAAAAGATAATGTTCCCGTTTTAAAAAGAGAACATATTATTGAGAGATTTACAGAAATAGCAAATGATATTTTGTCAATTGATGAAAATGAATTTCCATATTTTGTTTTTAAAAATACAACAGTTGATGATGGTGTTGAGATATGGTTTAAAAAATATGACGAGGAATCTGATGAGTATGTTTCGTGTGCAATGTCAGAAAATACAGATGATTTTTATGCAGAATTTGTATTTTTCAAAGATGGAAAAATTGACAAATTTGTAAGTAACAAGGATTATCAGTTTGAATCATAGAAAGAAATTTTTCTTTCATTTGGACAGATTGGAGGTGATTGATATTTCAGAGTTACATGATACTTTTGAAAAAATAAGTGATGCTACAAAAGTCTTAATAGTTGGTAGGCAGATGGTTGCAATAGGGAAAATGATAAGTGCAACAATGGAGGCTCAAATACAAAATGAACTTGACCAAAAATATAAGGATTTAAATGTAGAGTTACAAGGAGACTTATTTGAAGATTTACTTAAGGCAGCTAAAGAATTTGACCTTTTAGATGATTTAGCACTTATTCCTGAACCTCCAAAACAAGATATATCTACTCTTAAAAAGAGAATAAAGTATTGTAAGAATCCTATGGAGAAAAAGAAATTAGAGCAGGAATTAAATGCTTTATATAAAGAGCATAAAAGAAATAGGAGAACTATATCATGAATCTGATTAACAAATATGCGAATTCAAGATATTCAAAAATGAATGAATATTATTGTGAAATCACAACAGAGCTAGATAAACTTGCTGGACTTGATCCTAATGGACGTTGGAAACATTATATACTTGGTGATTATGAGGATGGTAGTTTGCCTATCAGAATTCCAGGTGGAACACTTGGAAGTATTGAATATGATGAGAATAAGATTATTACAAAAATTAATGTTTGCACTGATTATGTTGTGAAAACTTATCCTGATGATGTAAATGAACAGCTTAAGAAGTTTATTGGTCAAAAGATAGAAATGGGAGAAGCAAAATGAGATTAATTGATGCAGACAAGTTGAGTTTTCATTGCAACTATGAAGGTGATTGTTCAGGAGATATATCACACTGTCAAGAGTGTAGTAATTATGTGTTAGATTATAGAGATATAAAAGACCAACCAATAGCTTATGATATTGATGGTGTTGTAGAGCAGTTGAAAACGGACTCTTCTGTAAAACTGTATGGAAGTGGCAACAGCAATAATTATCTTATTCCTCTTGAAAAGGCGATTGAGATAGTAAAGGCAGGTGGAGCATGTCAATAGGTGATGGAAGAAAAACATATTCCGACAGTACATTAAAATCTATGACAAAAGATAAGCTGATTGATATTATTCGCTGCTTAGAAAGTAATCTCAGAAACGCTTATAAGACGAATGATATTCAGTATGAGAACTGTAAGAGGTTGCTTGCTGAAAACGGAGTAATTGAAGATGAGTCTTTTGATAAGAAGATAGAAGAACAAACAGTAACTTGGATAAAACTAGGATTAGCATTATCAGAAGAAGAAAAGGAAGAATTAGCGAAACTATGTGAGCAATATGCAAGATTGTAATCATAGGAAAGATTCGTTCCTTGTGGAAATGTGGAGATAAAAAATGGAGAAATTTTATATTGTAACAAATGAGAAATTCCTAAAAGAGATTAATGATTATAGAAAACATGGAGAAGAAAGAAGAATAATAGCAAATAATTTTTTCGAGGATAAAGGTATTATTGGAAAAGAATATTATATTAGCGGAAATGGATCTGTAAACCGCCCATTTGAAGAGTATGAGAAACATAATATCAGATTATATATTACCGATTGTGATGAAAATAATCAGAAATTTGGTAAAGAGTTATTGAAACCAACTAAGCTATTTTGCGATTCTGATGTGTTAATGAGGAAATTTAGAGCTAACAGTAAGACTTTAAAAGAGTTTCAAGACTTATGTATTGAAAAGAATATTGTTATTAACAATCATCCCATTCGAGTAGGAGACTATTTCAAGGAATTGCATTTAGGTGGGTATTCAGTTTCAAGATTTGAATATGAGAATAAATTATATTTGAATATTTCTACAACAAAATATGAAACTATTACACCAGATGATGTTACAGGTTTTACAGAAATTAAAGGTAGTGAATTTTATAAAGCACTTGAAGAATTTGAATCAAAAAATAAGTAAATATCGGTTTCCTTGGGGGGGGGGCGAACGATTGAAACATATTGATAAAATATCAGATTATTTAAAGGATAAAGCAGATACAATAGATAGAATTAATAAAATACTTGGCGAACCATGCACAAATAATAGTTCAGAAGCAAAACAAAAATTTGAAGAATTAAAGAAGGAGTTAGAAATGGCAACAAATAGAGAGAATGTAAGACAGTTTATTGATTTACTTGTCAATGAAGAAGAGACAATCGAAAATGCAGCAAAAGTATCTGGAATTAGTGATATGAAATTAGTTGATGTTTTAAAAACTATTTCAGAGATGGAATTTGAAAGCATTAAGGCTTTTTCAAGTGCTGTTGCTGGTATGAATAGTATGAAGGAGGCTATTCAGACAATTAAGAACTTGGATAGTACATTAGTAGATTTGAAGAAAAACAAAGAGGATAATGAGTTGACACAGGAAGAGTTAAGAAATCTTTATAAAGAAAGACTAATGCGAGAAAAACAGACATATATTTCCAAGATTGTTGGTATAGACGGAAGTATATTAAGCAAATTTAAGTTAGGAAAGATAGATCTATATCCGCAGTTGTTTTCAAAACTGGAAAATTATCTTATTAATTCATAGGGGGTAATAAAGTGGGAAACAGGCTTGACGAATTGATAAAAGAATACAAAATAGCTGTAAAAAATAATGATGAGATTAAAATTAAAGAACTTGAAAAATTTTTGAAGAAAAAATTGGACTTACACCATTTGGATTACAGATAGTTGCATTTGGATAATACTAAGAATTTTCGATTTCTTGTGAACGAAAGGAGAATATACATATGAATGAAACAATTAAAAATGAAGAAGCGTTGGAAGAAGTTAATCCAGTTGATGAGTATTTAAAAAATTATAAGGAACAGAAACTTGCAGAGTTTTGTGTTCAGAAGGACAAAGAGATTGAGAACCGTAAGGAAGAAAGACAGAAACTCATGGAACAGATTACAGATATGAAAGTTACGGTTAAGCAGCATGACGAAACATGGAAGAATATGGATAGTTTATATGCCAAGATTAAGGAATTATCTGTAAATGATTATTTGACGTTATATCATATGATAAATAACGATATTGCAGGAAATTACTCAACAATTACAACTGTACTTCCTAGTCATGTTGGTATTAATGGCAATTGGTAAAATAAGAGTACATGAATCTGACATTTCTTAGTGCAATTTTCAAGGAGAATTATAGAATGAGCGACATTTGTAAAGATAGAGAAGCTTTAAGACCTAAATACGAACAGTTTATTCAGACTGAAAGAGGTAAAGAGTGGAAACATTTTTGGCAGAGTCAAACAGGTTCAGAGAGAAGTGGAGATTTTGGAGATTATTTGTATGACTTTTATCCAGAAATGTTGCAGTAAGGAGAAAAATAAATGGCGAAAAAGAAAGGTTTTGGTATAAGTCCAATAACAAATACAATTTACTATGGAACTCAGGATACAGAAAAACATATGTGGATTGGACAGAAAATAGATGTTACAAATGAAGTAATAGATGCTGTATATGCATGGTTTATGGGCAATATGGAAGACTCAGAAGGCAAGAAAGAAGAATATCAGATTTCATATCCTAGCACAGAGTTTGAATTAGTAATGAGAAGAAAGAAAACAGAGAATATATAGTTGGAGGTGAAGAAACAAATGACCTTACAGGAAAATGTAAATAAGTCATTAATGTTATCAAAAGTGGAACAGATGCATGATTTTAGATGTTGGGCAAAAACTTCCTGCTTTTCACTTTGATAAAGAATGGGATGTAAAAATTATTCCACCATTTGCAGGTGCAATTATCAGATTTGTAATTGATTATAAAGGAAAGCATGTGTCAGTATATTTTGATGCATATTCAGAACTTGGATGGATGTATGATATGATGAGCAGCCAATTCCGTATTTTGAATATTATGATGGCGTAGATACTCACAGATATTATCTTGATGAGTCAGAACAAATGATGAATGACATTAGAAATTTCTTGAATAATTAGTCTTAGTGATTCGGCTAACAATTTCCAATAAAATTAAAACTGAATAAGAGAATAAGTAAGTGAAGTAGTTCAGTGGAAATCACTGTTTCATTGGAAAATTTGAGGAGGTAAGAAAGTGACAGAATTTAGATTTAATGAAGACTTTGCAAATAATTGGAAGTCAGGGCAGACAGTTACTTGTGAAGAAAAAGAGGATGGTTATTTAGTTGATAAAGTTGCATTTATTAAAAAGGAAGAACTTCTGAAATATGGTGAATTTATCACAATGAATGTTCAGATATTGGGACATATGGAATCAAATGGTGTATTCATGTATGATAGAGATTTTCAACCAGGAGACACAGTACAACATTTCAAAGGTGGTTTTTATAAGATTATTGCCATTGGGATTAATACAGAAACAGAAGAAAAGATGGTTGCGTATCAGAGCTTAAAGGATCAGAGAGTATGGATTAGACCATATGATATGTTTATCAGTAAAGTGGATAGAGAGAAATATCCAAACGCTTATCAGCCATATAGACTTATCAAAGTAAAGATTACTGCTTAGTAATTAGTCTTGAACGATTCAGTTCAAAAATTCCAAAAATCAAAACTGAATAGAGAATATAAATATGGGTGGAAGAACAGCATACCCTTGAGTTTTTGCACTCAAAAATCACTGTTTATGGATAAATTTTCATATAGATTTACTTCCATGTTCCGTCCTGAGTGGGCGTTTATATAGATTGTTTTATTAACAATATTTACATAAATTATTTAATTTTAAGGAGGACAAGTAATTTGGCAAAGACAAAGGAAAGAAAAGCGTTAAAGAAAGGTAAGGCAGCATTTAATCTTATTGGACGTGTAAAAGTAACAGACAAGACATTCAATCTTGACAACAGTTATGATTCTGGTTGGACAGATAATAGTATGTATGTTGGTGTTGATTGTGGCAATGGTAATGTGGTTTATGCAGAGATGCGAAGTGGTTTCTTCCCTGATAAGGATAATGTCATTCGTGCGTATAGCAAGGATGAAAAGGATGATTCAGGAAAGAGTAAGTCTGTAGAGATTGCATGGGAAGATCGTCTTGATGAGTCTTTATATGACAGTATTTCAGATTCTTCTTTCTTAACAGTTGGTGTTGAGAAGGATGTTAAGGATAAGACTGTATATAAGAAGTTCCTTACAGCTTATGACGCAGTTGAATATCTCAATGAGCATCTTGAAGACGGAATGATTGTGAACGTAAAGGGAACAATGGGTTATAGCGAGTACGAAGGGAATGTATCTACAAAGAAGGAAATTACATCTATTGTTCTTTCAAAGGTTGATGATGAAGCAGATTTCAAGGCTACATTCTCACAGACAATCCTTGTAGATTCTAAGAGTATTGGAAAGAAAAATGAGGACAAGGGGACTATGGAGCTTTCTGCATATGTTGTTGATTATGTTGGCAAGCCTAAGATTGATGGAGAAAAGGTTGAGGTTAAGAAGAACGTTACATTCCCTAAGACATTTGAGGTTGCTATCAACGAGAATCCAGAAATTACAGCAAAGATGCTTCAGAGATTTTTCAAGCCTAAGAAGAGTAAGATTACTGAAATTACGGTTGCAGGAAATTTAGTTGAAGGTGGTTCAGTAGTAAATATCACAGAAGATGACATTCCTGACGACATTAAGGAACTTATCGAAATGGGACTTTATTCAGAGGAAGAGGCCGAAAAGAAGTGTGCCGTAGGAAATGGTAATCGTGAGAGAAGAATGATTATTGTTAAGCCTGATATTACATATGTTGGTGATGGTGATGATAGAAAACCAACTGTAGCATTTGAAGATGGTAAGTATGATGAGGACGACCTTTATTTCTACGAACAGGCATTAAATGATGCTGGTGTAGAACCAAGTGATGATGGCGATTCTGAAACAGAAAGTGACAGCTCATCAGAAGATGATGATCTTCTTGCAATGCTTGAAGGTATGAACTAAAAAATATACTTGCCCTGTTATAAACAGGGTGAGCACTTTATCAAAAGAATATATACATTTTAGGAGGACAAAAAATTGGCATTTAGAAAAGCAAGAGAAGCAAAGATTGGTGGAAAGTTTTTAGCATATGGTTATGAGGGTTCTGGTAAGTCATGGTTTGCTCTTACGTTCCCAAAGGTTGCATGTATCGACTCAGAGACAGGTATTGCTCACTATGAGGGCAAGGATATTACATTAGCAAATGGTAAGACTTACAACAATCTTATTTTAGTAGACGACACATCAGATCTTGATGATTTAGAGGATGATATTGACGAAGCAGTAGATTCGGATGAGATTCAGACACTTGACATCGACTCGGAGACTAAGTTCTATGCAACAATGCAGGTTGGAGCTACAGAAGTTGAAGAGAAGAAAGCTCGTAGAAAGGGTGGAGATGTTGATGATACAGTAGTTTCTCAGAGACAGTGGGGACGTATTAAGATTATTAACATGAAGCTTCAGCAGGCTAAGATTGATCTTTCTGCAAAGGGTAAGCATGTTGTGTCAGTTGCACAGGCAACAGAAGTATATGAAGGAACAGGTGATAACCGTAAGTTAGTTGGCATTAAGCCTGATATGCATAAGTCAGTTAAATTTGATTATGATACAATCCTTGAGTTCTATAAGGAAGAGAATGGTGAGGATGTTCGTTATTTTGCAAAGGTTAAGAAGGACAGAACAAATGTAACTAAGGTTGGACAGATTATTGAGAACCCATCTTATGATATTTGGAAGGATTATTTTGAGTCAATGCATGATCTTGAGACAAATGAGACATCATACAAGAATGACTTAAAGACTTCTACAGATTCTATGGTTGACAAAGCTGAGAAAGCAGAAGAGTTAGCTGCTGAATTTAAAGATGTATTAAAGTCACTCAAGGATAACAAAGATGCTTTGCTCAAAGTAAACAAGCAGATGAAGGATAAGGATGTTTCATTAAAGAATCTTGAAATGCAGTCACCAGATACTCTTACAGAGTTAATTGATTTTGCCAAGTTACAGTTAGCCTAATTAAAATTATACTCCGACAGGTTAATTGCCTGTTGGAGTTTTTAAGAAAGGATGATTTGGTAAATGAGAAATATAAAAAAGAAAGATAATGAGCAGTGGATTGAACTATGTGAGTATGTAAAGAAAGAGATTCTTGAATACGATGATAATATGAAATTTCCACAGTATCTCGCATTAAAGCTACAAGGTATTAAACGTGGCGAACATATAGCGAATAATAATCATGAAGCAAAAGCTAATTATGATGATTACACAATTTTATGTACCTTTAAGTTATGTAAGAGAAAAATTGTTACATATTTACATGAAAATGAAAAGAAAATCAAAGATGAAAAACATAAAATCAATCTTATTATGAAAATGATTGAACCTGAAATCAACGATGTATATTTGAGATTGCAGAATGTTAAAAAGACTGAGGAGAGAGTTGAATCTAAAGACTTCAATAATCAGAGTAATGAGAATGCTGGATATGTAAAAAAGACTAAAGAGACAAGTGACAGAATGAAGAAACTGTTTTGAGGAGGTACTAATTGGCTGAGAAAAAAGAGAATAAAAAATTAACTCCTTATCAGGAAGAAGTATTAAAATGTGCAAAACAGATTCGAGAATACAAGATAATAGCAGAAGCTAATATAGTTGCTATTTTATATAAACAACCAGAATTAATTTTTGATTATACATTGCAGCTTGAAGATTTTAGTGAAAATACATGGCGAGTCTATTGGCAGATTGCAAATGACATTATTGTAGTAGAAAAGAAATCAGTATTGGATGATATGACTGTTGGTTTATATCTTGAAAAGCATCAAAAACTCAAAAAGGAATATGAGGATTATGGTGGATATGAAACGATTGATAAAGCCAAAGAGTATGTAAACATCAACAATATGGATGGATATGTCAAAGAGCTATACAAGTGGAAAACAGTTTTGGAGATGTTAAAAAATGGATTCCCTGTAAATAATCGTATCAATGAATTCTGTGATATGTCTTTAGATGAAATATATGAAGAATATGAAGCAATGTTAAATCATATTTTTATCAATGCAGACGATGATGTGCAGTCATATTCATTGGCTGATGGCATTTATGATTTAATTGATGAGTTAGATGCTGGTGCAGCAGTTGGACTTCCATACAATAATATGGACATTCTTAATAAAGAAACTGGTGGTCAGTTACCTGGTAATATTACATTGATTGGTGGATTATCTAATATGGGCAAAACTACACTAACAAGATCAATGTTGATTCCAAGCACAATAAAATATGAAGAAAGACTTGTTATTTGTGTCAACGAAGAGGGAAAAAAGAAATGGCAGAGAGAGTTGTTGGTGTGGACTGCGAATAATATTTACAAACAAGATTTGCAAAAATTCGTTGTTAGAGATGGTAAATATTCTAGCGAAGTTAAAGATTTGTTAAGAAAGTGTGCAGATTGGATTACTGAAAAAGCTGAGAATAACATGCTTATAATAGTTCCATTCAAAAGATACAAAACTCAGAAATTCATAAAAGTTCTAAAGAAATATGCAAACCTTGGTGTTAAGTATTTCATTCTTGATACATATAAAGCCGATTCAGGTAGCCGTTCCGACAAGATGTGGTTAGATATGCAACAGAATATGGTTGATATTTACGATACTGTGAAGTGTAAAGAAGAGGGTGGTTTGGAAGTTCATGTAACTATTACATTCCAGTTGGCAAAATCTTCAGCACGTCAGAGATTTTATAGTCAAGATAATATTGGTATGGCAAAAAGTATTGTCGATCCTGCGAGTACATGTTTAATGCTTAGAGATGTATTTGAAGATGAATATACAGGCGAGAAAAATGCATTAAAGGTATATAGATTTGATGGGAAAAATAACAAGTCTAAGATACCTGTAAAACTGGACGAAGGTAAACATTATCAGCTTATTTTCATTTGTAAAAACCGTGAAGGTGCAGCAAGTAGCATACAGATTGTTTGTGAACATGATATGAGTAGAAATATCTTAAAAGAAGTCGGTTTTACATCTGTTCCAGTTGATTTTTAATTTGTGATGGAGGCGGTGAGCGTGTATTAATGCAGATGAACTAAAGGAATATATTATAGAGAATGATTGTATAGAACAGATTTTATTATCGTTGGAGTGCCATGGACTACACGAATATCCTACAGAGTGGAGAGCCGCCTTACCACAAGGCAATAATAAAACTGCTATATGTGTTAAAAAAGATACATTATCAGTAGCAATTAGAAGCTCAGAGAAAAATAAGCGTGGAGATATTTTTACATTGATTATGACAATTAAAGGATTTTCTTTTGGAAAAGCCAATAAATATCTCCATAATATTTTAGGATTGAAATACTCATATAGTAAAAACAATGACAAAGACGATAAGAAAGATCCATTAGCAATTTTTAAAAAAGTTAAGCGGCAGAGATACACAATAGATAAAGATATACCAGTATATGATGATTCGTGTATGAAAGAATATACGGATTTACCTTATATTGATTGGGTTCGTGAAGGTGTTATGCCGTTTGCTTGTAAAAGATTTAATATTGGATATTCATATGATAGAAAACGAATTGTTATTCCTGAACGAAAATGGGATGGGGATGATAATGAATATATAGGTATCAGTGGGAGAACTACTGTACCAAATTATGAGATGTTTGATATTCCGAAGTTTTTTAAGTTATCCAAAACATATCCAAAAGGAATAAATGTATATGGGTTAAATGAGAATTATCAAACAATTCAAGAGGCTGGTTATGCAGTCGTTTTGGAAGCGCAGAAATCGGTGCTTAAAAGGTATTCACGAAAAGATGGTACGGCTGTTGCAATAGGAAATTGTGAGCTTACAGAAGAACAAGTTAGGATACTGATTAGTTTAAATGTAGAAATTGTAGTGGCTTTAGATGAAGGAATTGATATAAACCATATTAGACAGGAATGTGATAAATTTTATCCTATTAGAAAAGTAAGTTACATATATGATCGTTGGGATTTGATTAAGAAAGGTAGCAAAGACAGTCCTGCTGATATGCCAAATAAAGTATACAGTTTCCTTCTCAAGCATCGTGTTTTATATGATGAGTCAGAAAGGAGAAAGTTAAGAGATTGGCAAGAAAAACATCCAAAGAATTAAATGAAATATGTAAGACACTTCACACTAATATATTATGGTCATGGTCAAGGTATCATTGTTACAAACAAGATAGATGGGAATATTTTTTGAAATACATCCTACACAAGAAAGAAGATAGAACAAATAGTATTTATTGTGTATCTGGTGGTAATGTACATGATATTATTGAGCAGCTATATACTGGCAAAATTAAATATGAGGATATGCCAAATTTATATGAAGATAGCTTATTTACAATGAATTGTGCAGAACTCAAATACAATCGCAGTGATTCTGATAAAAATGATGCAATAGCAAATAAATATGAAAATTGCATTAGACATTTCTTTAAAAATCATAATCTGATTACTTTTCCACATAAAGTTGAGCATTTTATTACAATTAAAATTTCTGATGATATTTATATGCAAGGATATATTGACATGCTTTATATCGAGTCATACAAAGACGAAAATGGTAATGAGAAAAAACGTGTACATATTGTAGATTGGAAAACATCTACACGTTATCAAGGCACAAAAATTGACGCTGAATGTGGTCAGTTGGTTATTTATGCTGAAGGTATTAGACAAGCATTAAATATTCCATTGGAAGATATTGTATGCGAATGGAATTTCTTAAAATATGTTACAGTTACCATTGAACAGAAAAATGGTAAGAAAAAAGATAGATATATAGAAAGAAATTCTATAGGCGAAAGTCTTATCAATACGGCAAAGATGTGGCTGAAAAATTTCGGATATGAAGATGATACTGAAAAATATATTGATGAAATGGTATTAAATAATAACATTGATTGTTTACCAGACGAAGTTAGAGACAAGTTTGAGATACATGATTGTTATGTGCAGATTCCATTAACAGAAGAGAAGATCAATGATCTAAAGACAGATATCATTAGCACTATTTCAGAAATCAACGAGAAAGAAAGAGAATATAAAGATAGTGAAGATGAAAATATCTTTTGGCAAGAGGTTACAGATGCAGATGCTTTTAGATTGGCAACCCTATCAGGATATTCAAGATCATTACATAAACCATATGATGAATATTTGAAGGCTCAGGAATTATTTAAGAGTGGAGAAGAAAACGAAACTGATAATGACGAGGAAGATTTATTGGCATTTGTAAATAGTTTATAAGAATATAGGTAGGTGAAAAATTGAGTAATTTAACAGTATTACATTTACATAGTATGGATTCTAACCCATATAGCGGTCTTGAAGTTGACTCAATTACACCTTTTCAAGCTTATATTGATAAAGCAAAAGAGGAAGGAATGAAAGCCATAGCTTTTACAGAGCATGGCGCAGTCCTTCATAATATTGCAAAAAGACAAGCTTGTGAAAAGGCTGGATTAAAATATATCAATGCAGAAGAATTTTATGTAACAGAAAAAATTGATATGGATAATTTACAAAGAGATAATTACCATTGTTGTTTATATGCAAAAAATTATGATGGAGCATTGGAATTAAATAAACTTTCATCAGATTCGTTTAACCGTAATGATGGGCATTTCTATTATAATCCGAGAATTACTTTAGAAGAACTCGAAAATACATCTGATAATATTCTGGTTTTAACAGCTTGCGTAGCAGGTATGTTATGTAAAGGCACTAAAGAGGTGCAAGAGAGATTTTTAAAATTTCTTATTAAAAATAAACACAGATGTTGGTTAGAAATACAACCTCATAATTTTGATGTTCAAATATATTACAATCAATATTTATATAGAATTTCACAGAAATATGGAATGAAACTAATTGCTACAAGTGATGTACATGCAATTGACAAAGATCATATGATGGGCAGAGCTGTAATGCAGAAATCCAAAAATGTAAATTTCCATGATGAAGATGCATGTGATTTATCATGGAAGTCTTATGGTGATATGGTTGCTGCATTTGAACTACAAAACGCATTGCCAAAATCAATATATCTTGATGCAATAGAGGAAACAAATAGATTTGCAGATGCTATTGAATCATATGAGTTGGATTATAGTAATAAATATCCAAGATTATATCCTGATGCTGAGAAAGAATTTAAGTCACGAATTGTAAATGGTGTAAAAGAACGAGGTATTAATAAACTACCTAATTATAAAACAGAATACATTCCAAGAATACAAGAGGAATTAGAGACTTATAAGCATAATGATGCAATTGATTTTATGTTGCTTGATTCAGATTATAAGAATTGGTTGCTAAAAAATAATATGCACTATGGATGTTCAAGAGGTTCTGTGTCTGGTAGTGAGATTGCATATTTGATTAAATGTACTGATGTTGATTCAGTTAAATATAAACTTAACTTCTCACGATTTATGAATCCTGAAAGAATGTCATTGGCTGATGTAGATACTGATATTTACGCAGAAGATAGATATAAAGTGCGTGAGTACCTATTTAATAAGGAAGGTTTGTATTGTTGCAATATTATTACTTTTAATACAATTCAGTTAAAAGCAGCGATAAAAGATGTCGGTAGAGCATATGGGATGACTCCTGATCAAACCCAAGAATTATCAAATATGGTAGAAACTGATGATAAAGGCAGGGATTATATGCCAGAAGAAATCAGAGAACAATATCCAGAAATGTTTAAATATATTGATATGGTAATCGGAACAATTACATCACTTGGCAGACATGCAGCAGGAATTGTTTGTAGTCCTACAGATATAAGATATGATTTTGGAACATTATCTATTACATCAGATCCACGTCCTGTAAGCCAAATAGACATGCACGAAATTGATTCTTTAAATTATGTAAAGTTAGATTTGTTAGGATTAAATGCTGTTGGATTAATTGATGGTGCTTGTAAACTTGCAGGTATAGACTATTTAACACCTGATAAGGTTAATTTCTCAGATGAAAATGTTATTAACTCAATAGCAAAAGATACTACATTGATATTTCAGTTTGAAAGTGGTTTTGCAAGTGATTCATTAAAAAGAACACTTAGTAAAGAAACCTTGGAGAATATTAAAGCACAGAATGATAACATCTCATATCTTGATGTCATGGCTATGGTCAGTGGTGCTATTAGACCAGCAGGTGAATCTTATAGAGAACAGTTATTCAATGGTATTTACAAAGATAATGGCAACGAAGCACTTAATAATTTCTTGAAACCTACGCTTGGTTATTTAGTATATCAGGAACAGATTATTGATTTCTTACATGACTTCTGTGGATTTACTATGGGACAAGCAGATATTGTCCGTAGACATTTTGCTAAAAAAACAGGTACTGAAGCAGATATACCTATTATTGAAAATGGTGGATATATGGTAGATATTCACGGTAATAAAGATGATAGATATATTCCAGGATTTATTGCAATTGCACAAGAGAAGTATGGAATGACAGAAGCTGAGGCAAAAGAAACTATAAAATCATTCTTGATAGTAATCGAAGATGCATCTAATTATTTATTTTCACGAAATCATTCCGTTCCATATAGTATGATAGGTCTATTTATTGGATGGTTAAGGTATTACCATAAGATTGAGCTATTAACATCAGCATTGAATGTTTATGTAGACAATAATGAAAAAATGTCAAATATCAAAGAATATATCAAATCACAGGGAATAGAAATCAAAGGAATAAAATTTGGCAAATCCAAAGCACAGTATTTTATGGATAAAAACGAAAATGCCATTTATCAAGGAATCTCTTCTATAAAATATTGTAATGATCAGATCGCAGACGAATTATATGAATTGTCTAAAAATCATTATGATAATTTTGTTGATTTACTTTCTGATATTATATCAAAAACATCTGTGGATGATAGACAATTACATATTCTTACAACACTAAATTTCTTTTCTGAGTTTGGCAAGAATAAATATTTACTATCAATTATTGATATGTACAATTTGTTAGGAAAATGCAAGACATTGAAAAAAGATAAAATTGCATCACTGAACATTAGAGAGGAAGATGTAAAAAAATGTGCAGAGAAAGAGACACCTAAACAGTATAGTAATGTTGATAAGGTCAAACTTGTAAAACTAATAATAGGTGGTTTGGAGAATAAAGCTTTATCAATAAAAGAACAGATTGTATATGAGCAAGAGTATCTTGGAAATATAATGTACAAAAATCCGAAAGCACCAAAAGATATGTATTATGTTCTTGAGTGTAAGTTCTATAAGGATAAAACAAAACCATACCTTATGCTTTATAACATGAGAGATGGTGAGTATCTTAAAACAAAAATCACTTCTGGAAAATCATTTATTGAATCCCCATTTATAGCAGGTAATGTCATCAATGTAAAAGAATTTGGTAAAAGAAATAAAATGAAGAAGGTTGGTGGCGATTGGATTAAAACAGATGAAAAAGAGAGAATAGTAAAGAAGTGGGACGTATATTAGAAGGAGATATAAAGTTGGATAAAATAATTGAGTTTAAATGTGTACCAGAAAGACCTGTATATAATTCTACTGACTTCAAAATATATGGCGTTTCTGTCAATTCATTTGAATATCCTGATGTACAGATTGGCAAATATGGCACAGCAACTATTAAAGGTAATATTTCAGAACTTAATCTTGGAGTTGACTACATTGTAAAAGCAAAGGAGGTATCCGATTCTCATGGAGTCGGATACGATGTAATCAATATTAAAAGAGAGAAACCTACTACATTAGCAGCAACAAGAAATTTCTTATATGAAATATTAACACCAAATCAAACGGATGTATTACTTGAAGCGTACCCTGATATTGTAGATAGAATTATGAATAACAGATTAGATGATATTGATTTGAATAAGACTAAAGGAATCAAGGATTATACATTCAATGTCATTAAAAATAAAGTTATAGAAAATTTCAAGTTAGCTGAGATTGTTGAAGAGTTCAGAGGTTTATTCAATCTTTCAACAGTAAAAAAGTTGTATGACAAATATACATCAGTAGATAAAATCAAGGAAGTTATCAGAGAAGAACCTTATCAATGTTTATGTAGACTTGGTGGAATTGGTTTTAAGACCGCCGATTCATTATTACTTACCCTTGATAAAGATGGCAAGGAATGTCAAAAAAATGGAAAGAAACCAGTATTGTTTTTTGGATTTGATTTGATTACATCATACCAAAGAGCAAAAGCATGTGTAGACTATTTACTTGATGAAAATGAGAACAATGGCAATACATATATGCATGTTGGTGATTTGAAGAAACAGTTTGATGTTTTAGTTCCAGAAGCAAAAAATAATTTGCCACTTATATTAAAAGGTGAGAATGATGTTATATTTGATAGAGAATTATTAAGTGTATGTAAAAAAGAAACATATGAAACAGAGAAATATATATCAGATAGGATTAAAGAAGGATTACAAATACATACTAAATGGGATTGTGATTGCTCTAAATTTCAAGAACTTGACGGATTCAAATTAACAGACAATCAGTGTAAAACTTCTCAATATATGTGTAAAAACAACATAGTTCTTTTAGTTGGTTATGGTGGTAGTGGTAAATCATCGAGTACACAAGCATTTGTAAATATGCTTAATGCATATAACAAAAGACACTTACTTTTAGCACCTACTGGTAGAGCTGCAAAGGTATTATCAGGATTTACAAATGAAAATGCCATGACAATCCATAGAGGTCTTATGTATATGCCACCTGCCGATTGGGGATTTAATGAAGAAAACAAATTACCATATGATGTAGTAATCGTAGATGAATTTTCTATGGTTGATATTTTCTTATTTAGAAGATTGCTTGAAGCTATTGATTTTGAAAAGACTAAATTACTTTTAATTGGTGATGATGCACAGATTCCTTCAGTTGGAGCTGGTAATGTGTTATATGACTTATTGAAATGTGAAAACATACCTACAATTACGCTTGATAAAGTATTCAGATATGGTAAAGGTGGTCTTTCAACAGTTGCTACAGATACAAGAACGGGAACGGAGTATTTAGATAAAACAAAAACTGGTATGCAAGTATTTGGAGAGGATAAGTCGTATATATTTATGCCGATTCTTCAGGACAAGCTTGTTGGATATACAGTGAAATTGTATCAAACATTATTATCTAAAGGATATACAGTAGATGATATCGCAGTTCTTTCCGGCTATAACGTTGGTGATTATGGAACAGTAGCATTAAATAAAAAGATACAGAATGCAGTTAATTCTAATCCAAAAGCAAAGATAACATTTGGAGATACAGAATTTAGACTAAATGATATTGTAATGAATTATGCAAATGATTACAAAGCAATTATTTATAACGAAGAATATATTGACGATAAGAATACAACATTCATTGCAAATGGTGAGTCTGGAAGAGTTGTAAAGATTATGAAAGATGCAATGGTAGTAGATTATGATGGAACATTGATTTACATACCAAAAAGTTCTATGAAAAATATTCGTTTGGCATATGCAATCAGCACACACAAGTCTCAGGGTGGTCAGTTTAAGGTTGTAGTCTTGATTACACCTAAAGCCCACACCTTCATGTTGAATTCCAATTTGTTATATGTAGGAGAAAGTAGAGCAAAAGAAAAATGTTATCACCTTGGAGAAATTAGAACAGTTAATAATGCACTTAAAAAGAAAGAAAATTTTGATAGAAAAACGATGTTACAAACATTTATGAAAGCAGAATAGGAGAATATATGAATAACAAGTCAAATATTTTTAATCCAATTTTAGATACAATTGTATCAGAAGATATTAGAAAATTTGCAGAAAGATGTATCGAAACAATCCCAAATTATTTTTGGGATGTGGGTGCATCAAGTACAGGAAAATATCATCCACAGTACGCTCTTGGTGATTTAGGATTGGCAAGACATACATGTGCGTTGGTTAGGTTTATGAATCACATTTTTGAGGTTGACTGTTTCGGTAAAAATTTCACACAAAGAGAGAAAGATTTAATGAGAGTTGCTGGCTTAATGCATGATTCAAGAAAGAGTGGAAACGATGATGATTTTTCTAAGAATAAGTATACCAAATTCGATCATCCATTACTTGCAGCCAATGTCATTCGTGAATTGAAAGGTAATGAATTACCTGATGATGAAATCGAGATGATTGCAACAACTATTGAGAGTCATATGGGACAGTGGAATATAGATAAAAGAAGTTCTATTACATTACCATTGCCTAAGAATAAATATCAAACGGTACTTCATTTATCAGATTATCTTGCAAGCAGAAAAGATATTGAAGTCCTCTTTGATGGTTTTGAAACTCCAAAGCAGGAAGTACCAAAGTTAGAGGAATATGTATTGAATTTTGGAAAACATAACGGCGAGCGTTTAGTTGATGTTGCACAGTCTGATCCTGGTTATATCAGTTGGGCGAAAAAGAATATGACTAAAGAGCCTGTAAGAAGTTTATTAGCTCAATTATAAAGAGTAAATGTTAAAAATATGAAAAAGTGGCAAAATTGAGATTTTGAAGTCTCGGAAACCGCATAAATAGGGCGTTTCCGAGGTCGAAAAATCCTTTGAAACCGTTCTTTCTTTTGATTCGTAAAAATGACAAAATAATCATAATGTTAAGAGGTTGAAGTTGATGGACAATAGAGCGATTACTAAATATAAACTTCTGATTAAAGTTTGTGATCAAAAAGAATGTGCCAAGTACAATCCATTCGGATTATGTTATGTAGATGACTGTATGAGTTGTCCAAATTCAAGAGTAAAAATTACTCGTGAAGATGGAGTTGTTATGCGTGATGATTTTAAAAACAATAAAAATACTGCCAAAGAAGATAAAATATGGTCTTATAGAAGAATGCTCGAAAGAGATGGTGTTGGACTTTTTGAAGAAATGTATGATGATATTAAATTTTCAAAATTACAAAAATGGTATTTAAAGAAACTATTAAATAAGACAAAGAAAGAAATTAAGTGAAAAAATAATAACAACTTAGATGAAGCTTCTGCTTCATATTAAAAAAGAGAATAAATAAATGTGGTGGTGGAATATGTAGACACGAAATATCCGTTATGTAGCGAGAAATGTACTTAAGTGTACGACTGAACAATGCGCTTGGCTGTTAACCAAGAGTACGGAAGTTCTTTTCCCATGGCGGTCACGTTAATAATACCTCTGTTTGTACAGTAATGTATATGTAGGGTGAAAATCCCTACCCACATATTATTAAATATAACGACAGTTTCTTTGGAAGAAAGGAAGGAAATTATGAACACAATTGTTGTAAATTTGTTTGGCGAACCATCGGTAGGTAAAAGCACCTGTGCTATGGATATTGCAGCAAGATTAAAAAGAAACGGAATTAATGCTGAATATGTTTCAGAATTTGCCAAAGATAAAGTCTATGAAAATAATGATGAGGTATTTAAACACCAAGAATATCTTTTTGGTAAACAGTCATTCAAGATGGGAAGAGTCAAAGGAAAAGTACAAGTAATAGTAGTTGATTCCCCATTAATCTTAGGTGCTATATATAACAGAGATGAAGTATTAGGAGAAGATTTTAACAAGACTGTGTTAAATGTATTCAATTCATATAATAATAGAAATTATTTACTCACAAGACACCATTCTTATGAAAACGAAGGAAGATTCCAGAATGAAGACGAAGCAAAAGAAGTGAGAAAAGAAATTATTGATAAGTTAAATCAGTACAATATTAAATATGAAGAGATTGCTTCTACAGAATCAAATTGTGAATACATAGTGGAAGAAGTTATGGAGGAAATTAGAAATGAACAGTAAAGGACATTTATTTATTAGTTTAGGAAAATCAGCAATCAGAGTAATTGGTGGAATTGTAACATTAGTGAACGGTTCGATTATTCCATTAGCAGTAGGAATTATTGTTGCTGAAGTTGGTGGAGTGTTAGAAGAATTGGTTGATGAGAGATAGGTTAAAAAGCGATAGTTTCTTGTGAAAATTAAGGAGGCAAAAATGAACAGAATAACTATTAATGGTAAAACAATCACATGTTCAGGAGCTAATGTTGTCATCAACAATGGAAAGGTTATTGTAGATGGTAAAACAATTCAAGAGTGTAATAGTGGTGATATTAAAGTCGTCATCGAAGGAGATGTCAACAAAATTGATTGTGGTGGATCAGTAGAAGTTCATGGCAATTCAGGAAGTATTGATTGCGGTGGTAGTTGTGAAGTCAGTGGAGATGTCAAAGGAGATATAGATGCAGGTGGCTCTGTAACTTGTGGTAACGTATTAGGTGATATAGATGCTGGTGGAAGTGTGAGATGTAGAAGATAAGGAGAATAACATAATGTATAACAAATTAACAGACAAACAGTATAACATTGCCATTGGTATTATCTTACTTTGGGGATTTTTAGTGAATACAATAATGTGTGTATTTTTTCAAGACACATTTTGCAACTTAAATCCAACAATGGTATTAATTGGCTACTTTGTAGTTGCATTAGCAGGTATTGGTATGAGTGAGTTTTCAGACAACCCAATTGTGAGTTTTATAGGATATAACTTAGTTGTATTGCCAGTTGGTGTAGTTTTAAGTATTTGCTTAAAGGATTATTATATGTCATCCATTGTACAAGCTTTTATTTTGACTACTTTGATTACCATTGTGCTTATCATTGTATCAAGTATTAAACCAGAAATATTTCTATCAATGGGAAAAACATTATTTATTTGTTTATCAGCAGTTATAGTAATTGAATTTATTATGATTTTATTTGGTAATGTACCTAAATGGTGGGATTGGATTGTCGCATTGTTATTCTGCGGATATATTGGATATGATTGGGCAGAAGCACAAAATAATGCAAAAACTTTAGATAATGCTATAGATAGTGCAGTTGCTTTATATCTTGATATCATCAATTTGTTTTTAAGACTGTTAGGAAGCAGTAAAGATGATGATTAAAAGTAGCAGGAAACCATTATTTCATGTGGATATTAGGAGGTAGATAATGAAAGCAATTTTACAGTATACGGATTGTATGCGTGACGATAAGAATGTTTTTGGAGTATTAGCTTTGAACAATGTAGAAGTAATTAAAACGAAACAGGGAATGTCTATTTATCCACTTGTTACAATTAGAGTCAAAGATACAGATACACTCAACAAAATTCTAAAACAACTAAATGAAAAATCGCATTACGGGGTTAGGATTGCAAAAGTGAAATCAGATAAATCATTTATTGAGAGATTGAAGATGTTATTTGAATAAATTCATAGGAAACTAAACTTTCATTAGAATAGTGGTGATTGAAATGAAGAAAATATTAAAATCAATAATGCTTACATTGTTATGGTTTCTGCTAATTACAATGGTTTGTATTGCTGTTAGAGGAATTGTTTACATACTCGGCTTATTAATTGGAGAAACCATGGCAGTGTTATTGATAACTATATTGTTACTAATATTCATAGCAATATTTATTTATAAAGAATTTTTATAGGAGGATTAAATGGGAACAATTACAATTTTACCAGAAACAACAAAGAATCCTATTACACTAATGGGAATGAGGGCTGGCACATGTTGGAATGCCAATATAACAGATAACGAGAAAAATTATAAGCGTGGTCTTGACTGTATTAAATCTGGACATGGACGAGTTATGGAATTTGTAAATGTGGAAATGATTATTGATGGATATTCAGCGAAGGTTTTGAGGGAATATTACACTCATATAGGTGGTTCACCTTCTCGTTTACAGGCGAGTACAAGGTATATCAATTATTCTAAAGGAAGTGGATTTACTTATGTGACCCCAAAATCTATAGAAAAAAACGAAGCAAAAACTGTATGGGATGCATGGATGCATACTTTAAATGATGCAATTAAAACTCTTATAGCAGAATACGATGTTCCAGTTGAAGATGCAACTATGTTACTTCCATTGGCTTACTCTTCTAAAATGGTGGACAAGCGAAATCTTAGAAATCTTGTTGATATGAGCAGACAACGTATGTGTAGTAGAGCATATTGGGAATATAGAGAGCTTTTCAATGATATTTGCAATGCATTGAGAGAATATTCAGATGAATGGAAGTGGATTGTAGATAATCTTTTCCATGCAAAATGTGATGAAGTTGGATATTGTACAGAAAGTAAGTCTTGTAGCAGAAAGCCAAAGAGACAGTAAATGTTCATTTTATAAGAATTAGAAAGGAGAACAATGAATAGAAATCAGATAGTTGATAGAGTCAATGAACTCAACAAGGCATCAGAAGCTTATTATAATACTGGGCAGACTATTATGAGTGATGCTGAGTTTGATAATAAACTTGAAGAACTCAAACAATGGGAAAAAGAAACTGATATTGTATTATCTAACAGTCCAACACATAACGTTGGTTCAACAGTATTAGACAATATAAAAGAAGTTACTCATAAAACACCAATGCTTTCACTTGAAAAGTGCCACAGCACAGAAGAGATTATTAAATTTGCAAATAATCATAATCTTGTGGCTTCTGTAAAGCTCGATGGTTTAACTGTACGTCTTACTTATAGAGATGGTAATTTAGTTTTAGCAGAATCAAGAGGAAATGGTGTAGTTGGATCTGATGTGACAGAACACGTTAAACAGTTTACTAATGTTCCATTACATATTAATAAGGAAGGAACTTATATAATTGATGGTGAAGCATTAATTAAATTAGATGATTTTGTAGAGATTAACAAAAACGGAGAATATAAGAATAGCCGTAATTTAGCAGCAGGTACATTATCAAATCTTAATACATCAGTAGTAAAAGATAGAAAGCTATCTTGGTATGCTTGGGAAGTCGTAGAAGGTGCTAAAGAGAGCAAGTCATTTACATTTTCACTTATAGAAGCAGAAGAATTGGGATTAGATGTTGTTCCTAATGCTAATCTAGGATATTCGGAAATGGATATAGAAGAAGTTATTGAGTATTGTTTTGATAAAGCAAAAGAATATAATCTTCCTCAAGATGGCGTGGTATTTAAGTTTGATGATGTTGAATATGGAAAATCTCTTGGAAATACAAATCATCATTTTAGAAATGGTATTGCCTATAAAGTGTTTAATGATTCAGTAGAAACAATATTAAAAGATATTGAATGGAGTTGTGGTAAGACTGGAATTTTAACACCTGTAGCAATTTTCAATACGGTAGACATTGATGGTAGTGAAGTAAGTCGTGCATCACTTCATAATGTTTCTGTAATGAATGAGATTCTTGGAAGAAGTTGGAAAGGTCAGAAGATCGGCGTTTATAAAGCCAATATGATTATTCCTGCTATAAGGTGGGCAGAGCAATTTGATTCAAGCAAGTTTGACGATTTAGTTTTAGATGTGTCATATATCAATATTCCAGATAAATGCCCTATATGTGGTCAGCCTACTAAGATAGTAAAAGACAATAACTCGGAATTACTTGTATGTACCAATGATAATTGTAAGGGCAAGCTTCTTGGTAAGCTTATACATGCGGCTAGTAAGAATGCACTCAACATTGATGGTCTTTCAGAATCTACCATTGAGAAATTCATTAATATTGGTTGGTTAAATTCCATTAAGGATATTTATTACTTGTCAGCCCATGAAAATGAGATGAAAACTTTGGACGGATTCGGTAAGAAATCAGTAGATAAGCTTCTTGCCTCTATTGAAGAGTCTCGTAATACAAATCTTCAGCGTTTCCTTTATAGTTTATCAATCTCATTACTTGGCAAGTCAGTAAGTATGATGATAGCAGAAGCAGTAGATTATGATTTTAATATATTCATTGATGAAATGACAATTAAAGGTGCAGAATACTTTAGACATTTGCCTGGTGTTGGAGATGCAGTAATAAGTTCTTTAAATACTTATTGGAAGAATCATTACTCAGATATACTTCAATTAGCGAATGAATTTACATTTGAAAAATCTAATATAGTCTTAGATGAAATCCCAAATACATTACAAGGTAAAACATTTGTTGTAACTGGCTCAGTACATCATTATAAAAATCGTGATGAATTAAAAGCCGATATAGTTGCTCATGGCGGTACAGTCGTAGGTTCTGTAAGTTCTAAAACATCTTATCTTATTAACAATGATATAAATTCAACTTCATCTAAAAATCAGAAAGCAAAATCACTTAATATTCCAATTATATCAGAAGAACAGTTCCTTTCTATGATCTAATAAATTTTTCATTATAGAAGGGAGGTGACAAAGAAACGTGAATTATATAAACGCAGGTAAACTAAGAAGTTTTCTTGAAAACGTGCCTTCTGATTCTTATGTGGCAGTAGGTACAAGAGAGAATAATGAAATAGAAGAAATTAGACAAGAATCTGGCATTGTTGATATGAATATAAAATCTGTCGGATTTGATACTAATGGTTCTAATGAAGTATATATCAAATTATATACAAACAAATATGATGGAAGTGGGTGTTTAAGATTTACAAGATAAGCAATATGGCTATATCTCTCGTATTAGCAAGCACGCTTGTCGCCCCTTTGAGGGCAGAAAACATACAAGCTATAACTGCTAATGCAGCACAGATTAACTATTATGAATCGCATTTTTATGTAAAAACCAGAGAAAAAAAGCTTCAACGACAACTAGAAATGAATAAATGCCAAAAAAATATAGCAACAGAGAATAAAGAGGATGATGATACAACTCCTGTCATTATAGAAGAAACTTATTATATTGATATGGATGTACCAGGAAGTAAACCATTCAAATCATATATGGATGCTAAAATGATAACAAGTAGAAATTCAGCACAATACAAACTTAAATCTGAGTATGAACTTGATGATACTGGTATCTATATAATTGATGGTAGATACGCTTGTGCAGTTGGTTCTTATTACACAACTGAAATTGGAACTAAATTTGATGTTGTTATGAAATCAGGCGAAGTGATTCCTTGTATCCTTGCTGATTGTAAAGCGGATGAACATACCGATAATTTAGGGCAGTATACTATAAGTAATGATTCTATTGTAGAGTTTATTGTTCATAGTCCTACTTTAATCCCTAATATTTCTAATCGTTGGGGTAATACGGGCGATGTATCAACATTGGGCGGTGCATTTGAAGGTGAAATATCTTATATAAGAGTTTATTTTGATTAGGAGAAAATATTATGTTAGAAACAACAGCAGTTGTAAAATTTGGTACTATTCAAAGAGTTAAAGATTTTGTAGAAATAGTATCGAAATATGATGAAGAAATCACAATTAAGACACATAGATATGAAGTTAATGCTAAATCAATTATGGCTATATTTTCACTAAACTTACTAGAATTAGTTAATGTGTGTTTATATTGTGATGATGGTACTGTAACAAATAGATTTGTTAATGACATGAAAGGATTTGCATGATTGTATTAGTGGGGAAAAGTTGTTCGGGCAAGGATAGTGTAGCAAAGATACTATTATCTATGGGTTATCACAAGATTGTTACATATACAACAAGACCAAAGCGTGATAATGAAAGAGATGGCTTTGACTATAATTTTGTAGATAAAACAACATTTATGAATATGGCATATCGAATGGAATTTGCTGAATATAGAGCGTATATTACTGAAAACGGCGTTTGGTATTATGGCAGTAAGATTAGTGATTATACGGACTATAGATATAATAAGAAAGTTATTATTCTTACACTTGAAGGTCTTAAGAGTGTAAGAAGGTTATGTCCTAACATGCCAATCACAGCAATTTATCTTGATGTAAGCAATAGAGAACTCAAGAGAAGAATGATTAATAGAGCAAATATTTCTGGCGAAGACATTAAGGAAGTCAAGAGAAGATATAAAGCTGATAAGAAAGACTTTAAGAAGGTTAAAAAATTTGTAGACTATGTTGTATGTAATCAGAATAAAGATGCTTTGGAAACAGCTTTAATCTGTAAGGAGTTAGATGAGATCAAAGAGTACAATAGAAAAAATAAAAGATAGGATATATTGTGGCAATAGAAAATGCCCTTATATAGAGTGCGTAAGACATAATAAGAATACTCCGTTTAATATACAGTTCTTAAGAGAGAATTATATATTAGACAAGAACGGTGAATGTTCTTATAAGTTATTAGATTGGAGGTAATTATGGAAGATTGTATTGATATGGATAACATCACTTGGGTTGATTGTGTCGAATTATATGAATACAAGAATACAAGAGTAATTATTAACGATGGTAAGATTATTGGATTTGAGGAGGAATAGGTATTGAAGGTAATTAAAAGAGATTGTACAGAAGTCGATTTTGACAAAACAAAAATCTCTAACGCAATTCTCAAGGCAATGAAAAATGGTTCAGGTATTGTAAAGCCTAAGATTGCTGAAGATATTGCTAATGAGATTGAAGAAGAATGCAAGAACAAAGATGAGGTAAGTATCTCTGATATTGAATCAATGGTATATGATAAGTTGATTACTAAAAAACAGAGACTTACCGCAAAAGCATATGAAGGATATAGGAGTATTCGTGAATTTCAGAGAGAAAACGAGAATACAACAGATGAAGAAATTGATGAATTATTAGATGGTGAAAGTGAATACTGGAATACTGAAAACTCCAACAAGAATTCAAAAGTATTAAATACTCAGCGTGATTATATGGCAGGAATTGTAAGTAAGGATATTTCTCGCAGATTTTTACTTCCACCAGAAGTTGTACAAGCACACGATGAAGGAATTATTCATTTTCATGATATTGATTATTTTGGTATGAATGCGATGAGCAACTGTTCATTAATTAATCTTGAAGATATGTTACAGAATGGTACTTGTATTAATAAAGTAATGATTGAGAAACCACATAGATTTATTACTGCTTGTACAATCGCCACTCAGATTATTCTTGGTGTTACATCACTTCAGTATGGAGGGGCTACAATTACTCTTACACATTTAGCACCATTTGTAAGAGATAGTTACAACAAATACTATGAGAAATATAAGTCATGGGGATTTTCTGATGAAGATTGTAAGAGATATGCAGAATCTGATACTAAAAAAGAAGTAGCAGATGGTGTTCAGACTTTTAACTATCAGTGCAATTCTATGTCTAACTCAAATGGGCAGTCTCCTTTTTTGAGTGTATTCATGTATCTTGGAGAGACTACAGAGTATAAGAAAGAACTCGCAATGATTATTGAAGAGTTTCTTAATCAGAGATTACTTGGTCTTAAAAATGAAGTTGGCGTATATGTCACACAGGCATTTCCAAAACTTCTCTATGTCTTAGAAGAAGATAATATTCATGAAAATTCCCCTTATTGGTATTTAACAAAACTTGCAGCTAAGTGTACTGCAAAAAGAATGAACCCTGATTATATTTCAGAGAAGATTATGAAGAAATATAAAGAAGGTAACTGTTTTCCATGTATGGGCTGCCGTAGTTTTCTTTCACCTTATAAAGATGAGAATGATAAGCCTAAATTCTACGGAAGATTCAATCAAGGTGTTGTAACATTGAATCTTGTTGATGTAGCGTTATCATCTGAAGGCGATTATGAAAAGTTTTGGGATTTGATGGAACAGAGAACAGAATTATGTCATAAAGCATTACTTTGCAGGCATAAACGATTAGAAGGAACATTATCTGATGTCGCACCTATATTATGGCAGTATGGAGCATTTGCAAGACTTAAAAAAGGTGAAAAGATTGATAAGTTGCTTCATAATGGATACGCAAGTATTTCTCTTGGATATGCAGGTTTATATGAATGTGTAAAATATATGACTGGTAAATCACATATTGATTCACAGGAAGGTCATGATTTTGGCATTAAAATAATGCAGTTTATGAACGATAAATGTGACCAGTGGAATAAAGAACATTATATTGGATTTTCAATTTACGGATCTCCAATCGAAAACACAACGTATAAATTTGCGAAGTGTCTACAGAAACGCTTTGGAATTATTAAAGGTATTACAGATAGAAATTATATCACAAACAGTTATCATACATTTGTAAAAGAACCAATTAATGCATTTGATAAACTTGCTAAAGAATCAGAATTTCAGGCGTTATCACTTGGAGGTGCAATATCTTATGTTGAAACAGATGGATTGGTAAATAATGTAGATGCTATTTTGGAAATGAACAAATTCATCTACGACCATATCATGTATGCAGAAGAAAATACAAAGTCTGATTACTGTCAGGTTTGTGGTTACGACGGTGAAATCAAAATTATTGATGAATGTGGCGAACTTATTTGGGAATGCCCAAATTGCCACAATAGAGATAAAGACAAGATGAATGTAGCTAGAAGGACTTGCGGATATATTGGAACTAATTACTGGGGAAAAGGACGTACTCAGGAAATTAAGGAGAGATATGTTCATACGACAGATATTGCGGAGGATTTATAATGAGATACGCACAGATTAGATCTATGGATATTTCTAATGGAGAGGGAGTAGGAGTCTCCCTCTTCGTCCAAGGTTGTCCATTTCACTGTAAAAACTGTTTTAATTCTGATACATGGGATTTTAATGGTGGTAAAGAATGGACAGAAGAAATAAAAGATAGATTTATGAAATTAATTGATAGACCATATATTAAACGAATATCATTTCTTGGTGGTGAGTGTTTAGCAGAACAGAACCTTGATGAAGTCCTCAAATTAGTCCAAGAAATCCGTATTTCATTTCCTAAGAAATCTATTTGGTTATATACGGGATATGAATTATCAGAGATTATAAAGCAAGAACAATACGAGAAAGTTAGTGGAATACCTAGTGTTTGGTCAAAACGATGGAAGATAATTTCTAATATAGATGTGCTTGTTGACGGAGAATATATAGATGAGCAGAAAGACCTTACATTGAAATGGCGAGGCAGCAAGAACCAAAACTGTATTGATGTAAAGAAATCTCTCGCTCAGAATAAAATGGTTTTATATTGTGATTAGGAGGAATTATTTATGTCTTATGTAGATATTGCAAATGAAGAATCATCTGGTGTTCAGATTGATGGTGAAGACTATTATGTTGCGTTGCGTAACCTTGAAAACAAGTATGGGTATGATGAAGATATTGCAGCAATAATTAGAATGTGTAACCAATGGGAAAATAGCTTTCACAAAATGGAAGGACGTTGTAATGAAATTATTAGTGCAACAACTTTATATGAAGCACAAATTAAATCTATATTAGAAAAAATAGAGGATAAATAAAATGAACTTATGGACAACAATTCTAGCAATAATTATAGGACTTATAATAAGTCATTTTATAACGCTAATAAATAAAAGGAAGAATAACAATGACTAAAGAAGATGTAAGGAAGGGCATGGTTTTATACTATGCCCGAATATTAAAAGCTGTAGGCATATACGAAGTAAGTGAGTTGCTTATAAGAACAGTAGAAGATGATTATTTTGTTGGTGTTGATAAGCGTGATAAACATGTATATTTATTTTCATATAATAATCTTAACCAATTAATATTTAACGATAGACAAAAATGTTTAGATACTGTATTAGACAGTGAAAAGAATGCACCTAAAATAAGTAGCGAAAAAGAATATGAAGAATATTAGTAAGGCACAATGATAAAATGATATATGAAATTAAAGATTTAACTAAAATAACAACTTATAGCACTTTGGCTAAAGAGTTAAATGAAACCAATGAAGCATTTTATGAATATGTATCTGATTATATTTTTTCAAAGATAGTAAACTCTCAGATGTCGCATAATTTGTTTAAATATGAACGATTTATTCAATTTTTAAAAAGAAGATATTTTAATGATTGTGACAATACAGAATTAATATATACAATTGGACTATGTGTTTCGACAATTGAAATTTGTAAACATCAATATAATCATTTATACAATGAATACAACACAAATAATATAATAAAAGAGTTATTGCAAGATGATAATAAGAAGAAAATAATTCTAAAAATATATAATAACCCTGACATACATTTAATAAAATTAATTAATGATCTTGATATTACGCTTGAAAATGAATCATCCGAAAAACACACATTAATAATAGAACACATTAATACATTAATAGATTTAGGTATGATAATAAATTATAACAAAATTTTATCTGCATCTCCCATATTAGTGCGATATATACAGAATAATAAAGTAAAGGAGTGATTAAGTACGGCAAATTACCTATATGATAAATTTAAAGGAAAATATAGAATACGTGCTCCAATTAATCAAATAACAAATGATTTTAATAGAAAGCTCAATGGCACATTAGAAGATATAGATTGTTACATAGATTGCCAGTTTGGTAATAAAGTATTCTATTATGGACACAACATTTTACAAGCATATATTCCTTCTCTTGGAAGAGGACATAACATTCTTAAAAATCTTGAAGAAACGGACAAATCTTTGATATTTGACATTGAAGAAACGGACGCTGAAATTCTGTTTAAATTCAAATTCATCAACTCTGACAAAATTATCCCATTGTTAAAACCTAAAACAAGTGGTTCTCAGACAAGCCCTTTTTCGCCTAAAAATCTCCCAAAATCTAATTTTAAAATCCCAGATGATAAATTGACACAGTATAAACAAATCGTGTCTAAAATTCCTCCTGAGAAGCTTTTAACCCTAAGTAGAATAACCAATTCATTCTTGCAAACTTTAGTTACAAAAAAGAACACTTGGGAGAATATTAAATCAGATATGAGATTAAAATGCCTTAAAGGTAAAGAATATATTTACTGCATTGGTAAGTGGAACGAGTATCTTGTATATCTTAAAAATAACATTAAAAATATGTAGACAATTAAGGAGTAAATTATGTACGAAGTAAGAAAACATGTAACTGATAAGAAACTTAAAGACTATGGCTTTAGATTCAAGTCGGACGGAGATTATACATATAGAACTGTTATATATCAGGACGGGAAAAGACCTGTAATATTCCTGACATTCTATATTAATCTCGAAGAGAGAGCATTTAACAGCAGAGTATCTGATACCACAGGCACATATTATCCTTATTATGATGATAGTCGTCAAGGTGATACTTTGTATAAGATACTTAAGAATTGTGTTGAAAAGGAAACAAGAAAATTAGTAAAGGCAGGTATTATAAAGATGATAAGTATAGAAAACATAAAAGGTACAGTAGTTAATAGCACAACAATTAAGCTTAAGAAACTTAGAGATAATGTACAGATTCCAACAAGAGGAAGTGAATATGCGGCAGGATATGATTTATATGCAGCTATTACATCACCTATAATAATAACACCTCACACTACAGTTAAAATTGGCACAGGTGTAGCAGTTGAAATTCCTAATGGTTATTTTGGTGCAGTTTTTGCAAGAAGTGGATTAGCAACTAAGGAGGGATTAAGACCTGCTAATGCGGTTGGCGTGTGCGATTCAGATTACAGAGGAGAATATATAGTTGCATTACATAATGACTCAGATACCCCTAGAACTGTTACTCCAGGAGAAAGAATAGCTCAGTTGGTTATAATGCCTTATCTTCAAGTTGATTTTGAAGAAGTTAATGAGTTGTCTGATACTGTAAGAGGTGAAGGTGGCTTTGGCTCAACAGGAGTTTAAAATATATGGAAGATAAAATTTTATTATCAATAAAAGAGGCTTCGAATTTATTTGGAATTGGGCAACATAGATTAAGAGATATAATTGAAGAAGATTATGAATGTAAATATCATTTAATGCTTGGGCGTACAATTAAAATTAAACGAAAACAATTTGAAGATTTTTTAAATAAAGCTGAACAAATATAAATCGACATAAGTGCCTTAAATGTGGTATAATTTATATATACGCATTCGAGGCACTTTTATTAAATGGAGGCTGAAGAATGGCAAATAAGACAACATTAGAAAAGAACAAGCCTGCAAGAAAAACACTAAGACCCAATGAATATTACAATCCAAAGACAAAAAGGTATGAATACCACTACAAAGATTGTTTCGGAAAAGAAAGGGTTATTAGTTCATACAGGCTTGAAATGACAGATCAACTGCCGAAAGGTAAAAGATCATCAAAAAGTTTACGTGAGAAGGAGGCTGAGTTAAACACATATCTCAAGAATGATATTGATATTGATGGTGCTAAACTCACATTATTAGAAGTAGTGGATAGATACCTTAATTCTCTATATAATAAAAAAAACTTAGCACACAATACCAAACTTGGTTACAATGTAACAGTAAACACGTTGAAGCAATATAAACTAGGTTATATGGAAATTGGCAAGATCAGACCAGAACATTGTGAAGAATGGCTTACTGATATGAAGAAAAAGTATAGAGGTTCATCCATTCAATCACAGATTAGCCTAATTAAGCGAACATTTGAATATGCTTTAGATTATGATTATGTGGCAAAGAATCCATTCAGACGCATTACTACAGACAGGAGTGACAGTAAGAAGATGGAAGCTCTATCTGTAGAAGATATGAGCAGATTTCTGTATTTCTGTTCAAGGGATGCACATTGCGCACATTGCTATGATATGTTATATGTGTTGTTTTGGAGTGGGGTAAGAGCGTCAGAATTATGTGGACTTACACTTGACAATATTGATATGGATAATCGAATGATAGTAGTTAACAAACAATTACAATGTATCAATCATACTCATGTAGTATTGCCTACAAAAACATCAAATGGTGAAAGAACTATTCCCATGACAGATGGTGTGTATGAAAGTTTTCAGCGTATTATTAAAAATCGCTATTTGAAGGGTGACATAGAACCTGTATGTTATGATCAACGTGGTAAGGCATATAAAGGATTTGTATTTCTTGCAACAAGAAGTAGAAAAACAATTGTAAGAAGTCACGTTGAAGAATACCTACAGAACTGTATCAAAAGATTCAACAATGCAAACCCAGATAATCCAATCAGAAAATTTGAACCACATATTTGCAGACATACATTTGCTACGAATATGCAATATTTACCACCTAAAACGCTTCAATATATATTAGGACATGGTAATATAGTCACAACAATGAATAACTACGTTGATGTTAAACCGGGAACAGAACAGCTCATGCAAATTAATGCTGTAGAAAAGCAACTAACAACTAATTAG